CACTTCAGGTACTTCGGGATCTAGTGGATCTTCAGGTTCTAGCGGAAGTTCAGGAACATCAGGAACATCTGGATCGAGTGGTTCATCAGGGTCTAGTGGAAGTTCTGGAACATCAGGAACATCTGGATCGAGTGGTTCATCAGGGTCTAGTGGAAGTTCTGGAACATCAGGTACTTCTGGATCTAGTGGATCTTCAGGTTCTAGCGGAAGTTCAGGTACGTCGGGTACTTCAGGTTCAAGTGGTTCATCAGGGTCTAGTGGAAGTTCAGGAACATCAGGAACATCAGGATCGAGTGGAAGCTCAGGATCTAGTGGTTCTTCAGGAACCAACGGTACGTCGGGTACTTCAGGTTCTTCAGGATCTAGTGGAAGTTCAGGAACATCTGGCACAAGTGGAAGTTCAGGTTCAAGTGGTTCTTCAGGATCTAGTGGAAGCTCAGGAACATCAGGATCTAGTGGAAGCTCAGGATCTAGTGGTTCATCTGGACTTGGAACGATCAACAATAATACAAACAACTTTGTATTAACCGCTACAGGTACTGCGGGAACCATAAATGGTGAAGCTAATTTCACTTTCGATGGAACCACTGCATACATCAACGGAGCACTTGGTGTTGGAACTAATACTCCTACAACAGTCGGATTAATTAGAGCTACAAATGATGTTGTTGCGTTCTATGGTTCAGATAGAAGATTGAAAGAGAATATCAAACCGATAAACAACTCAATCGAGAAAATCAAACAAATCGGAGGATACGAATATGATTGGATTCCAATGGAAGGTATTCACGAAAATGAAGGTCATGATGTCGGTGTAATTGCTCAAGAAATTGAAAAAATCTTACCTGAAATTGTTACAAGGAGAGAAAATGGGTATTTGGCTGTCAAGTATGAAAGAATTGTAGCTCTTCTGATTGAATGTGTTAAAGACCAACAAAATCAAATCGACGAGTTGAAGAATAAATTGGATAATATACAATAATACAGATTCACCCCCCGAACATATTTATTTATAAAAAAAACTAAATAAATTTTGTTCGGGGGTCTATAAGTTAATTATATAAAATGGGCTACACACCAAATACAGGACAGGAAATTTCTATAGGATGCGTATATACAGCTTTTGGATTGACACCAATACCTGGATCTAACATAGGATTGAATTCAACTTTGGGTGTTAACCGCCAACCACCTCAAGCCCTTGGTGTAACCGCTATTTCTGCAGGTGCTGTAACCACCCTTTCATCTGATATGGGAGGTTTGGATACTCCACAAAATTACTGTAATAGTTTGGTTTTATTCACTAGTAATGTTTCAAATGCGGGATACGCGACATCAAACAACGCTTGTAGTGCGACCACAAGTTTCAATTTGGCAGTTTATTTCAGTACTGCTACCGCAGATTGGGCAGCTGCTAATGGAAAAACTGTGTACACAAATTCACAACTTACGACTGTATTTAATGGAAATAGTGAGTATTATAAATCTGATGGTACGAGTACCTCAGTTTACTCCCCTCAAATTAATTCATCAGGTGTAGTAATCGGTGTGACCACATGTCCTCTATAATAGATGATTTAATATTCCCATAGATAATATTTAGATATAGTATTTTTTCATTTATATTTTTACTATCTGAATATTCATCATATGAAAAATAATTACAAGAAATTTTTGTCAGAGTATGAACTCAAAAATATTACTTGGGTTGGTATTGAGTTTGACAAAGAAAAATTAATCAAATTTTTGGATAGATATGATGAGTTAAAAAGACTAACAAGTACTAATGATGTTAAAGAAGAAATTAGTATTATGGATAGAATTTTGGAAAAACATAATGTCGAAAATCTACAAAAATTATTGAGTAATGATTTCGAGTATTGTCGATGGGCGACGATAGAAAACCTTTCAAGGAAAGCATCTGTTGAAATACTTTTGGATGGGAAATACTCCAAAGAAACATTCACAACTATTAGTAATTTACCTGTAGTCGATTTCAAGCTTGTTATGAATAGAACAAAAGAACTCATTAGAAATATTAATGAGGCTGCAAATGAAGCTGAAATGGATATGTCAAAAATACCTGGTGTAAAATGAGTGTTTTTAAGAGTACAATATGGGATGGTACTTCAACTTCTGTATCAATATTAGTCCCTACAAGAGATACGGTTTATTCTCATTTTTCATACTCCTTAACTAATTTAATGAAAACATCAACTCAAATGGGTTTAGATGTTCATTTATTTTTTAATGCATCAACAATTCTTATAAATCAAAGAGAACAACTTATTGACCAAGCTATCCAAATCAAGTCTGATTGGGTGTTGTGGTTAGATAGTGATATGGTATTTCCATCCACAACATTACTTAGGCTGTTATCACATAATCAAAACATCGTTGCTTGTAATTACATGAAACGGTCGAACCCTATGAAATCAGTTGCGTTCATGGATATAACGGATTGGGAAAGTTGGGTTCCATTACAAAAACAAGATGAGTTATTGACCGTTGAAGCAATTGGTATGGGTTGTGCACTAATGAAAACCGAAATATTCAACCAACTCAAAAAACCTTATTTTGAATACACCTATGATAATAAAACTCAGGATTGGGTAGGAGAAGATTTTACGTTGTTCAAAAAAATAAATCATTTAGGTTATGAGGTTAAAGTTGATACAAATTTGAGTAACGAAATTTATCACATCGGAAGTTACGCTTTTGGTAAAAATACCCCCGCAAATATTGAAAAGAAAAATAATAAATAGATAATCTTTTATATGATTACAAATCAGGAGTTTATTGAAAAGTTCATTACAACAAATAATGGCGAAGTAGTACCTTATCTTTGGTCCCATGGTGCGACCAAATTTCATTTAGGGGATGGTATAATTGTATATTCATTAATACAACACATGAGGTCAAAAGTATGTGTTTGTATTGGGTCTGGAGGAGGATTTATTCCTAGAATAATGACTCAAGCAAGAGTTGATTTATACAATCAAAAAATTTTCGATGGAAATCCTGATTTCAATTGGGGGGATATTGGAACAACATACTTGGTTGACGCTTGTAACGGTGTTGGAGGACCAAATGACCTCGAAGATGAAACTTCATTATTCAGAAATAAATTTTATCCCCGTTTAATAAAATCAACTTCGGTTGATGCCTATTACGATTTTTTTGTACGACAAGATATAAAAATAGATTTATTGTTTATAGATGGGGACCATTCATACGAAGGGGTAAAAAAAGACTTTGAACTTTATTCTCAACTCTTAACAGAGAATGGGGTTATTGTTTTACATGATACTGATGATGAATACGAGAAAACTTTGATTGTATCAGAAGACTCAAAAAAAGATTATCATCGGTTCGATGGACCATCGAAACTCGTTTCAGAATTGGAGCAAAGCCAAGAATGGAACTTGATAAAATTACATAATTTTCGTATATTGAAGGATAAACCTTCTTCGAGTGGGATTACAATTATTAATAAAAAAAAATGAAAGTATTAATTACAGGAGTTGCTGGTCTTTTAGGTTCAAGACTTGCCGATTGGATAATCGATAATATAAAAGATGTTGAAGTTATTGGTGTTGATGATTTATCAGGTGGATATAAAGAAAATATTAATGATTTAGTGAAGTTTTATCAAATTGATTGTAAATCTGATGAACTGAAAGATATATTCCAAAAATACAAACCCGATTATGTGTATCATCTTGCAGCTTATGCTGCTGAAGGATTGTCTCCATTTATAAGAAAGTATAACTATGAAAACAATTTAGTTTCTACCGCAAATGTAATCAATGAATGTATCAAAAATGATGTCAAAAGATTAATATTTACATCAACTTTAGCAGTTTATGGACATGGATATATTGGTCTTTTTGATGAAATTCAAACACCAAAACCAATCGATCCTTACGGTGTAGCAAAGTATGGATGTGAAATGGATATTCAAATTGCAGGAGAACAACACGGATTAGATTGGACAATTATACGCCCCCATAATGTTTATGGGATAAAACAGAACATTTGGGATAAATACAGAAATGTTCTTGGGATTTGGATGTATCAACATCTCAATGGATTACCTATGACTATTTTTGGGGATGGAGAACAGACAAGAGCTTTTTCATTCATTGATGATTCTTTGAAACCATTGTGGAATGCAGCAATCCGACCTGAAGCATCAAAACAAATCATTAACTTGGGTGGAATTGAAGAAATTTCAATCAAAGAAGCTTCCGAAATTATGAGAGAAGTGATTGGGGCAGGTGAAGTTGTTTATTTGGAAGGAAGACATGAAGTAAAACATTCAATCCCAACATATCAAAAATCAATCGATATATTAGGATTCGAATACAAAACGTCTATGAAAGAGGGTCTCACAATTATGTGGGAGTGGGCACAAAAACAACCAATTAGAGAAAGATTTGTGTGGAGTGAATATGAAATAGATAAGGGAATTTATAGTTTTTGGAAAAAATGATAAGATTAGTCACAGTCATAGGACATGGAGTCAACTTACTCCCACATTTTATAAATCATTATCGAAAATATGTGGATGAAATTCAAATTGTTTGTTATAATTCAGAGTTACATCCCAAAATTGATAAAGACGTAAAAAAAATCATATTTGAGTATGAAAATATAAACATTGTAAAAAAAGTTTATCACAAAGTTTTTGATTGGGAAATGGTGACAAAACTTTACAATGAAGTCAAATCAACTCATAAAAATGATTGGTGGGTTGTTGCAGATATAGATGAGTTTCATTTATATCCAAAAGATGACCTGAGACGCCTCGTTTTGGATTGTGACTTGAATGGATGGGAAATAGTAAGAGGGGGATTTATCGACCGAATAGGTGAAGGAGGTAATTTTCCTAAAATCCAAGAAAAAGAAAGTATTTGGAAACAATTTCCTGTGATGGGTTTTTTTCGGTATCCAATGAGTTACGCCTGTCCGAATAAAATTTGTGTTTCAAGGGGTTGGGTTACTTTAACAAATGGACAACATTATGCATCGATTGATGGTCACACAACTTGGAAATGGCAAGGATGGAGCCACCCATTGATTGCCCCATATAACACACATTCAGTTCAAGTTCACCATTTTAAGTGGGATTCAACATCAGTTGAAAGAATAAAAAAAGTTGCGGATGTAAACAAGGATTATTCTTACTCAGAGGAGTATATGAAAATGTATCAAGAGTTGGAAAAATCAAATTTTTTAATAGATTTGAATAAAGAAGAATTTATGATTGAAGAATCCTCAGGAATTGATGAGTTCAAAAGATATAGAAAATGGAATAATTTAATAAAAAAAATAGTTTTGATATGACAGAATTAGATAAAGAAAAAGAAAAAATGTTGCTCGAGCAACGAAAAGTTAAAGCTTTAGAAAAAATTGCGAATACTTTGGACGCTTTAACAGTTTGGGTCGAAGAAATTGAAAAACAAGAGTGGAGCGACCGTATCCAATATTATTTAGCGGAGTGGCATAATACAATCAAACCAAAAGAACCTACCATAGATGAGTAACCACAAATTAGGAATAATTGTGCCTTATAGAGATAGATATTTTGATTTGATTGAATTTAAAAGTCGGATTACAGAATATCTATCGAACTCTGGTATTAATTATTTTCTAATTATTGTGGAACAAGATAATGAAAAAAGTTTTAATAGAGGGAAGTTATTAAATATTGGCGTAGTCTATGCTAAAAAGTTAGGGTGTGATTACGTTGTGTTTCATGACTTGGACATGCTTCCTGAAAATGTAGATTATTCATACAGTGAAGTACCTCTCCATTTGGCTACTGATTTAATAGGGACCAAAGATTTTAAAAGAATTGTTTTTGACCAATACTTTGGGGGGGTTACACTTTTTCCACTTTATCTATTTGAAAAAATTAATGGATACTCTAATAACTATTGGGGATGGGGTTATGAAGATGATGATTTGTTATATAGATGTAAACATTTTCATATCCCATTAGACATTAAACAATTAAAACTAGATGGTGGAAATACTGCAGCATTAAAGTTTAATGGTCAAAACGCATATATTAAATCAAAAAATATATTTGATTTTAATAATCAAACCACATATAATCCTAACGGAAAAATAACAATATTTGTTTCCTTTAGTCCTGAAGACTTAGAATTAGACGAGAATAAAAGTGAGGATATAATGCCAGTATTTTCAATACCTGGATATGAATGCAGCATTTCGTATAATTCTTATAGAAGATATACTTTTCAAATATTTACTGAAAATAAGAAAATTATTTTTATACATAGTGATATTCTTCCAAACTATAAAACAAGCTTAACTGTAACAATTGATAAGCATGAGAAAGTAATTTCATTATATCAGGATGGAAAACTTGTAGATTCTAAAAGGATAGTGTCTTTTTTTGATTATGGTAAAGAACCTTTTTTTTATTTGGGATGTACTAACCCGAACAAAAAAAATAATTATTTTTTCAAGGGTTGTATTAGTTCTTTTGCGGTATATAATGACATTTTAGAGGAAGATGAAATTGAAGAAATATCTAAAAATAAGTTTTTTGGGCTCACTCAAAATTTTGGAAGTTATAAATCAGATTATAAATTAGTTTTATATTATGATGCAAAATTTATAAAAGGATATCAACTAATTGATTTGACAGAAAATAAAAACAATGCGGTAATTTATAATTGTGAAATTGTAGGATATACTTTCGATGAGTATAAAGAAATTAAAGTACCTTATCGCAGAGAATCTACTTTCAAATTACTTCCACATGAGGAGAATGGTTATGAGAATGGAGGATGGAAAAACCAAACCACGAGGTTTAATCAGTTAAGGTTCCACAATGAAGTTTTGACTGAAGGGGCAAAAATCGAAAGTGATGGGCTTTCAACATGCAAATTTAGAGAATTCGGTAAAGAAACCGTTGATAATATCATTCATATAAACGTAGGAATATGAAACCAAAATTGGGGATTTGTATACCATATAGAAATAGAAAAGAACATCTCGAGGAGTTAATACCTCGATTGACCGAACATTTAAATAAACTTGATATTCCTCATAAATTTTATGTGGGTCATCAAGTGGATAAAAAACTTTTTAATAGAGGTGCGATGAAAAACATCGCAGCTTACCATGCCTTCGAGGATGGTTGTGATTACATCGCTTGGCATGACGTTGATATGGTTCCTCATGATGATAGTTGTGATTATTCTTACCCAACTGAGTTTCCTATTCATATTGCAACAAAGTTGTCCAAGTATGGGTATAAACTCGGATATGAGCAATATTTTGGTGGAGTGGTACTCTTCACAAAAGACCAAGTCTTAAAAACCAATGGTTATTCAAACGACTATTGGGATTGGGGTCAAGAAGACGATGATTTATTTTGGAGAGCTTATTTCGAAGGATTAACAACTTATAAAATTTTCAATAAATATGAAAACAGAAAGGTTGCCCAATTCAATGGAAATGATTCCTATTTAGCTTTCAAGTCAAATAGAGAAATAAGTTCATGTCTTCATCAAGACCATACAATATCTATATTATTTAATGCTGAACAACAACCCGATAAAGTTCCGATTTGGTTGGTCGGAGACGAAGAACGAAAATTCGTAGAATACCCATTATTGAGAAAAGATGGTAGTTTCAATTGGGGAATTTCATTCAACAATTCCAGAGCGATTTCATCCATAGTTTATGATAGAGACAGTAATCATCACTACAATTACGCTAAACGATATGAAAATGAATGGACATGGGTTACTCTAACTTATGATTCAGAGAATGGGGATTATTATCTATATGTTAATGATGAATTGAATTACAATATGAATGGAGTTAAAGAAAACAAACCCTTACATATTGAAAAAAAATTAAAAACACACGATTCAATCAAACCAATTCTACTAGGTGTTTGTAGTCATACTGCAATTTTTCTGAAAGGAAAAATAGCTGAGGTTAAAATTTCCAAAAAGTTTTCAACAAATATAAATGAAGTTTTCGAAAGTAATGATGATTTGGTTCTTCATTATAATTTCGATTTGTCAGACAAAGATTTGGTAAATGATTATGAATTCTATAACAATAATACTATATTTGTAACTGAAGATATTGAAGTTAAGGACATTATTCTCCCTTATCGTAGAGAAGGATCATTTGATTGTATCTACCATGTTGATGAAGGTTTTGTGAACGGTAAATGGGCAAAAGGAGAAACCACTGCAAGAAACGAGAAACGGTTTGTAACTGAAATGCAACAAAATAAAATTGAGCACAAAGAAGAAGGATATAATAAAATAATGGATGTTACTGAGTTGATTGATATTAATGAATCATTATACCCGAACACAAGGTTTATAAATGTAAAAATGAAGTAATGAAAATAGAATATGAACAACCTTGGTTTTTAAACCCTAAAATCGGGCAATCTTCGGCTAATATTATAATGAATTCATCATATACTATTAGTTTATCATTCTCCATTGGTGAAGATTATAAAAAAGATGATAAAGTAGGGTTTTTTGGAGTACCAGGTAAAAATTTCGGAGTGAGTTACGATTGTACAAAACAACTATTACTTTTTGAATTTTGGACAAAAGATTATGAAGGTAATCCTGTGTTCAATCATCAAACTTATGAAGTTTACTTCGAAAATATTTTCGGTAAGGAAATTAATATTACATTAAGTTATAATGGTTCAGAGTATAGAATTTTCTTCAACTTTAAACACTTGGGGTCAATCAAATGTGATTATCCTTTAGTGGATGATTACATTAATGAACCTTTATACATTGGGTGTCAGAACATTGACAGCGTCAATGTTGACCACAGAAAATTGACTGAAATGGATGTATTTCATTTCTCAGTTTTCGAAACAACTTTCCCGATAAATTTAATCAAAACTTTTGTAACCCAAACAAATCGTGATTCTGAACTGTTCGATGACACCCTTTTGTGTGTTTTTGATTTTGAAGACAAAACTGGATCGGAGCACATAATACATGATGAATATAAGAAAAAGTATTTTCTGAAGAAAAAAAATACAAGTTCAGCTCAAGGATTTGAAGATGTTAAAAATAAATTAGATAATGTAGGATGTGGTTTTTGTCTGGCAAAATGGACTCAGGTGACCATGCATTTACATAATGGTACGACCCATTCTTGCCACCATCCCGAACCACATAAAGTCTCTTTAGATGAAATAGCGACTAATCCTACTGCACTTCATAATAGTAAAATCAAAAAACAAGCTCGAAAAGAAATGTTGGAAAACGAACGTCCGAGCGAGTGTTCGTATTGTTGGAACGTTGAGGACAATTCTAATTCATTTTCCGACAGAGTTTTCAAATCTTCAGAGCCTTGGTCTGAACCATTCTTCGATGAGATTTCAAAGTCAGATTGGGATGCGGACTACAACCCTAAGTACGTAGAAGTTAGTTTTTCAAACACTTGTAATTTCAAATGTGCCTATTGTGGGCCAGAGTATTCGTCCAAGTGGATGGAAGAGATTAATGATTATGGTCCATACCAACTTTCAACCTTCGAATACAATGGGACAAAAAGGATGGAGGAACGTGATTCTAAACCATATAAAAATTCTGAAAATAACCCTTATGTAGAAAGTTTTTGGGAGTGGTTTCCCGATCTTTACCAAAGTATGGATACTTTTAGAATCACTGGAGGAGAACCTTTATTGTCAAAAGATACATGGAAAGTTTTGGATTTTATTTTGGAAAGTAAAGAACCGAATAGAAACCTAAAATTTTCGATAAATAGTAATTTAGGTGTACCAGATAATTTGATTGATAAACTAATAGAAAAATTAGATAAAATAATTAATCAAAATTTGGTTAAAGAAATAATCATATTCACTTCATGTGATGGGTATGGAATACAATCTGAATATACTCGTTATGGGATGAATTTTGAAAAGTTATTCCAAAATATTGATAAAATACTGGGTAAACTACCGACAGTCACTATTGTAATAATGTCGACTTTTAATATTTTCAGCGTTTTTTCTTATGAATCACTGATAAAAAAAGTTTATGAGTTGAAAATAAAACATTACAATCCCGACAGATATTGGAGTTCGGCATTAATTTTAGATACTTCATATCTAAGACAACCATCTTTTATGAGTTTCAGATTGTTAAAAGGATATATCAGTGAAGAATATTTTGATAGATGGATAAAATTCATGAAATTCAATTCAACCTATAGAAGTTTAAATTTTTTACAAGTTCAAACTGTAACTGATGTTGGATTTTCTATACAGGAAATTGAAAAAGTTTCTAGATTACGAGATATTTTTATCTCAGACAAAAATGTGGATGATTCTACTTTTACACAACATAAAGAAGATTTAAACAATTTTGTTAAACAATATGAAAAACGAAGGGGGTTGAAAGTTTTAGAAATTTATCCTGAAATGAAGTCTTTTTTTGAACAAATTGAAAATGAAAATTAACTATAGAGAACCATATTGGATTAAGTTTGAATGGGATGTTAAGGAACATACGGACAATCAGTTCGTAACCAATTATAATAAACACACCAACAATGAATTTGTCGACTTTTTTCATAACAAATCATTTGTAATCAGTTGTAATTTCAAAATTGAAAAAGAATACAAAAAAGATGAAATATCGATGGTTTATGGGAAACCTGGAAAACCCATGGGTCTTACATATAATGCTTCGAACGGAAGCTGTGCATTTGAATATTGGGTCACAAACAAAGGAAATGATGAATTCAAATACTTCCATGTAAAAAATGTTGGATTTGAAGATGTTGAAAATGGAGTGACAATAACGATTATCAAGAAAAAAAATATGTTATTTGCTTACAAAAATTTTAAAGAGGTAAATAAGATGGAAATAGAGGGTGATTTTGTTGAGGACTATAAAATTCCTGAACTGTTTTTAGGATGTGCTAGCCCTCAAGCGTGGGAAAAAAAACATAGATATTTCTGTGAAGTTGATTATAATTTTTTTACCATGGTAAAGAATTTAAGTAATATCGAAGAAGTGAAATTGATTCACAATTCTGAAAATGAAAAGTTAATAAACAGTAATTACTATAGTAATATTCTTTGTCTATATAATTTCAAAACAATCAATAATATTGGGATAGTGTATGACGATTCCAAAAACACTAATTTTTTAGAACGAGTACCTAACGAGTTTATTTTATAATCAAACAAAAAAAAATGTCAGAGCAATTAGCAAATTGGAGAGATAAAAATTTAAATTCTATTAGCTGTAGTTTTTGTGCCGCAAAATGGTACAACGTCAGTCTACACTTGGGTCACGGGTTTACAAATTCTTGTCATCTACCATTACCACATCCAATTGATTTGGAAAAAATAAAAACAAATCCTTCAGCGTTACACAATACTGACTTCAAAAAAGAAATCAGAAAAATGATGTTGGAAGGCGCAAAACCTGCAGAATGTTCTTATTGTTGGAAAATTGAAGACATCGGTAGAAATAACATTTCTGACCGTGTCTATAAAAGCCAAATATATACCGAAAAAGAAATTGCTGCATTGAAAGACTTACCATGGGATGCGGATATTACACCAAAAACAATCGAGGTGAGTTTTGACCGAACATGCAATTTTGCTTGTTCTTACTGTAATTCAGGTTATTCAACTACGTGGGGTAAAGACATAAAAAAGAATGGACCTTATCAAAAATTCAAAACTAGTAGCGCTGGCGCGTATTATGCTGATGGATCATGGTCTGAAATTTATGGTAAACATAATGAAAATAACCCATACGTTGCCGCTTTCTTAGAATGGTGGCCTGAACTAACCAAAACCCTACAGGAAATTAGAGTTACTGGAGGGGAACCGACTCTGAGTCGTAACTTTTGGCAGTTTATGGAGGAAGTTAAAAAATATCCATCACTTAGTTTAAGAGTTGCAATCAATTCTAATTTGGGGGTAAGTCAAGAAACTATTGATAAGTTGATAAATGTGACTCATGAAATCAAGGTCAAAGAGTTTGATATATACACTAGCTGCGAAGCGTATGGAGCACAGGCAGAATATATTCGTGATGGTTTGAATTACGAAGTTTGGAGAAACAATTTGGTACAAGTAATCGAAAAGGCGAATATAAGACAAGTTGTTATAATGATGACAATCAATAGTTTATGTTTGTTCAGTATCACTGAATTTTTGGATGATATGTTGACACTCAAAGCAAAGTATGGATGGAATAAACCAATTGTTGATTTCAATATTCTAAGATGGCCTGCGTTTATGTCTCCATTAACTTTACCTGATGACATCAAACAAGATTTACATGGTAAATTATCAATGTGGTGGAGAAAAAATAAAAAAAATCCATTAATCAACATGTACGAAGGAGCACAAATCCAAAGACTTGTTGATTACATCGAAGTTGTCAACAGGGGTCATAATACCACTGAAATGGATTTGGAATTACAATTCCACGATTTTAAAAGTTTTTACAGTCAACATGATAAAAGGAGAAACAAAAATTTCGTTAAAACCTTTCCTGAGTTGGAAGAATGGTATAATTCGATTAAAGTTGACCAATCAATACCTGACGTAAGAATGACAGACGGGAGAATCACACACTTCGAACCTGGTGAATACGTTTCAGATAAACAAAATTACAATTTAGATGGAGACAAATCATAAAGTATATTGTTCTCTTGAAGACTGGGACACTGTTTTAGATTATTATAGACCAAATGGAGCATCAAAATCTTGGTATTTGAGAGAGACTGGAGTATTCGATTACCCCAAAATGTGGGGGGTTTGGAATTTATTCGATATAGAAAATGGAAATAAACCATTTGGTCACGATGTAATTGTTGAAAACATTACTCCGAGATATAATGATGATATAGTTTTTCAAACCAAAGAAGAAATAAATGGGAAAGACCATTTGTATATAATTAATATTTTTGATAATTGGTTTTTCAAAAAAAATGAAAAGATTGGGTTCAAGTGTATTTCCGAACAATATATCAACGATATAAGAAATGGAAATTGTAAGATAGTAATGATACATCAATTCGAAGGGTATAGTGCCTCGTCATCCGAAAACGATGATTTGGGGATTATAGATTCTTGGATAAAAGAGTTGGATTTACCTGAAGAATCGATTTATTATATACATGGTAATTTACTTATTGATGAGGTAAGAAAAGAAAAGGGATTCAAGTTCAATTGTATTCCTATTTCGATTTTTGATTCTTGGATAGATTATAGAATTTTTAACGATGACATGGCTGATTTTGAACCTGTTGATAATCAGTTCCTTTTTTTATCCTATAACCGAAATCCAAGACCTCATAGAATTTATTTAGTCTCAGAATTACTAAGACTAAACTTACTAGAAAAAGGTAGATTGAGTATTGGTAAGTTTGAAAGTAAAGAAACAGAATCAATATCTAAATTGTCGGAAATGACCCCCATAATGATCGACAGGACATTGGACATCAATTGGGCGGGTAATCTTGAATTATCCGATCACAAGGCTACATTCATGTCAATAGTCACTGAGACATTGATTGATGAATCAGTTTTATTTATTTCTGAAAAAATATGGAAACCAATAGTAGTTGGGCATCCATTCATGATTTTAGGTAATGTCAATACTTTGAAATATATTAAAGATTTAGGGTTTAAAACTTTCGATAAATGGTTTGATGAAAGTTACGATAATGAACCAATTCATCATAAGAGGGTCGACATTATTGTGAAGGAAATCAACAAATTCAGAGATAAATCAATTGAGGAATTGAAGTTAATTAGGGAGGAAATGAAAGAAATATGTGTCTTCAATAGAAATAGATTCATTGAAATTATTAAAGATAAGTACGATTATGATGGTATGGGTTGGAGTAACAATAAAAAGCCTTTGATAAAGATTTTCAAAGAAATTAATAATAGTTTTCAATAATGAACTTTGTTTTTGAAGAAGTTTCGTCCCATAGAAATTTTGTTGACAATTGGGAACTTAATGGTATAGGTGCATATAGATTTACGGTTTGTCCACTTTTCAATCGAATGAATGTAATTCGGTTTGCGGTGAAAGACTTGAACCCTAACATCGAAATAATCGACATTAATGATAGACCAGAGGTTTACGTAATTCCTATCGGGGTTAATAATGACCCACATTGGTGGGCTGGAGGAGAATTTTCCTCCAATCCCAACGTAGTGAGTTTTTTTGAATTTCTGAATGAAATTTATCTCAATGACTTGATTAGTGGGGGGGCTTTTTTACTTATCGATTCTAGTTTTGAAGGCTACCATAGTGATTGGGTTTTCAATTTTTTCCATAAAGAATGTGAAAAAAGGAATATACCTGCAAATAAAATTATTTTCGTTACAGGAAATTCAATCGTTGAACAAAGATATGAGGAATGGTTGAAAACAAACCCTAAGGAAATAAAGATAAATCCTTTACCTTACTCTCATTTTGAAAATGATGTTTTCCTTAAATCTCAAGAAATGATACAGAGTAATGATTTACCTTCGTTTGAAGAACAACTGTTATATAAAAAAAATAATATTGATAATATAAAACTTTATAACAACTTGAATAAAAAACCAAGGGAACATAGAATTTGGTTTTACAGTAGATTATTTTACAATAATTTATTAGATAAAGGATTGGTAAGTATGAATAAAATTCCCATTTCACAAAGGCTGTATTGTGGTGAATTTATGGAACAACAATCTGTTGAAAACTTTGCAAAAACTTTGCCATCATTAATTTATGGAGTATCGAATGAAATTGAAGACACAGGTTTTTACATCAATAGAATAAATCATAAAGTTTGTGATGACAGTTGGATTTCGGTAATTAGTGAGGCGAGATTTGAAGATGAGGAAGGAACAGTTTTTTTGAGTGAAAAAGTTTTTAAACCTATAACATCTCATCACCCTTTTATAGTCATGGGAAACAAACATAGTTTAAAAGAGCTAAAAAAATTAGGTTATAAAACGTTCTCGAATTGGATTGATGAAAGTTATGATGAGTTGGACAATTTACAAAGAATGGACGCAATTGTAAAAGTATTAAATGATATTAATAAAATTGAGAATAAGTTTGAGTGGTTCAAAAGCATGGAGGAAGTTTTGAAACATAATTATGAAATCTTGAGACGGAATGTGACAAAAAAATATCCGTACGCATATAATAAAATTATTGAAATTTGTTCAAACACTAAAAAAATTATCTAAATGAAAGTAGGTTTTATTGGAATTGGAAAATTGGGAAGAGATGCCTCAGAGGTCATGAGTGATGCTGGACATGAAGTTTTTGGGTACGACACACATGAAAGGTTAGGGTTAAACTTTGAAATGAAAACAACCATAAAAGAAGTTTGTTTTGAAAGAGAAATTATTTTTATCGCGGTTCCAACACCACATGACCCACTATATGATGGAAAATATCCAACTTCACACCTTGAACCAAAAGATTTTGACTATAGTATCGTTAAAGAAGTACTGACTGACGTAAATAATCACACAAATAGAACCCAATTAGTTGTTCTAATTTCTACAGTGCTTCCTGGTACAATAAGAAAAGAATTCATTGATTTATGTACTAATTTCAGGTTCATTTATAATCCATATCTCATTGCAATGGGGACTGTCAAGGAAGACATGGTTAATCCCGAAATGGTTATTATTGGAACAGAAGATGGTACTTTTACAGGAGATGCAAATTTGTTGATTGATTTTTATAAAACGTTTGTTAATCCTGAAGCTAGATTCGAAGTGGGAACTTGGGATGAAGCTGAAGCAATAAAAATATTTTACAACACATTCATTTCCACGAAAATCGCATTAGTTAATATGATTCAAGATGTTTCGGAAAAAAAAGGAAATATCAATACAGATGTTGTTACTGGGGCATTAGAAAGAAGTACTAAAAGAATTGTAAGCCCATACTACATGAAAGCTGGTATGGGTGATGGAGGAGGATGTCACCCGAGGGACAATATTGCTTTAAGAACCCTATCAAACGAGTTGGGTTATGACATATTCGATACAATTATGAAAGCCAGAGAAAAGCAAGCGGAAAATTTGGCTGACAAATTAGTGACATTATCTGAAAAATTCCAACTTCCGATTGTCATTTTGGGTAAATCTTATAAACCGAATGTTGATTACACTGAAGGGTCGACATCGATTTTGACAGGATACTATTTACAGAAGAAAGGTGTCGACTTCGAATTCGACTCTAATCCTAAAATTGCGGTTTATTTATTAGCACATAGAGGAAAGTTTTATGACTTTCCATTTCCGAAGGGTAGTGTTGTTTTAGATGTTTGGAGAGAATTCAAATCGGAAGATGAAAATGTTAGAATTATTCAATACGGAAACACACGGATTTCATGATAAGAAAACTAAATTTAATTTATGACCATTGGATTGAGGGAAGCGATGTACCTGTTGCAAACGGGGTAAAAATATACGGGGACGTTTTTTGGGATGGGAGTAGATTGATAATGAACTATACAAATAGGGGATTAGCATTCGGATTCTACGAAGACCAATTTCCTAATCTATCTGATAGATTTGATACTGTTAATTGTAAGTTAGAAGATATAGAAAAAAATCCCAAAGAAAAATATTATTATATTTTGGATTATTATCAATTTGATTTATGTAAAACTTTATCTTGCGGGTCGATTAACCACCATGAACAAATCGAAGCGGTTTTGAGGGGAACCCCACCAATCCCTGAAAATGTCTTGGAATTTTTAAGAAATTATGATAATTTTTTTCTTATGTTACTAACCGCCCATGAACCTGAGGGAGTCAAAGCGTTTAAATGTTTGAAACAGTTTATCGAAAAACACCGTATCAACCCAAAAAAAATTTTTGTTGTAAATAATAATAGTAAGTTGAATGAGTTGAAACATACTTTCATACCTGAATTGAACGTTCACTCCATAAAGTTTATACCTAACACATCAAATAACTCATTAGTAAAAATTGAAAGTCGGTTTAATGAAAACAAAAAAGGGAAATTTTTCTTGTGTCATAACAGATCACCTAAACCACACAGATATTCAATTTTGATTTTGATGAAAAATGAAAATTTAATTGATGATGTTAATTGGTCTTTGGTTTCAGGTTTCCAATGCAAAAATGAACTTTTTTTCTCTCAAATTTTTACTAAAGATGAAATGAAGAAATACAAAAGTGATATAGATTATTTCATGTCAATAGAGATTAAAAAAAGTGATTTTGAAATTGAAGAAGATTGGTTCAAACCGAATTCTCATGAAATAAATGTGGAAGGTTTACCTATTTGGATGAGAGTTCCTGAAAAAGTAGAAACATTTGAGAACTCTTATATTAATATTGTAACTGAATCATCTTATCTTGATAGTGAATTGATAGTACATATTACTGAAAAATCATTCCGTCCATTCTATTTTTATCAACTACCGATTTTTGTTGCATCGCACCATCATGTTAAACATTTGAAAGAAATTTACGGATTTGACATGTTTGAAGATATAATAGACCATTCTTATGACAATATTGTGAATGACAGGGATAGATTATTTGAAATTTTGAATGAGATAAAAAGACTGAGTGGAAATAAAGAAAAAGTTAGAGAGTTTTATAAAAGTAACTACGATAGATTCGAAAAAAATAAAAATATTATTTTGAATATTTTAAGAAATACAGATGATTATAAATTTTTCAGAAGTTTAATTTAATTATGAGTAAATTATGGGTTTTCGGGGACAGTTATACTGCAGAATATTATCCTGTTGGGGAAAGTTTTGTTGTCAGTAATTATGACCATTATAAAAAATACAAGGGTGGTTCATTACCCGATGTTTGGCCAACAATTTTGGCTAAAAAACTTGGATTCGAAGTGGTAAATCTTGCAGTCGGAGGGTCATCCAATGCGAATATTTTCATCAGTATTACAGACGTTTGTGACCAATTCGAAGAAAATGATAGAGTAATAGTTGGATGGGCAAATAATAAAAGATTTATTGCCGCAAATTTTAGGGATAATAACTTAAACAATATTTTACCGTGTGATAGTGATTTTCCTGATACATTACTTTCGAAGAATACTATAGATGAGATTTTTTATAATAGAACCCATCCAATATGGCATAAAGAGATTTATGGATGGATGAAAATAATTAATCTTATTTGTGATATGAAAAAAGTTAAAATTCATCATTGGACAAGTGATTACGACATTACATCGGATTTCAATAAAATTGATGATGAAAAAATCATAAGTGTTTTGGATTCTGAAAATAGAGGATTGGGTTTAATGGAGCGTATTTCAGAAATCTGTTGGGAAGAGACTGGAACTCATGCTCGTATTGTTCACGAAACTAACAATGTAGTAAACGATGGACATTTTGGTGAATTTGGTCACATAGCACAGGCTGATTTTTTTTATAAATTCATACAAAAACACAAAAAATGTTAAATATTGGAGTCGCAGGATGTTCACATTCGGGAGGTAGTTTTGGTAAACCGTGGTCTTATTACATGTCTGAAAATTTAGGATGTAATATTATTGATGTGACTGCACCTGGTGTTGGAAATGAAATGATGGTAGAAAAAATAAAATTAACTTTAGATACTCACACTTTAGATTTTTATGTATTCCAAATAATTGAACCATCAAGGTTAGTTTTAGGTTTAAATGGAAATGACCCTAAGGATGAATATCAAAAATATTTTAAAGGTTTGGAATATAATGAAAATAAAATTTGTTGTTGGAGACAAACGAAAGGTATTTCGTATTTTACTTTTCAACATTCATTTGCAAATGATGATATAAATAAACTTATCGATGGAAATTATGATGTATCCGAATTTATGACAAATCACATAATAACTTCTGACTTTAACATGAAAATTAAAGTATTTCATACAATGATGGCAGTTCAAAACTTATTTAATTTTTTTAAAAAGAAAGTTTTGTTTTTTTCATGGGCCGTTGACATCAAGGAACTTGCGAAAGAAGTTGGATATGAGAAAATACTAGACTCTATGGATATTATAGATGGGTCTGTTGAGTCATTTGCGAAAAAAATAAATTTGAAACCAATAAGTGAAACAAATTTTCATTATGGGTCCGATGCACAAAAAATTATTTACGAAAAGTATCTTCATGAAAACATAATCAAATTCATAAATGAAAAATTATGAGATTGTTGGCGTTTGGAGATAGTTGGACGGCAGGACATGGAGTTGAGTCAAATCTCAAATATAAGGAAAATCCACATCCAACTCAGGGAAAAAATTTCATTGTCAATCTAAGAAAGTTTAATTCTTGGCCGAGATATGTCGCTGAAAAATTGAATTGTCCATTTGTGAACAATGGGTATTGTGGGGCAGGTAATCATGACATTTACAATGAAGTAAAAATATTGTTCGATGATAAAATGGTTGAAGATGAAGATGTTTTCATTATTATGTTTTCATATCCCCATAGATACAGAGTAAAAAAACCTGAGAATAACCCCGTCGAAATTTTCAAAAAATTAGAAAAGTTACTAAACTCACATAAACGATTTTATTTTAATAGTTTTTATCCTACGTTTAAAGATGAAAATGATTTCGATGTAACAACACTTCCTAACTATTTTATAAATCCGAATGGTACTATGGTGGATATTTTAAGAGAATATGAAGTTACTAACGATGTTTCGGTTTGGGAATATGAAAGTAGAAGTGTTTGGAAAAATGAGGAGAATCTTTTTTGGGGAGATTATCATCCGAATATTTTAGGTTATAAATTGATTGCCGAAGAAATTTTCAAAAAAATTCAATATAAAATTTAGAATACAAAAAAATGAAAAAGTTACATTTATTTGGAGATAGTTTTACCGAAGGTCATAAACTTGATTTAACGTTTCCACCATTTAAAGAATGGAAAAAATATCGTGGGGGAGAATTTCCTCCATGTTGGGGTGAATTACTTTCAGAAAAATTGGGTATGGAAATGGTTAATAACGCAGTTGGTGGTATGTCTAATTCCGAAATTTTCCAAACAATTTGTAGACACTCTCATGAATTTAAAAAAGATGATATAGTGATTATAAATTGGACCTATCCAAGTAGGTTTCGTTGGGTTACTTGGTCAGATGATGACCGAAATTATAAATGGGTGAGATTAGGAGGTAATCCTCATGATGGAACTGTAATTTCAGAAGACACTAGAAACGATATTGCTTTACATAAACTTCTTCCTCCTTGTATCGAAGAAATTTATGAAAATGAAAATTTAATATTCGAATATTCAAAATCAAAAGGGTTTGAAGTTTTTTTTTGGTCGGCAGACGTAGACATAATAAATGATTTACCAACAGAACGATTAATTGACAGAAAGTATATTTTGGGTGATATGATAAATAATTTGCCTCCCCAAATCCCATATGAAAAACATATACAGATACATCGAGCTAGTATGAAAAGAACAATATTTGACGTTTTTTACGAGTTCGGAGGAGTTACAGTTGCGGAAGAAACTAATTTTGAAATAATTGATACACATATGGGAGAAAAAGCGCACCTTGTTCAATACGAATTATTTTACAAACACATAATTGGAAATAAGTTAATATAAAAATATGACCCCCCAACATTCATTACTTAATGAATTTCTGACAAATTTTGAAAAAAAAACGAAAGGATTTATACCTGTATTGAAAAAAAAATCAAAATTTAATTCAATAATAATTGAGAATAGAACAGTTATTAATTTTGAACAAATTTTAAAAAATCACATTTATTTTTTAAACAGGAACAACCAAGAAGTTAAATGGGGGTTACAAATTTTTCACAGTAAGAGCAATAAAAATTTTATAGAACAAATTGTTGGTGATTGGAAAAATATTGTTCTAACTGAATTGGACATTGAAGATATTGACAAAACATCGCATACTGAGTTATTGAAAAGTTTGGATTTTTGGAAGTTGGTTGAAGGTGAAACAATACTCAATTTCCAAATAGATTCATTATTGTTGAGAGAAATCCCTAAAAGTTTTCTCAAATATGATTTTATTGGAGCTCCTTGGTCCAAACCTAAAGAGGGTAAATTCATTGGGAATGGAGGATTGTCTATTAGAAAAAAGTCAAAAACCATCAAATACCTGAAGCAACATGAAATCGAAGAAGGAGTTTGGGAGGACATTTTTTTTGTGAAACATTTACGAGACAATCAACTTCCTGATATATTAACAGCTATGAAATTTAGTGTCGAAGATATTTTTTATCCGAATCCAATCGGGGTACATAATCCAATTAATATTCCTATTCATCTATTGAAATTAATATTAGATAAGTCTTTGACTTCAATCAAATAAATTTTATTTTTCTTATTATGGGAAAGACTTATAATTGGCCTTTGATTAATGACAATGTTAGTCGGGAAGACAGAGAAGTTTTGTCGAGTTTTATTTTATCAAATCAAAGATTAACAAACGGAGTCAAAGTACAAGAATTTGAGAAAATTTGGAGTAATTGGTTGGGGGTTAAACATAGTACAATGTTGAACTCAGGAAACTCTGGAAATTTTCTGTCAATCGCAATTGTCAAAGAACTCAAAGGAATTGGTGAAGTCATTGTGCCCCCATTGGGCTGGGTGTCAGACATTTCTTCCGTGGTTCAATTGGGAATGACTCCCGTGTTTGTTGATATTTCTTTGGATAATTTGGCAATTACTTCAGAAAATATTAAGAAAGCAATTACCAAGAAAACTAAGGCGATAGTTTTGGTTCATTGTTTGGGGTTCAACGGGATTAATGAAGAAATTATCAGAATTGCTAAAGAGAATGATATATTGTTAATAGAGGATTGTTGTGAGGCTCATGGGGCGACTTATGATGGTAAAAAAGTTGGAACTTTCGGAGATATTTCCATTTTTTCATTCTACTTCGGACACCACATTACAACAATTGAGGGTGGTATGATTTGTACAAACAATGAAAAGATTGATGAGTTGTCAAAGTTGTTCAGGTCTCACGGTATGACAAGGGAAGTGTCTGAAGAAACTCAAAATTATTATAAACAAAATTATCCTGAACTTAACCCTTTGTTCACTTTTGCAGTTGCAGGATTCAATATGAGAAGTACGGAGTTAAATGCTGTTTTGGGGATTGAACAGATGAAAAGAATTGATAGTTACGTTGAAAAACGAAGACACAATTTGTCAATTTGGTTACAAAATTTGGATAATGAAAAGTACTTTACTGAATTCAATGTCGACGGTAATAGTAGTTTTGCTTTACCTCTCATAATTCGTCCTCTCTATAAAGATAGATTCCATATCAATGATGATTTTGACAGTGTTTGTGATAGTTTGGATTTGAGAGGTATAGAGTACAGACTGGGAACTGCTGGTGGAGGAAATCAAGCAAACCAACCATATTTGGATAATTTTCCTTTCAAGGTGGTGGGAGATTTAGATTTTGTAAATTATGTTCACAATAACTCACTTTATATTGGTAATCATATCGACCTTACTGATGAACAAATTATAAACCTTACTAAAATATTAAACGATGTTTGAAAATCAAAAAGTATTAGTGACTGGCGGATCTGGAATGATAGGAAGACAACTTGTCAAGAAATTAATGAATAGAGGGGCTCAGGTTACTATTGCAGATTTAACCGACCCGATAGATTTACCTGATAATGTAGAGTTTGTTAAAACTGATCTAAGACATTTCAATAACTGTTTGGAAATTTGTAAGGGCAAAGACTATATTTTTCATTTAGCAGGAGTGAAAGGTTCTCCAGTAATGTGTATGAATCAACCTGTTGATTTTATGGTTCCAATGTTACAGTTCAATACCAATATGACTCAGGCGGCATTTGAGTCTGATGTCAAATGGTATATGTTTACAAGTTCAGTTGGAGTTTATGCTCCTTCTGAAATTTTTTATGAAGAAAGTGTGTGGGGTACATTTCCATCACCGAACGACATGTATGCTGGATGGGCAAAAAGAATCGGGGAATTACAGACTGAAACCTACTCCAAACAATATGGTTGGAACCGAGTGTCGATAGTAAGGCCTGCAAACGTTTACGGACCCTATGACAACTTTAATCCAGCGAATGCAATGGTTGTGCCTTCTTTGATACGCAAAGTTCAAGAGAACGAAGTTTTAGACGTTTTTGGAGATGGGTCTCAAATCCGTGATTTCATTCACGCTGAAGATGTTGCTGATGGTATGATATTCGCGGTTGAAAATAAAATTACCGAACCAGTCAATTTGGGTTCAGGAGAAGGAAATTCAATAAAGGAATTAGTTGAATTAGTCATTAAACACTCTGGTAGAAAAATTGATGTAAAGTGGCACACAGATATACCAAGTGGTGATAAAAAAAGATTGATGAGTATGAATAAAATGAAGAAATATGGTTTCAAAAATCAAATTTCTTTGGAAGATGGTATTCAAAAAACTACAGATTGGTTCCTTAATAATAAAGACATTTTAGATAAGCGTTACAACCCTTTTGTAAATCATTGAAAATAATTGACAATTCATATTCAATATATTCTCAGTATGGAGAAGATGGAGTTTTGCAATTTTTAATCGATGAGTTAAAGTTGAATAACAAACAGTGTTGTGAGGTAGGAATGAATCATCTTATTTTCTCCAATACATATAATTTAGTTCAAAACTACGGATGGTATGGAGTTTATATTGATAAAAATCCTTTTCATTTACCACAGTTAGAGGGGGGTATAATTATTTACGAAGAAATAACTCCACTTGGAGATAGTCGATTGGATAATGTTTTGAAAAAAACTGGTTTGGAATTAAATTTTGACATACTTAGTATTGATATTGACGGAAATGACTATTATATATGGAATAGTCTTAATGATTATACTCCTAATGTTGTTGTTATAGAAATAAATCCCTTTTTCGATTGTCAGACTGTACATGTCTATGATGGTAAAACTTTCAGTAGTAGTTTCAAGTCGACTGTTGATTTAGCTAAAACTAAGGATTATTCGTTAGTTTGTATGACGGGAAACTTAATTTTTGTGAAAAATGAATTATTATATGGTAGTTCATTGTCAAATTATATTCACAATGACCCATGTGATTTATTTTTGGATGACGCAATAGGAATAGGAAAACGTGAAATTTCATACAAAAGATATATCGAAACAAATAAATTGATATGAAAGATTTTTTTAAAAATAAAAAAGTTGTAGTCACAGGTGGGTCAGGATTCATTGGTACTCATTATTTGATTGAACTTGTAAATCAAGGAGCAAAAGTTGTAACACATACTCACAAATCTCCATTACAGTATAGTCATGATGATATTTTCGTTCATGAAAATTTGGACTTAACAAAACTGAAAGATTGTTTCAAACTTGTTGAAGGGTCAGATTACGTAATTCATTGTGCAGGACAAATAGCACATCCATCGACAGTTCCAACAGACGTACAAATTTCTCTGAATCAAATACAAATAATTGGAAATGTGTTAGAAGCATCTTACAAATCAAAAGTAAAAAGATTCTTAGATTTAAATAGTTCCACTGGCTATCCCGACATAAGAAGACCATTGACCGAAGATGAGTTTTGGATTGATGAACCTTATAAATCTTATTATGGGTATGGGTGGATGAGAAGATATAGAGAAAAACTCATGGAACACGTATCACGTTTGGGTGAAATGGAAATCTGTATTGCAAGAGGGACTGCAATTTTTGGACCTTATGATAATTTTGATTTAAAAACTTGCCATGTTGTACCCGCATTAATAAAACGATTATTGAGCGGTGAGAACCCATTTGTAGTATGGGGGTCACCTGATGTTGTTAGGGACTTTCTTTATGTAAAGGACGTTGTTAAAGGTTGTTTATTGATTTTGGAAAAAGGAGAATCTATGAGACCATATAATTTGGGATATGGTGGTGGAATATCTATTGGTCAAATTGTGGATACAATTGTTAAAGTTAGTGAACTAAATCCTGAAGTTGTTTGGGATGATTCCAAACCCACAACAATTCCATTTAGAGCGGTGAGTATTGAACGAATAAAAAATGAATTAGAATTTGAACCATCATACTTTTTTGAACAAGGAATAAAAGAAACAATTGAATGGTTCAAACTTCATAAAGTTTGATTTATTATTGGAAAAAAAATGGTTTCATATAAGTTTATAAAAGATGTACTCATCATTTTCCCGAATTTATCCAAAAATCTCTCAGATATTACTCATGTTATAGAAAAAATAAAACCGAGTAACCATGTAATAATTTGGCAACCATGGGAAGAATCGGATAACAGGTTTCATGATTACTTGAGGCATGATTATATTTCTAACCCGAGTCATTTGGAAGATGTGAGTAATTTTGAAAATATTTTAACAAAATACGATATAAGGTGCTTCCTTCTTGTCGGTTGTGATTTCAGTGAGGCTTACTCGAATCTGAATACAAACCCAATCAAAAATTTCGAAGTACTTTTTTGGCCTACCGCACTATTACATTACACTTTCTATGCCTTGATTGAAAATTATGGGAAGACCCCAATGGAATTATACAATCCAAACAAGATAATAAAAAAACTCTACTTGAATTTGAATAATCATGTAAGAAGTCACCGAGCCGAGTTTATGGATTATTTATGTAAATTTGGATTATTCGATTATGGGGTTAATACGTGGGCACATGTTCAAGATAATTGGCCCTATGAATATTTTAAGGAAAGAAAATTAACTCTTGAAGAAAGTCGGGACTATAACAAACCTCATAAAGTTTATTCATATGAGTTACTAAACGTAAACAATTTAATCGATGTTGTAACCGAAACCGCACCACGTTTGGAATCATTCGGTATTGATGACAAACCAAATGAATTTATTTTTCATACTGAAAAAACATTCCGAGGGGTTTTATTAGGAAACCCTTTTTTAATATTGGGTAACAAAGGGCAAAATAAAAATTTGTCAAAATATGGATTAGGTTTATATGGCCCAATATTCAACTATGATTTCGATAACACCGATTCTATGAAATTAAGGTGTTTAGGTATTATAGATAACTTAATTGGGATTAGAGATAAAAATTACAATGAAGTAAAAGATTCTGTTGGAAGTATTGCTTGGTCTAACGTGATTACACTAACCAATATCGTTTATAACGATTTGTTTATTCCCGAAAAATTAAAATTATTGATAAAAGAAAATAAAGAAACCTACAGAATTATACTTAAAGATTTTGATATCGGATATTGTGATGCATTTGGAATTGATTATAATTGGAGTTTGACGGCAAATATTTTCAGAGAGATATATGAAAATGCTTAAAAAAAATTAAATTATGAATATATTAATAACTGGTGTTTTAGGAATGGTGGGATCACATATGTTGGATTTCTTATTAGAGAAAACTGATATGAAAATATATGGATTTTGTAGATGGAATGAATCAATGGACAACATTGAACATTTAACTGAGGTGATTAACACTACGGACAGGATAAAACTGATTTATGGAGATTTAAATGATTACAGTTCAATTGTTAATGCAATAGAAATTTCCAAACCTGATTATGTTTTTCACCTTGGGGCTCAATCATACCCGCAAACAAGTTTTGATTCCCCGATTGAAACTTTGCAGACGAACATAATTGGGACTGCAAATTTATTAGAAGCCATCAGAAAATCCCCACATAAAAACGCTTACATTCATGTTTGTGCATCGAGCGAAATTTTCGGGAGAGTTCCAAAAGAAAAATTACCCATCAATGAGGAATGTTCCTTACACCCAGCATCACCATATGCGATTTCAAAAGTTGGAACTGATTTAATCGGAAGGTATTACGGAGAAGCATACAAAATGATGGTAATGACGACTAGAATGTTTACACATACAGGTCCAAGGAGAGGTGATGTTTTTCACGAATCAACTTTCGCAAAACAAATTGCAATGATTGAACATGGGTTACAACAACCGCAAATATTTGTGGGTAATTTAGACTCCCTTCGAACTTATGCCGATGTTAGAGACGCAGTGAGAGCATATTGGATGTTATTGAACATCAATCCATCACCTGGTGCATATTATAATATTGGTGGTACTCATACATGTAAAGTGGGAGATACTTTGAATTATCTTATTTCTAAATCTACAGTGAAAGATATAGATATTGTTGTTGATAAAAGTCGTCTTAGACCTATTGACGCAGATTTACAAATACCTGATACAACAAAATTTAGAGAGATGACAGGGTGGGAGCCGACAATAAACTTCAATCAAACAATGGATGATTTATTGGAATATTGGAGAGATAGAATTAATAAAGGAAGAAAATTTTTAAATAGATAAAATGGAAAAAAGAAAGTACCTACCAACATTAGCGGAACTGATTGACAGATTAAGTATTTCTCAGTTGAAAGAAGTTTTTATTCCCGAACATAAAGAGGAATACGCACAAGAAATTAGAGACATTGAACATGATATTGATTTGATTCTTAAAGAAAAAAATGTGGTGATTGACGCAAAGACTTTAAGATCGATTGTAGTTTTAGCTCAGACTAATTTACATATATGGCACAATGAATCTAATTACAGAAAAGGAATTAAAGAGGGAAATAATTTGGAACTGACTCATGGATTGAATGGAGTTCGTAACACAGCAAAAAATAGAATACAAGAAATTGTAGGTGGCAGAAAAGATTATAAAACTGATTGTTTGGCTGCGGAGTTCAAAGATTGGGGTATAAGTTGGGAATAAATCGTTCATATGTTAGATAAGGTTAGATACGAATTAGGTGAAATCGGATATTCAATAATTGACAACTTTTTACCAATCGATGTTGCAAAAAATATACAAGATTTGTTCACTTCAGAAAATTCTTGGGAAAAAATACATCAGGTGAGAGAAAATCATTATGAACATGTGTTCAAAACGAAATCACCCTATTTACCAAAGAAAGACGAAGTTTATTCAACAAGATTTAGTAGGTCATTCATTTTGGAAAAAAACGAGGACTTGAAAAATATCTATAATGAATTTTTCGTTCCTTTCCTCAAAAAAGTTTCTCCCTTTGATTTAACCGAATTTGACATAAGATGCCACAAATCAGATAAAGGGGATTACTTTAGAACTCATGTTGATGATTATGCTGGTAATATCAATTTAATATATTATGTTAATGAAGAATGGATTTGGGATTGGGGAGGTATTCTCAACATTACAGACGATAATGATTACGAATTTAACAAACAAATTTTACCCAAATTTAATCGAGTGACATTATTGAACAATAAAGTCTTCAGGTCTCCTCATTTTGTTTCTTCAGTTGAGGAATTTGCCAAAAATTCGAGGTACTCAATTGTATCTTTTAATAAATAAGTTATGACAAAAAATTTAGAGCAATATCCAATAGTTAGAGAACACAACTGGAATGAAGAGGAACTTATTCATTTTGAAAATAAAATAGTTGAACATTGGGAGTCAGGTAAAATACGAGGCCCTGTTCATTTGAGTGGAGGTAATGAAAAACATCTTGTTGAAATATTCAAAAGAATTTCAAGGAAAGACTGGGTATTTTCAACGTGGAGGTCACATTATCATGCTTTACTGAAAGGAATATCTCCTGAATGGTTGGAAAAAGAAATATTGGAAGGTAGGTCGATTACAATCGTCAATAAAGACGAGAAGTTTTATAGTTCGGCAATTGTTGGTGGTATAATACCAATAGCGGTTGGTGTTGCGATGGCAAACAAACGAAAAGGTATTGATGAAATGGTGTGGTGTTTCGTTGGAGACATGACATTCGAAACTGGTACTTTCATGGAAAATTATAAGTACGCTAAAAATTTCGATTTACCTATTAGATTTGTTGTGGAAGATAATGAAGTTTCAACTAATACACCAACTATTGAAACATGGGCTAAGAAAACCGAAATTCCTGAAGATGTTATTTGGTATAAATATAAAAAAGAGTGGCCGCACTACGGAACTGGAAAATGGGTAATTTTTTGAATTTAGTTTATGATGAGGTCGATGTATTCAAACAGGATGTAATCAATTATTTTGATTGTTATGTAGGAATGCGTAATCCTGAAGGGTTCAAATTCAAAGTTTTCAACATCAATGAAATTCCTAACGATAATCAAAAGTATTATTATTTTTATGAATATCGATATTATTTAGCGGCAGAAATTGTTTCAAAACAAGATTTACCCTTCAGTGAAAAGGTAATTGACTTATTAAAATTCAATCCGAATTTTTATGTGATAGTTAAGAACGATGCTGAATCTGATGATGATAATTTAATCAATAGTCTCGATGCCCTATTGAAAAAAATGGGTATTCCTACCAAAAAATTTGTAGTAATTAATTGTAATGAAATCAATCATGATGTAAAAACAAAGTTTGATGTTGATTTGATTACTCATACAACTAATAATGGAAAGTTCGCAATTGCTAATGAATTGACCAGATTTCCTTACAATTACAAAAAAGAGAGAAATTTTTTATTCATGTCATATAATCGAAAGGTGAAAATACATCGGTTCGCTCTATTAGTTTATTTGATGTACCATAACATAGTTGACGATACAGATTGGAGTTGGATAAGGGGATATGAAATGAGAGAACTTTTCATCAATTCGGGCAGTCTTTCAAATTTCAAACCATATTTGAGTCAATTCTTTACTGAAAGTGAGGTTTTGATATATGAAAAAGAAATTATCAAACTTCTTGATGTTCAAATACATAATAGCATTTACGAAAAAAATTATCAAGTTGATTATCCTCCTCATACATTCGACACAGTTGCCTCTTATTCAAACAATCCATACAAAAATTCATACATTAACATAGTTACTGAAACCAATTTTGAAAAAAATGATATTATAATCCTGAGTGAAAAATCTTTTATACCTTTATATTTTTCTCAAATTCCAATTATAATGGCAAGTGCAAATCATATTAAAAAAATGAAGGATAGGTATAATTTTGATTTTTTCGATGATATTGTCGATCATAGTTATGACAATGAACCAAATGCAAAAAAAAGATTTGAAATGATTATCAATGAAATCTTAAGATTGAACACCAAAAAACAAGATATAATAAGTTTTTTCAAGAATAATAAAAATCGTTTCGATAAAAATATTCAAATTTTCGAAGACATCAAAAATGACAAAACAGACTTTAATTTCTACAATAGTTTAATATGAATCAAGATACAAGTTATAAGGATGCATTGACAAATGCAATGACTTTTTTAGCCGAACAATCCGATACAATTTTTATTGGACAACAAACTCTTTATCCAGGAAACCCAATGAGTACAACGTTGGGAAATGTTCCAAAAAATAAAATTATTGAATTACCAGTAATGGAGGATTCACAAATGGGTATGTCTTTGGGAATGGCGATGACTGGACATTTCGTGATTACTTTTTACCCCAGATGGGATTTTTTGATTTGTGCTACAAATCAATTATTGAATCATTTGGACAAAATAAAATTGATGAGCAATAATCAATTCAATCCCAATATAATTGTCAGATTAGGTAAAGGGTCGGATTATCCGATAGACCCAGGACATCAACACAAAGGGGATTATTTCACTGAGTATCAGTCACTTTGTAAAAATATTACATTTCATAATCTATTATCTCATGAATTAATTGAAGATAAGTACAAAGAAGCTTACAATGAAGGAGGAATTCATGTTATTGTTGAATATCCCCAATTATACACAAAATGAAAAAACTGAGAGATTCCATAGAATTCCTTGATAATAGAGTTGGTTTACATCCAACTGTTGGAATTATATTGGGGTCTGGTTTAGGTGAAATTGTAGAAAAAGTAAGTGACCCAATCATAATAAATTATCGAGAAATTCCTCATTTTTTGAATACAGGTATTGAAGGACATAGTGGTAATTTAGTATTCGGTCAAATAGGTGAAATCAATTTAGTTTTGATGCAGGGTAGGAATCATTATTATGAGGGTCATACGATGCAGGAAATTACATATCCCATAAGAGTTATGAAATCTTTGGGAGTTGAAACTTTGATTACCACAAATGCGGTCGGAGGTATAAATGAATCTTTCGAAGTCGGAGACATCATGTTAATCAATGACCACATAAATTTGATGGGAACCAACCCATTGATTGGAAAACTCGAAGGTGAAAGATTTATTGATATGTCATCTGTTTATGATAAAGATTTGATAGATGTAGGATTATTCACTGGTGATAAAAATAATTTTAGAGTCAAACAAGGAGTTCTCACTGCATTATCTGGACCAACATATGAAACGCCTGCTGAACGTAGATTTTTGAAATTAATAGGATCTGACGCTGTTGGGATGTCAACCATACCTGAAGTGATTGTTGGAAAACAATTAGGGATGAAAATATTTTCTATGTCCGTGGTTACAAATATTGTTGGGAAGTCGGGTGTAAACCATAATGAAGTACAGGACACAGCAAATAAAGCTGTTGAACGTGTGTGGTTGATATTGAATGATGTTTTAAGATGTGTTTGAGTAATCGCAAAGTTTACACTGGAGGGACATTTGATTTATTTCACAGAGGTCATGTGAATTTTTTACGTCAATGTAAAGAAATTGGAGATTATGTTGTTGTTTCTTTGAATACAGATGAATTCATATACCGATATAAAGGGGAATATCCAACTATCAGTTATGAAGGTAGGAAAGAAGTACTCTTAAGTTGTAAATACGTTGATGAAGTAATTCCAAACACTGAAGGGGAAGATTCAAAACCGACAGTTCTTTCTGTAAATCCAAAGTTTATAGTAATCGGAAGTGATTGGGCAAAAAAGGACTATTACAAACAAATGAATTTTACACAAAAATGGTTGGATGATAATGGGTTTGTTTTACTTTACATCCCCTATACCGAAGATGTGTCTACGACTATCATAAAAAAAAACCTCAAAGTTAATTCATAATTTAAGTTTTTCAACTACATTGAATATGATGAAAACCGCTGTTTTAGTTTCAGGAATGTGTAGACAATTTGACATTGCAGTCAAATCATGGAAGTTTTTGAATGACCTTGATTGTGATGTTTATTTTTCCACTTGGAAAAAGTCGGTTCAATCAAGTAAAGTATTGAATGTTCACATTGAAGAAGACATTACTGAAGACACAATTTTGGAACATATTCCAAGTGCAAAAATCAAAATTTATGATGTGAACGATTATGATTTTTCAGGAGATAGGGCGTTTCATAATGAGAAACATCTTTTTTTGATGAAAAGTTCATTGAACATGATTAAAGAAAGTGGTATTGAATATGACATGTTAATCATGACAAGACCAGATAATTATTCATTTTATAATTACACTCCTGATTTCTATCATAGTTTAATCAAAGAAGGTGTCATTTATGGGCTGACCCCAATATACATAACAGGTAGACCTTCAACACAAGAATATTATTTGGTTGAGTATTATTTTATGGGTCATTTCGAAACCTTGTTTAACGTAATTGATAGTCTTCCAACAAAAATGTCTGGAAATATTCATACAGAATTCGCCCGAGAAATTTTAAAATTAGATTATTATGTGGTTCAATTACCCGATTTTGATTTGAAATTGATAAGACCGAATGTTAGAGATTTGAAAAGTTCTGAAATAAATAGTTTTTCAGTTTTCAATAAGTTCATGGATTGGGGGCAAAATGAAGGTTTTAAAAGAGATAAAAGTTTGATATGAAAAAATTATTTAGTTTCGGTGATTTATATGTTTCTGATTTCATCAAACAAGATGAAGAAGGAAGAGCGGGAAAACATGATTTGACCCTGACAATCGATGAAAGATATGGGGCGGCACGATTAGAAAAGTGTACTCCAATTCATTCCATGTTTGGAAAATATTGGTATAGAAGTGGAACAAATACAACTATGCGAAAAGAATTACTCAACATAGTTTCAAGTATATTAAAAGTCCAAAAATTAGAGAGAGATGATTTATGGTTGGATATAGCATGTAATGATGGTACATTATTAGGTTACGTACCTCAGCAAATCAAAAAGTTAGGGATTGACCCAACAGATGAAACCTTCACAGTTGAATCAAGACAATTTGCAGATGAAATAATTGAAGATTATTTCACTTTAGAATCCTACAAAAGGTCACAGTTTGCGGAAAAAAAGGCTAAGGTAATCACATGTATTGCCATGTTTTATGATTTGGATGAACCTATAGATTTTCTTAAAGATATTAATGAAGTTCTTGATGATGATGGTTTGTTCGTAATTCAAATGAGTTATACTCCTCTGATGATAAAACAATTAGCGTTTGACAACATAACTCACGAACATGTTTATTATTGGTCATTATCATCACTCAACAAATTGATGATCGAGGCTGACCTCAAAATAGTTGATTGTCAATTGAATGATGTAAATGGAGGAAGTTTTAGAATTTACATCAAGAAGAAAAATTCTGATGAGACTAAATTTGCAACAAGACCTTATCGTGATGTTTGTGATGTTAGAGTTGAATCGATATTAAATTGGGAAAAAACACAAAATTTAGACTCAGAAGAAACATGGATGGATTTCTACGAAAAAGTACAGGACCTAAAAAAACAAACATTGGATTTTCTGAAAGAAGAGAAGGCAAAAGGGAAGAAAATTTGTGGGTATGGAGCTTCAAGTAAAGGAAATACCTTATTACAGTATTTCGGAATAGATGATACATTAATCGAGGTAATTGCAGAACGAAGTCCTTACAAGTACGGACACAAAACAATAGGTACAAACATTCCGATATTATCTGAGGAAGATGTCAGAAAAATGGAGCCTGACTATTTGCTGGTTTTACCTTGGCACTTTATTTCTGAATTTATCGAAAGAGAACATGAATTCTTAGAACGTGGAGGTAAATTTATCGTACCATGTCCAAAGTTCGAAATAATCGGTAAAAATAATTTATAATGTATATATTAGGTGTTTCATCATTTTACCACGATTCTTCTGCATGTTTATTTAAGGACGGTGAGTTAGTTTTTGCTTGTGAAGAAGAAAAATTTACAGGTATTAAACATGATAGTTCTTTCCCCAAAAACACAATCCAATACATTTTCGAAAAGTATAATATTTCTTATGATGATATAGAATTAGTTTGTTATTATGAAGACCTAAATCTTAAGTTAAAAAGAGTTTTGATGAATTCAAAAACTAATTTTTTTAATTCACCAAAACATTCCATAAAATCATTATTTAAAATCTTCAGAAATATTTGGGAAGTTAGAGAACATTTAAAACCATTCAAAGGGAGGGTATTTTACTCAGAACACCATTTATCTCATCAATACTATTCATTTTTTACCTCTAACTTTGATAATGCAATTTGTTTATCAATCGACGGGGTTGGTGAAATTGATACTCTGTCTTTTGGATTGGCATCCGATAATGGTATTGGATATTATAGTTTAGGAGAATATCCGCATTCATTAGGTCTATATTATTCAACAATGACTTCGTATTTGGGATTTAAACCTAACGAAGGTGAATACAAATTGATGGGATTGGCATCATACGGTAATCCTGAAGAATATATCGAAAAAATCAGAAGTCTCGTAGAATTCAAAGGAGGTAAACTTGTTTGTGACATGGATAAGTTTTGTTGGAATAGGTCAGAAAGAATTATGTTCAATGAGAAATTGATTGAACATATAGGAATTTTACCAAGATTAACTGAAGAAGAAATAACATCTACACATCAAAATTTAGCAGCAGCGGTTCAATTACGTTATGAAGAAGTTCTATTTGACATAGTTAATAACTTGAAGAAATTTGAAGGGAAAAACCTTTGTTTAGGTGGTGGATGTGCATACAATGGGACTGCAAACGGGAAAATTACTACTAGTTCAGATTTTGAAAAAATATGGATTCCAGTTGCTCCATCGGATGCGGGTTCCTGTGTTGGAGCTTGTATTCATTACTTAGTAGAGAATAAAAAATTACTCACTAGAGTTACACAAGACCCTTTTTTAGGCCCGAAATATGATGTCGAATTTTATTTAGGCAATATTAAAAATATGAACTTTATACAAATTCACGATTATGACAGATTGATAAACTACGTTGCAGCAAAAATTCACGAAGGTAAAGTTGTTGGGTGGTACACAGATAAAATCGAATTTGGGGCAAGAGCATTAGGACATCGGTCCATTTTAGCGGACCCTACCATTCCTAATATGAAATCAAGGATTAATAAGTTGATTAAGAAAAGGGAAGGATTCCGACCTTTCGCCCCAATGGTCATCAAGGAAAAACAAAACCAATTTTTTCATGTTAATGATGACATACCATACATGAACCAAATTGTGAAAGTTAGAGAAGAGTATGCTGATAAACTATCTGCAGTTGTACATGTTGATGGAACATCAAGAATTCAGACCGTATATAAAAATTCTATCATACATGACTTACTTATCGAATTCGAAAAGTTAAGTGGATTTCCAATTATTTTAAATACATCATTCAATGTTAAAGATAAAACAATGGTACTCACACCATCTGACGCGATAGAAACCTTCAGGGACACTGATTTGGACTTGTTAGTTTTGGATAATTATATTATATACAAAATACTATGAAAAAAATTATAGATTGGTTTCTTAAAAAAATTAAGGAACGTAAAAGAAAAAAAGAATTGAAAAAGAAACTTGAAGAGTTGAGAAAAAGAGACCCTTTTATTTACAATCATTAAATTAACTTACTTTCATAAGTTTGGTTTTCAGTTGGCAAATAATTCGGGAAGTTACTTTCTATGTGTTTGAGTAAGGTTTCTGCGTAGATTTTATTGTGTTGGGGGCCAGGATGGCCTCCATCAGCACCGTAATCAACAAACTTTCCGTATAATCCATCAAATCGATTAAATTCCAAATATTCAGAAGGTATATTAAACCAACCATTCCATATCCAATTACTTTTTTTCGATTCCAAAAATAATTTAATCAATAAATGATTTTTATACCAATTCATAAAATCTTCATTGTCATTTTGTAATAGAAGTAAATTATTTTGAATCATTTTACCTTCTTCGGTTTCACGCAAAAATCCCCAAGAATCTTCATATAGAAAAGGTTTCACTCCTGAATTTTTTGTATATACCTCGCGTCTTCGAGGTGAAGTGTACATTATCAAAATTAAATCAGGTTTTATCAAGTCATAATAACTTAACAAACATCTTGAAATATAATCGTTACTTCGACCCGATGCACCGAAATTTAAATCTATTCCATTGGAAATCAATCTAGAAAATTGATGAGGCCAAGTTTGATTATCATTCACACCTATTCCTTCAGTGTTTGAACAACCTATTGACATGATTTTGAATCCTTTACTGTAGATTGAATCACTCCTGAATCCAAGCTCATTATAGGAGTAAGTGCATAATCCTGTGTTGTCTGTTCCAAGTTTAACTTTTTTCCTCGTAAGTAAACTTCTTAAGGAAGAAAATTCGAAATTGTTCGGAGACCAAAATTTCAAAGCGTTCATAATTATATTAACTTATTTAGTTTTTTTAATTTTTCAAATTCGATGTTTATTTCGTTGAATTGAATTGCTCCCCCCCAATTCCAATCCCATGATATTGTGTAATTGTTTTTTTTGAAAAATTTTGCAAAGTCTGAGAATGATGGTTGATTTTCATAAAGTTTCCAATTTGTCTCTTCGGAAAGACTCTCGCATGTTCCTTTTTCTACTATTTGAAATTTTTCTCCAAAACCGTACAGGACGTTAAGGTCATTCCCTTGTGTATCAATTATTATAAATTCGATATTTTCAATTTCATTATCTATTATAAAATTGTCCATTCTTATACATTCAACCTCAACTTCTCTCATTTCACCTAACTTTGGGCCATTACCCCAATTCATCAAACTTGAACATGAATCCAATGAACAAATATAAAAAGGTACTTTACCATCAATATTTGATACTGCTTTGTCGATTATCACATAATTTGGTGGGATTTCAAATTCGTTATAAATTTTGGATACTATATCTTTGTTGGGTTCAAATGCAAAAACCGTTAATGATTTATCATCTTTCGTTTCTTCCAAGAATTCCATAGAAGTGTGTAATCCAATCACCATTTTTGTTCTTTTCATGAAGTACTCGATAAATAATCAGGAAAATTGATTTTCATGTGATTCATCAAATTTTCCGCATAAAGTTTATTATGAAGTGGACCTGGATGTAAACCTTCAACACTCAAATCCAAAAATGGTTCATTCATATAATCACCATCAAACCTATTAAATTCCGAATATTTTTTAGGTATACCGAATGATCCATTCCATAACCAATTACAATTTTTTGATTCCAAAAATAATTTTATGGTTATGTGATTTTTATACCAATTGATAAAATCTTCATTTTCATTCTGTAATTCTATTAAGCAGTTTTGGATTTCTCTTCCTCTTTCAGTTTCATCCATATAACCCCAAGATAATGTTGGGATAAATGGTTCAATCCCACCATTATCTGTATATATTTCTCTTCTCTGAGGAGAGGTATACATTATTAATACCAAATCAGGATTAATTAAATCATAGTGGGTGACTAAGCATCTCAGTATATAATCATTACTCCTACCACCACACCCAAAATTTAGATTCACACTGTCGGGTATGAGTTGGGTAAATTGGTAAGGCCAAGTTTCATCGTCATTTACACCGACTCCTTCGGTTAATGAACACCCGATTGACATTACTTTGAATCCAGATTTATTGATTGAATCTCCCCTAAATCCTAATTCATTATATGTATATGTACACAATCCTGTATTATCACTTCCTGATGTACTAAAGGATTTATTTTTCCTACCGTCAAGGTGATATTTGTATGAAGAAATTTCGAATGTCTCAGGTTTCCAAAATTGAAGTGATTTCATTTTCAAAATAATTTTTGGTTAATAGAATGGTAATCATTCGATAAATAATTCGGAAAGTTTTGTTTCAAATGATTGAATAATTTAATAACGTATTCTTTATTATGTTTTGAGCCTGGATGGGACTCATCAGATGCTAAGTCAATAAATGAATCACTCATATAATCTCCGTCAAATCTATTATATTCCTTGAACTCTTTATGAACTCCAAACGAACCATTCCAAATCCAATTACATTTTTTCGATTCCAAGAATAATTTTATTAACAAATGATTTTTATACCAATTTATGAAATCAGAATTATCGTTTTGTAAATCAACCAAATTATTACAGGTGTTTCTTCCTTCATCAGAGTCTCGCAAATAGCCCCAACAAGGGGGCATAAATGGTTTCACACCATTACTTTTAGTCCACACTTCCCGTCTTTCCAAAGAAGTGTACATGATTAAAACTAAATCGGGTTTAATTAAATCATAATAACTTAATAAACACCTACTAATATAATCATTACTCCTTCCTCCACAACCAAAGTTTAAATCCACACCATTAGTAACCATTTTCGTAAATTGATTAGGCCATGTTTCATCATCATTAATACCAACTCCTTCAGTCAATGAACATCCAATTGACATAATACGAAAGCCATTTTTATGCATTGAGTCTCCTCTATATCCTAAATCATTATAGGTATAGGTACAGGATTTAGTTTCAGTGCTTGTTGGAGTTCTGAACTCTTTAACTCTTTTTTGACCATTAAGTTTATATCTTAATGATGAAATTTCAAAATCATTGGGAGACCAGTATTTTAATGATTCCATAAATTTAGATTAATGAGTTAGGGTGTGATTTATCTTTGATTTCATGTAATTTATCCAAAAAAAATTTTTTACAAATTTTCTTCCGAAATTCAGAATCGAAATAGAGTTCTCTGTTGAACTTACAAATTTCTATCACTTCAGGATTATCATATACGTTCGATAATTCTATAGCAGCATCTATAACGTGTTTCACTTTATTTTTACCATTCATTTCATCATAATCCTCATTTATGATTGAATTGAACGTTTTGAACCCCATGTCTCGTAGGTGTTTTAGATGTCCTTTGGTTGCGGATACAACAAACGGTAATCCTAAATAAATTGATTTGTAAGTTTTCTCGGTGATATGTATCGCCTCGTCATATAACATGGTTTCAGTAATTATATCTACTTTACTATTATAATACCAATCTGGATTAATTGTAAATAAGAATTCGTCGTGATATGATAGTCTACTACCGTACATAACATCGCCTTCTAATTGTATGGATTTGAACTCGAGACCATTTAATTTTAGTTTATGTGCCAAATCTAAATCGATCATTTTGAGAGGGGTATAATTGTCTACCCAAGTTAGCCGTGTTTCATCCAATAAACCTCTTTTGAACAACTCTTCAATAATTTGATACTTGTGATAAAATACCCTCCGATTTAAACACAGAAATTTTTTATCTGGTTCTATTTTTGTTCTTTCGTTTTCGGGGTTAATATATTGTTTGAGATGGTTATATGTTGATAAGAAAAAGTGGGGAAAGAAAAATGTATTTAATGTGAAATTCTCATATTTCATTTTGTGTAAACCGATTTTCAAGGAGTCATTTTTAACAAGAACCAATCGGTTGATGTCTATTCCGTTGGATTTCAATTTATTCAAAAAAGATAAACTAAGTTCATCTACTCTGTTGTGGGCTTCTCTTGAAAAATCTGCCATAAAGTAAAACTTTTTATCCTGAAGTTTTTTGAGTAAATCTATAAATTCATCCGAAGTAGTGTATGTTGTGTATGGAAGTTTTGGACTTGTTTCCCAAACAAAAACTAATAGGTTCAATTTATTTGAATCAATTACGTCTGTATCAACATTTTTGAATGAAATATTTCTGTCTATTTTTTCGAGCATTTCTTGAATACCTGACCCTTTGAATATATCTGTAAACCAAAAATCTATTTCCATTTAAATTATTGTTTTTGTAATCAAATTATCTTTCTGTAAAAACCATAACAAAGAATATCTTTCTCCACTTAAAATTGGTGTGATTTCATGGTCTATATTTACTTCAAATATGTAAGCGTTGCCAACGGTTTTATTCAATGTATATTCGTTGGGGTTATACAACTTGAAGTCACCCCCCTCAAAATTTTCATTCAATAGAACCCCAACCGCATAAACTCTGTTGTCAATTGCGTCATTATGTTTTCCAAACCAATCTCCTGCAACGAATTTATGAAAGTGGATTTTATTTTTGATCGCAGTGATTTTCAACTTAGTTTCTTCTTGGAAAAACTCGGAAAGTTTTTCGAATATCCATTTAGTATTTTCATCATACTTTATTGGCTGTGAGTTGTATCTTCTATCACTTACATAGGAATGATTATTTATATTTTTGGTTTCGTCCCAAATTATGGATTGGCATTCCTTCGCACTAAATAATATCTTTTCTTTCAAAATCATGAATCAATTGGAATCTATCTTTTCTATATTTTTTAGTGTAATCAAGTAAATGTAAATGTTGGGGGCTTGTAATATTCAGGTAGTCAGTTAATAATTTCAATTCTGTTTTATTGATATAAATGTTTTCATATTTTAATTGTAGTACATCATATTTTTTTAGGACTGATTTCATACTATCATACCAATTTTTCCTCCGTATTATTTCATTTTTATTTTCAATAATCCAATCATTAGTAATATCATATTCGACATGCCATTTATCAGTTTTTTTTGCCATGATGAAACTTATCGCAGTTTCAACACTATCATCACGGGTCAAACAAATTACTTTATCAAATTTAAGAATTACATGGTTCGGAGGTGCGAATTCCTCAATGACTATTTTTCTAACTATATCTTTCTTATCAAAAACTGAATAGAAAGTTTTTTTATTATATGGAGTTTCATCCAACTCAATCTTCATCTCCCTCGAAATCCATTTACATAAGGTAGTAGAACCACTTCTAGTATGAGATAATACCAATATTTTCATTATATCAAAGTTTTGGTTTTATCTGTAAATTCGTGTAAGTTATGGAACATATATTTGTTCTTACTAATTTTATTGAATTCTTCTTTGAATAATTCATGTTCGGGATGCGAATTATCCCATACTTGTTTCGATTTAAATTCATCTTCACCGAATGTTCCCCAGTTAGTTATTTTTCCAAAGAACACCCCAACTTTTTTTCCGAAAATTGAGTACATTATATTGTAGAATAATTCCATCTCCCTGTAGTTCGAATCTTGTACTACAAATGATGTTTTGACATATTTCAAACTCGGAATTGTATTTATGAAATTTAAATTTTCTATGAGATTATCCCACTTTCCTCCTAATCTTGTTTTGTTTTCGTAAGTATCTTTTGTCCCAGCATCTATACTTATCTCACAACTTTTGACGTATTTGTGAACATTTGGCATACTATCCCACATTTCTTTATTCCACATCGATGCATTAGTATGAAAATGAATCGACTTCAGTTTAGGATATTTCTTGGGGTCAAAATTACGCAAGTAGTTTCTGAAACCTACGGATATAAATGGGTCCCCTGAACCTGTTATATATAATGTCTTAACGTCCTTGGAGTAAAAGGAATCTATTTCCTCTATTGTTTTTTCTACTCGTTGTATTCCTTTTTTATCCTCTACAATCAAATCTACTCTACAAGATGGACATTTATAATTACAAGTCCTATCGAAATTCATTACCAAGACTTTTGGTCCTTCATTCAAAAATGGAGATTTAGGTGTAGATTCAGTTTTCAATTGGACGGGGCCAGATGTTTCACCAAAGTTGATAAGTTTACTCAAATAAGGACATAATTCTTTATCACAGTATTTGAAGGATCCATCAATTATTGATTCCCGAATGTCAGTCATTGGAGTACTATTCCAAACTTCCTTCAAAGGAATTTCTGAGGTTTCTATTTTGTTTGGCAACCAAGATGGACAGCATGCAAAACAGACATTAGTGTGAATCTCCAAGTTTTTGAATGGTACTGTACAAAAATATTTTTTTAAGTCTACCTCTGAGTTCATAGATATATAATAACAAAAATTTTTTTTTTATCATTATTAGATAGGTATTTTGACTTCACGTGAATGGTTAAAAATTGGATAACCATCCCATTTGGATTCAAATTTGTTTGGTTTTTTATCTGAAATAATTTCGGGATTATTTGTTTTAATCCAATTATATAAATTATTAGAGATATATTGATAACCAAGTTCATTTGGATGACTACAAACAAGTGATTTCATATTTGAGTTTTCTTCGAAGTTAGGGAAAATAGATTGATTAAATTTCATCATATTATTTATATTGTGAAATTTTTCAAAAAAAGTATTTTGACGGTAATCAATTGGAGTATACAGAAATTTGTATTTCTTAGAAATACAATGTTCTTCCATAATTTTGACATAAAAAATTTGTTCAAGAATTGGGTCCATATCTAAATCATTTATGAATTTTAAATATTCTTTTCCGATTTCGTAACTATGAACATTGTAAATGTTTTTTTCCATCAGTGGGTTTATATTCATCAGTGTGGAATCTCTGTAGAATGAAAATCTAGTTGGAGATGGTAATAACCAAAGAACCAAAACGTCAAACTCGTCAGAAAAATTTTTATTATAGTATTTTTCGAACCAAACTTTTACATTACCTGAGGTGGATGACCCACCAAACCCTAAATTGATTAGAGTATCATAATTGAGTTGTTTTTGAAGATGTGATGGCCAAGAATATTTGTGAAATCTTTCTTTACTAATGTAATAAACTTCTTCTGTTTTTTTATACTTTGTTTTATCACCAACTTTGTATGAGACAACTTCAGGGTCATAACATCCTACTCCCTCTGTGAAGGAACATCCCATTGTTAATAGAAGTTTTTTTTTCATATAAGAGTGTTTTTTTTTACATTCATTGGGTTATTGTGCATAAATCCAACTAAGGTATATCTATTTCCAATACAATTATTGACTTTGTGGTTTTCTTCACCTGAAAAATAAATCATATCTCCTGTTTTGGGGGTATAGCTTATTTTGTCAAAAATTACTTCACCTCCTGTAAAATTATCGTTAAGAAAAATAATGAAAGACCAAGGATTTACGTGCCGATGTGGGATAGTAGACTGATTTATTGATTCGTTGAGCATTTGAACTCTAAACTTCTTGAATATAAAGGTTGAAAACCTATCGGTAATTAATTCTCTTCCTATTAAATTAATAAAATAAAATTTGTAAATATCATCATCGCAATACTGGTCGTTTTCTATTTTATATAAATTCGTAAAGTACTCACATTCTGATGAATTCAAAAAATTTTCATAATAAACAATCATTCCACATTCAAATTAATTTTCCTGTTTTCACGTTTAAAGGATTATTTTGCATCCCTCCAATGAGAGTATATCTATCACCGACACAATTGTTAAGTTTGTGCCTCTCTTCTCCAGAAAAATAAACCATATCTCCTGTTTTTGGTTCATATTCGATATTATCGAAAACTAATTCTCCCCCAATGAAATTTTCATTCAGGAAAATGACAAACGACCATGGATTCACATGAGTATGTGGAGCTTTACATTGGTCTATTGATTCGTTCACCATTTGTATTCTTAACTTTTTGAAAATATAATTGGGAAACTTGTCGGTCTCAAATTTATTATCTGTTATATCTGTGTAATAAAATTTTAGTACATCATTATCACCAAGTCTATTTTTTTTTTGAATCCATTCCATAAACTCTATATCATTTGATTTGAACAAATTAATATAATATTCACATTCATAATTACTTAGGAAGTTGGGTATGTAAGTGATCATATTTATTATATTAAAACGGTATTTAATAAAAATTCAGAAGAAATATTTCCCGCAATAACAACCCTATCAATAGTAGATGTTGGTGTGTGTGTTGGAACATGCCATAAATATCCAGGGAAAAAAATGATTTCACCCTCCTTTGGTGTAATCCTATGAATATGATTGTTTTTATCTTTAATCAATAAGTCACCTTCCCCATTCTCCAAATTTGGGGGTATTTGTACATAGAAAACAAATGTGTAATCAGTTTTAAGTTGGGTTCTACCTCCATCTAATTTTGAGTGTGTGTGCCATATATAATTCGATGGAGGCAAATCTTTTGTTTGGATGTAAGACCACATACTGACCGCATAATCTACATGTTGAGTTTTTTTTAATTCAAAATACTGATTAACAACAAAATTTTTGATGGAGTCAAATTCTCTACAACAAAACATTAATTCATCTGTGTTTTGTGATGTATTACCATTTGGTTGTTTCAGTAGGGATTTATTTTTATAGACTTTTCGAAGTATGTCTTCTTTATTGAACTCCCAATTGTATTTTACATTATGTGTCATTTTTTTTATAGGGGTTTCTATATAAAGTTTTTCGGAGTAGTCTTAAATTCTGAGCCGTAGTTCGCTAATAGTTCTTCGCCACTGTATATCTTTCTTAATGCAATTGGATTAACATGATTAATTGTATCGACATTCGCGTTATTTAATCCACTATTAATAAAAGTTTTCGGCCAAATATAAATCCAATGAAACCCTTTTTCTAATGGGAAGAAAATTTTACCATACTCTTTTTCTATGTATTGTTCTTGGTTTTCTTTGTTAATATAGAATATTTTATTGTCAAAAGTTTCTAACATTGTTTTTTGTAATTCCGTTGGTAATTGAAATAATTCATCGTGGTCGATAGAATATATCCCACTTTCACCAAACCAAGGATTAAATATTGATTCACCAATTTCAATATCTCTGATTGCAAAAAATCCAACTCCGTGAATACGACTTGGCTTTAGTGCACTCACTACATAGTTTTTTATATATTCAAATGGTGTCATGATTTTTATTAAATTAAAGTTGTCCCAATTTCTCGTTGATTTTCAATGTTTAAACATAGGTTTCCTGCGTAAACGATTCTATCTATCTCAGAGTTAGGAGTCGGTATTGCAGTATGTCGTATGTCTGCTGGAAAAATAAAAAAATCTCCCTCTTCAGGTAAAAACTTATGTCTTACACCATCCTCAGTTTCAAATACTATGTGACCCTCATCTCCACTTATATCAGTTGGGGTTTGAAAATAGTATGTGAAAGTATAATCTGTTTTAATAAATGATACTCCAGGTGGATGAACTAATAGATGTTGATGCATCCATTCTAAATTAAACCCTTTAGTTTGGGTATATATCCAAAAATGTTCAGCGTAATTTTTAAATTTTTCACCAGAAATTTTTTCCACATGACTTTTGATTAAGTTGTTAATGGTTAAAAAACATTCAGATTTTATTTCTACCCAAATTGAATTGTTTTTATTTTGTGGAGTTGGGTGAATAACTAATGAATCATTTAATTTCACATATTTGATGCAATCGTTTTTGATATTAGAAAAATTCTCGTCGTGAGATTTGTAAATTGTGAATTTATCAGATAATTTTATTAACTGAACCATAAAATTGTGTATCTATTTTTTCATGTCTTTGGTAATTACTCAAAAGTTCTTCACCTTTCCTAATATGTTCGATTGATTTCATACTTTCTTTATCAATGTTTGCATTTTTAGTATAAAACCCACTATTAACAAAATAGTATGGATTTGTGTAAATCCAATGACAACCTTTAGTCAACTTAACATAGATATTAGTGTCTAATGGAAATTGAGTAGATAATAAAAATAAATCATGAATGTGATTTTGTAAATCAGAATCCAAATCATTCAATTCGGTCTGTGAAATGGGATAGAATCCAGTTTTACCTTCCCACACATGAAACAATTCTGTATCCATTGGAATTTCCTTAATCGCAAAGACTCCTACACCCGAAATTTTGCTTGGTTTAAGTTTTACAAAAACATGATTTTTTATGTAATTGTATGCATCCATTACAAATGTTTAGCGATGAATAATTCAAAAAACTTGTTGATTACACTGTCTAATCTAGCTTTTTCAGTATTAGACAAATATGAAGTTGTTCTATTCTTTACTTCGCTTAGTGGTTTCTTTTTATATAGATTTGGGTGTTTTGTAATATCCATAGTTTATTTGTTATGTACTAAAATTTTATTTGCGTAAAAATTGTGATTGTCTTCCACAGAAATGATATACGTCCGAGTGTTAATTCGACTTAATTCCATTATAGATTCAATTTTTACAGTTTCATTGTCAGACAGATTTACAAAATCTCCAACTCTAATTTCAATCACATTGGAAGGTAAAATGTATCTTTCATTGGTCCACTCTGGTTTGTAAGACGCAAGTTCCAAACCATTAACATAATACGGGTGGTCAAAAGTTGAAGTTATTTTAATCCCATTCGATAAAGTATATTCTACTAAATCATCATGTATTGGTGAAGAAGTGTTTGTAACCTTTTTGGGTTCGATGGTTTTTTTTTCTTCGTTATATGATAAAACTACATCACCGATTTGTATTTCTTCTATGTTTTTTTCGATATCGTCTTCTAACAAAATTTTTGTTCCTGCTATGAAACAGAATTTGTTGTGAGTAAGAATACCGTTTGCATAAAAATTATGATTATTTTCTACTTCAAATATAAAAGTTTCAGTCTGAGACTTTTCTAATTCCTCGAATGAAGTTATTGTAGTAAACGTATCATCAATTAAGTTGACAACATCACCGATTTTTATTTGGGAAACATCGACACCAAGTTTATATCTGTCGTTTGTCAAAGAAGGTTTATATGAAGCTAGTTCTAAACCATTTACATAGAATGGATGGTCAAATGTACAAGTAATATTTTTACCGTTTTCGAAATGATAAATTACTAAATCGTTGTGAATTGGGGAAACTATTTTTGTAACTTTTTGAGATTCCTTAGTTTTTGTTTCTTCATTAAAAGAAATTACTAAATCATCTATTTTAACATCTTCAATTTTTTTTGATGTCCCATCTGCCATTTCAATCATTGTACCTTTTACAAAACAAAATCGATTATGGACTAAGACATTATTAGCGTAGTAATTATGGTATTTTTCGATTTCTGATAAGTTGTAAACCGTAAAATCTCCATCAAAAACTTGCATTTGAGTAATAGTTGAAGTACTATCGTAAAACTTTATAGTATCACCGACTTCAATTTTTTTAACAGACTCTTCTAAACTGTACAAATTATTTGATAAGGTTTCAGAATATGATGACCATCCTTTGTCTAAAGCATATAATGGATGGTCCAATGTAGATTTGAGTATTCCACCATTAGAAAATTCATATTCGACAATTTTATTAACCTTTCTTGAAAATATATTGAGCACTTGTCCAATTTTTGAATCATTATTTTTAAAATCGAATGATAAAATTTTGTCACCAATTTTTACATCTTCAATGTTCAACTGACTTCCATCTGCCATCAAAATCGGAGTTCCTGCTACAAAACAAGGAGCGTTATGAGAAACTACACTATGAAACGCTGTAGATCCATTTATAATATAAGTGTCCGAATCTTCAACATCAAGTTCTACAAACGACAACCCATTTTCTGAAGATACATAAAAATTTAGTTCATCAACTTGAATTAGTTGTCCATTTATGTCATAAAGGTAGTCTGTAATTGCATTGATTTCTGAGATAAATTTATAACTACTTTTATTAGTTAAACTATCATAGACTAAATATTTTTTATTAATGCCTGAAAATAATGAATCACTATCTATTACCATTTCCATCATAGAATTATATTTTAAATTGGCAACATCTTTGAATACTACATTGGAGGTTGTTAGATAAGACCCTTCAGGAAATTCGTCACCTTCATAGTTCCAACTCAAAGAATTTAAATCAGATTCACTTTGTGGTGAACCACTAATTAAATAAGATTGAATACTATCTCCAACCTGAATCTCGGATATTTCTTCCCAAGTTTGGTCCCCCATTAAAACTTCGTGTGAAGATAAGATTCCAGCAGAATCTTTTTTGAACATATTAGTTGCAAATTCATAAAAATGATAATCTTTCACTTTATTTGAGTTTTCTTCCAAATCAATCGAAGTGGGTAGTTCGAATATTGAACTTATTTTGTAACTATGTAAAGGAAGAATGTCTAAATTAGGGCCATATACTATTGCAAAAAATCTGATAGACGTAACGTGGTTATTCTCATCGAGAGTTGACGAATGAAAATGGTATTGTTCAATCAGAATATCTTCTGCAGATTTATCTTGAATAAAATTATCCCAATTTTCTTCAACTGTTCCATTGTCAACATTTATTTTGTAAAAATCAATTGGATTGAATGATTCGTAAATGTCTTTTATCGCGGCATCTGGTATATTAGAGGCATTTACCTCTTTTGTTAAGGTGTCAAAAGTTCCCAAAGATGAAGAATGGTAATAACCAACACAGTTGTCTGTAATTGAACCTTCAGTGAACAAATTATAAACATTCAATCTATTTTTACAGTAAACACTATCAAATATTGCAGTTTCGTCGTAAGCTAATCTCAACACAAATTTATCTGCGGCATCAGGAACTGATGTCGGATAGATTGAATTAATGTTTTCATCATGTAAGGTGATTGAAATAAGTGGTAAGGTATTATTCACCTCTTCTATCAATTTATTAACAAAATCAATGTGCAAAAATGGTTTATAAATAATGTCTAATGTTGTGATGTTATTAGAAGACAATACAGTCAAGAATCCATTGAAATCAAAATTTACTAATTCCTGATCTATAAACCCTGTATCCGTGTTCAGTTCTAATAATCTTAAGTTTCCGTTAGAGTCTTTGACAAAATCGGCTGAGAATACTGTTCCTTTCATATTTTTTTGTTTTTTCCTTAAGTATAAATATAGTGCAACTCAAAGTCTTTATCTATTATCAATGTATATCATAACTTCATTATAGTACGGAATAAAATCCTCATTCCAAATTGACCAAGTAATATCAACTCCATCGAAAGAAAATATTTTGAAGTTTGGGAAAAATCGTAGGTAAACATCTCTAAAAATCTTAAATTTTTCCTTAAGTTCAGGAGTTCTCAAGTGCCACTCACCTGATATTTTTTTTACGTTGTTTTTAATCCAAAACAAATTATCTAAAGTGAAAATCTCATACTCACCACTTTCACAATCCGTTTTCAAAAAATCAATTTTTTTGATTCCATAATCTTCAATAACTTTTTTAAATGATGTTGAATATAGTTTGTGATTCCCTGTCAAATCGAATACGTCTGTAAAATTAAATTCTCCTACAATGTTACTAATGCCCTTATTGATATGAGTTACGTTCCCATGTCTTGTGTTAAGGACCAATGTTTTGAATTCTTCGTAACTTGGTTCGAAAGCAAAAACTTGTGACGGGGATTTATCTAATATAGAAAATGTGAATGGCCCCAAACTTGCTCCAATGTCAAAAACTACATCACCTTCTTCAACTCGAACATGTCTTTCATAAATTTTATCAATAAAAATTTCTTGTTCTACGGTTTCGCGGAATCCATTATAACATTTTGGTTCCCATACAAATTGGTCTAAGTTCATTTTAATAAGTGTTGTATTTTATTTATCACCATTTCAGATGTTATTGATGTGTGACATTCAAATTGGCGAGTTGTTCCTTTATGAACTGGGCACCAATTCCAATCTCCTTTATCAAACTTGTAGTTAGGGTTATTCCAGCAACTGTTACAAACACTTGGATTCGTAATTCTTGTGCAATTCGATGTGAATTCGTGGTCGGCTTCTGTAAAGTTACTAATCATAACCACATGTTTTCCAATTCCCCATGACAACCAAGACAATCCACTTGAGAGTCCAATAAAAAATTCACTGTGGTGAATAACATTGATTGTATTTTCAATAGAAGTATCTTGCAATTTTACACAGTTGTCGAACGGATTATTTTCTTTCGAGACATTGACAACTTTATATCCTATTGAGTTTAGATAATTTATCAATTGTTGCCAACCTTCTTTAGTCCAAAATTTACATCCCGCTGTGGAATTTGTTGCAATTGTAATGTACTTCTCGGAGTATGGTCTTTCACCTATTTTATAATGGATTCTTGGTTTGATTTCACTAAAAGGTAGACCCAATATATTCGATGCGGCTTTTTGTAATGGGATTGTATTAGGTAATTCAGGTTCCTTACTTTCGTCCCAAAACCACCCAAGATTATATTGCCCAAAAATATTGTGTACTACAGTTCCTGGTTGGACAAATTCTAATTCAGGATAAACTTCCTTAAATAGATGGTTCCAAAACGTTGAAACAACTACATCACAGTTGTGAGCTTTTTTAAATTCGAGTGCATAAGGAATCCAAGAAACAGTATCACCCAAAGATTTACTATCGAAGTTAATAAAAACCCTTTTATCACTATAATTCAAAGTTTTATCATATATCAAAAGACCATTTTCATAAATCTTTGTATTCCATTTAGTAAAGTATTGTCTATTCAATCTGACCCAGTGGTTTGACTTTATTTTGTTTTTATAATGGCAAATACCTTTTTCATCGAAAAATTTGACTTCGAACTCACTATCACTTTCTCCAATTATTTCTAAGAAAGGTTGGGTGATGAAGTATTTTTTGATTTTCACATTCGAATTTTTTTTCACGTTCTTCGTTGGTGATTGAGTAATAATTGATTTATATAAGTCATAATGTTTTTTAGCAAATTCCGAGGTCATTCCATCCAAAACTTTATAATTTCGTGTTGATGAAATGAGCCTTTTCAACAAATGGACATTCGATAGTATATCATTCTCGAGTGGGCAAATAAGTCCCTTGAACATTCCAACATATTGCGGCAGATCTCGAGCAATAATCTTAAGACCAAATGAAGCAGCTTCTCTGATTACTAAAGGATTACATTCCCAAGTGGAATTGAACATCAAAACATCTGAAGCTTTCATGAAAGTTTCAACATCACTTCTTTCACCCCAAACTTTGACGTTTGAAGGTAAATCGTTCATCAACGGTCCCCAATAGCTTTCAAAGTTGGATGCTTGATTACCAACAAAATGGAATTCTACATTGTAATTTTGGAAATGTCTTGCAATTTCGAGACCTTCTTTCTGATTTTTCCCTGAAGTCCAAAGTCCAACATTAAGAACGTGAACCTTCAAAGTATCCAATCCCAAAGTTTCCAAACAACGGACTTGTTCTTCACGAGTTCTGAATCGGTTTTCGATAGGAAATTCGAAAACCTCTTTCCGAGACGGCATGTTTTTGAAAGAAACTTCCTTATGGTATGGAGTACAAAAAGCATAAGCATCGGGATGAAACGATTTGGAAGTGTTGGGGTCAAACCAAATATTATGACAAGTCTCGACAACTCTCCATGTTCTATCATCAGTATATAGAGCGTTTTTCAACTCATTTGGCATTTTATTGAATGAATCGAATCCCTCCACCATTTCATCAATATGGACAACATCTATTTGATTTTCCTTGATGATGTCTATAACCTTCATTGAATTTTCAACAGTGTGATTACTCAGAGTATTAATTGTCCAAAATCTATTTTCAGGTATGAGTTGTTTTATCCTGTCCCTTTGGACTGTATAGAGAGTTGAATATTCACAAAACTCCGCAACATAAATTTCAACGTCAGAATACAATGAAATTAAAGATTCGATTCTCTTTAATAGATAAGATGGCATCCCACCCGTTGAAAGATGGGGGGATAGAAATAATACTCTGATTTTTTTCTGACTATCAATTATTTCAAACATCTTATCAATTTCTGATTGTCGTTTTTCTCCGTGGAAAATCTTGATTTCATTTTTATTTTCTGGTATGGTGTAAAAGGCTCCTAATCTCGTTAATTTTTTTGATTCAAACGAAAAAAAGTGGTTTAATGTGGAGGAACTATCAACATTTATGTATGAAATAGGCAACCCTTCATGATTCGGGTTAATTTTCCAAGTTAATACATTGTATAGTGTTTCTTCGTGATAAGGAACAATGGTCTTTAGTGATACAAATTTCGGTAAAAAATCTTTGAGTTCTTTCCATGTCCTCAAAAACTCTTTAGTTTTGAAATTTCCTACAATCAAATTTGTGGTTCTATAATCACTTCTCTGATTCGGATTCATACCCATAAATCTCATTAATGGCCACTCTAAAGTATTTTCATTATCAATAGTTCCGTTTTCTTTCCAATAAGGGTTTCCCCTCACTTTACCATCAGAATCAACAATTAAAACGTATTGTTGGGGCCCTAAACTTGCTAAAGGAAAATCTGTAATTTTTTCACAATAATAGAATAACTCATCAATATTTGTATTGACAATACTATCTGAGTCAATATAAATCCATTCGTCAACAATCGACGATGCTGACAACATAACGTCAATTTTAGCCCCTAAGGTTAGATAAGTCCTTAATTGTCCTCGATTCACATATAAATTACCATTCAAATCTGAAACGAAACTAGAATCGTCCAAATTTGGAAGATTCAAATCCAATCTAATACATTCAGTTTCTTTTTTTAGGGTTTCAGAACCATCATAGTCTATTGTGTAAACAATAATTTTATAGTCAGAATATTTGTTAATACTTTTAACCAAATTCAATGTTATATGTTCATAATTTTCGGTTGTGTGAGTAATGAATGACTTCATATGTGTAAATTATATTTTTCTTGATGGAACTCCTACATAGGTTCCTGGTTCAGAAATATCTTTTACAACTGCTGCGTTCATCCCAACCACTACATTATCTGATATTTTTAACTTTTGTTTAGTTGATGCATTTGTTCCTATGTACACACACTCACCTATTTGATTATTTCCAGATATTTTTGCACCAGGAGCAGTAGTAAAGTAATCATCTATTCTACAATCGTGCCCAATTGTTGTATGTAAGTTTAAATGCGTATGCTTTCCTATTATACAATTTGTAGTTATTATTGTTCCCGCACATACAACACTACCTTCGCCAATTTCCACATCATTTCCTAATATTTGTGCAGAACTATGTATGAATGTAAAATACTTAGTTTCTTTTGGCAATCTATTAATTAAATCTTTTCGTAAAAAACTATCGCCCACTGCGACCAAAACTTCATATTCGGCAGGATTAAATTCTGATAGAGGTAGGATATTTTTATTATTTTCTTTGTAATAAAAATCATCAACAAAACAAATCATATCAAACTCATTCATCTGAGCCTTTATCTCATCTGCAAACCCTCCTGCGCCGATTAATGCCTTTTTCATTTTGTATAAATTTCAAATTTACTTAAATCAGGATATGGTAATTCTAAATCTTGATTGTGTTTTTTAGTGCCATCCAAATTATAAAATTGGTTCATTAATAATATTCCTCTAGCAGCTAACTCTGGCATCATATAAAAGTTCCAACCTAACATATCAAAATGGTCATCATGGTATGAAGTTTCTCTTCTACCACTATATCTTGCTCTTTTAAACCAAAGATATGCTTCATGGTCATCCGTCAAAATTGCACCGCCCTTGGATAATTTGAAATGTTTGTATGGACCAGTAAATGATATACACATGTGAGTGTTTGGTATATACATATCTGCAGTGAATCTTAAGGCGGAATCCCAAACATTAGAGCCTTTAAGTTGATATACTCCTTTTATCGTTTTACCTTCTACGGATTCAAACCCAACTTTTAACCCCGCATGAATAATTTCACAAGGGACCGATGGGTAAGTTCGTGATGGGATGGTAATTATCTTTTCAGTTCTGCCTTTAATTTTATGTTCATAATATAACGCAAGGAAAAGCCCGTTACTCATATTATCTAAAGTCACCACATACGGAGACCCAGTGTAGTCCGAAAGTGCTTTTTCAAAATCCTCAGTTATTTTGTAAATTCCATTAGCCATTTTTATTAATTTATTTCATTCCACCTTTTTTTCAAGATAGTTATAATTTGTTCTCCTGCATTTATTTGGGAACTTACGGACTTCATTAGTCCTTGAGAATGTTTCCTATAAACTCCTGTTGGGTAGTCTAAGAATTTAATTTTACCCAATAACGAAAGTTCAAAATTCATCGGCCAGTCCAACAAAGGTAAATCGTACATATATTCAAAAAAATGTGGTACATTACGATATAACTTTCCATAATGTGAGTGATTCGCTTCTAACATATATTCAGAAAGAATGTTATTATCGACATCACGTTTGAGTGGGCAGAGCCATAAATTTGGTTCTGACGGGATAAAATTTTCATTTTCGTCCTTTTGCCAATAGCCCGTACAAGTTAAAACGTAATCAGGATTGAAATCTAAAAAATCACATTGTTTTTGTAATTTATACAAATTAGTCCAATAGTCATCACCGTCGGTATATGCAATATATTCACCTTGTGATAAATCTAAAAGTTGTTTATAACTTTTTGCAAACCCAATATTTTCGGTTCCTTCGATGAATTTAATATTTGGATTCCAAAATGCAATTCGTTTTATAATGGATGATGACTTGTCGGACGAAAAATCATCCCTAATTAAAATTTCGAAATCAAAGGTAGTCCTCTGAGCCAAAATAGATAATAAACATTGTTCAATGTATTTTTCGAAATTATAACACAAAACAATAACTGAAAGTTTCATATTTATTTTTCTAACCACCATGTCCCAAACCACTCATTTGTGATTTGAAAATCATATTTATATTTTTCACAAAATTCATCAACAGCAGGATTAACTCCGAACACTCCGTGATAAAACTGAAAGTTAGAACTGTAGATGTGTTTGTCTTTTCCATTTTCGCAAAAATTAGGGTCATTATACCAATCCATATCAATATAATCATGACCACACAAATAACCACCTTTTTTTACTTTTGGAAACCATAACTCAATGTCTCGGACAACATAATCATATGCATGGTTTGCATCTATGTAAACGAAATCTAACGAGTAATCTTCAAAAATGTTCGAAGCAATTTCCGACGAAGCCCTTATCATAATTGCTCTATCTTCAAATCCATTTATGTTATTCATTGCCTCGACATAAATTTCATTTTCATAATTACCGTGATTACTCGAATCCAAGTACTCCTCATTCGGAAGGGGTCTCCAAACATCTACCATGTACAATGTCCCACCCCAATTTTCTACAATTTTCTTAGAAAATTCCCCTTTGAATGTACCAATTTCAATACCTTTACCAATCGGAAATTTTTTTCCCATTTCCATAATCAAATCAATACGAGATTTGGTTCTATTTTTCATATATTTGACTATTTTATAATTTATTGGTTTATTATTTTCAGAATTTCTAAAACTTTATTGAAAACTTGTGGCACATTGGGGTGACAAACAAATTCTGATTTATTTTCCAAACAACCAACAAGTGGTGGGATTCCACGTATTGAATTCCATTCTCTGACACCATATCTCATGTCAGAAGCGCAAGCGATTTTACAATCACCATCGACATAATTATATTTATAATCTTGTCTTCCGTGTCGGAAAGGGGCTCTCAATTTCCAATTAATTGAACTACCCAATTGAATGATTTGAGCATCTGTGGTTCCTGCCAAATGTAAAAGTCCTGAATCCATCGTAATAATTGCCAAACTTTTTTGGATTAACCACCAAGTTTGAGATATGGATGTTTGATTCATGAGATTCAGACCAAATTTTATAGGAAAATCAAAAATGGGTTTTTGTACCATATGAAATCCTATTTCGCTCGAAGACTTCCCAACAGATACAACCGCAATTCCATTGTCATTCAACATTGAGGTTAATAATTTCCATTTTTCAATATCCCAAGTCCTTGATGCCCAACTTTGAACAGGATGAATCACAACAAATTTTTCAGGTAAATCCTGAATCGGTTCCCATTCGTCAGGAATAAAGTCCGTGTGACATTCCTCAGGTAATAGTGAAAATCCCAATCCCGATGCATGAAACTGTCGGATGTCCATTGTATTATGACGTAATCCTAATTTGTATTGGTTTTCCAAATTCGGAGCAAAACTCACCAACAATTCATAATTTTCTGCCAAATCTTCACGACTTACTTCGGAAGTGTTGAAAATTTTGTCAACGTAGTTGTTGTTTTTAAAAATGTCTGGATGGTCTGTGAGTACTGATATTTTTTTTCCGTATGCAAAAAATAATTTACGAAGTACAGGGGTAGATGAAATTGTATCTCCAAGTCCTTTAGACAAATGTAAATCCAATAATGGGTCTTTCATATTGGAGAAATATACAAAAGACTGTTGGAAAATCTATTATTTACTTTTCTTTTTTTCCTCTGATTGATACAATTTCATCAGTTTTAAAGAATCTTTGTATTGTTTTTCTAATTTGTCTATTTCTTCAATCGGGACACAAGATTCACAAGCAAGATGATATTGTTCCTCAGCTTCCTTAATAATGTTTTGTATTGTCTTTAGAAGTTTCATACAACAATAAATATTCTGATGTCTCCACTTTATTTGTTTTTTGATAAAACTATATTACCTAATGTGTAAAAACCTGTAATCAGGTTATTTATATTATACAAAAAAGTTTTTATGGCGTGTACGTGTTTTTATTATGATGTAGTCATCGACCAAGTCGATTTAGATGATGCAATTGGTAATACCGACCCTGGTAAGTTTGACAATACCGTATACGTTGATTACATAGATTGTAGTGGAAACTCTCAACAAGATTTATACACACTTTCAGGTACATTCTTGAACGACCTTTGTATCGATACGACAGGGACACCATCACCAAACATATATTATTACAAGAATAATACACAAATAATTGGGCCTATATCTTCTATAAGTCAGACTTTGACCGAGTGTTGTGCGGCTCCAGTGACTCCAACTCCAAATCCAACCCCATCACAAACACCTACTAACCAAACACCAACTCCAACTCCAACTAATACCGAAACACCAACGCCCACAGAAACAACCACTCCTACAGAAACCCCCACTCTAACACCAACTCCTACTATAACTCCATCTGGTGACGGATGTGTTTGTTTTCAATATACTAATGATGGAGATCCGAGTGGGATTAATACAATAAGTTATTTAGATTGCAGCCACGTTTCTCAATCAATAAACAATGTACCCTACCCTGGTGGAACAGGATATTTTTGTGCAATTCTTGGAAGTGTATCTGCGACTGCAGGTTTAACAATTGTTCAAGTTGATGAAAGTTTTTGTGGAGGTTGTTTTGAAGTACTAACACCGACTCCAACTCCAACAAATACAGAAACTCCGACTCAGACTACAACAAACACATCAACACCTACAGAAACCCCTACTCAGACTTCAACACAAACGCTTACTCAAACTCCAACTAATACATCAACACCTACGGAAACTCCGACTCAGACTCCAACAGAAACGCCTACTCAAACTCCCACAGAAACCTCAACTCAAACTCCAACTAATACATCAACACCTACAGAAACTCCAACACAAACACCAACTGAAACACCGACTAACACGCCGACTGAAACTCCTACACAAACACCAACTGAGACCCCTACACAAACTGCAACGAACACAAGTACTCCTACAGAAACTCCAACTCAAACAGCGACAAACACCTCAACTCCTACGGAAACTCCGACACAAACTCAGACACCAACCCAAACGGAGACTCCAACTCAAACAGCAACAAACACCTCAACTCCTACGGAAACTCCGACACAAACTCAGACACAAACTCAGACTCCAACACAAAGTCCAAGTCCAACAAATAGTAAAGTCGTACAGTTCCAAGATTGTACAAATGGGTCCAATATTTTTAGATTCGGAGGACCAGGTATTCCTGATGTACTCGGAAACACATACTATATTACAGGAAGTACTGAGTTTGAAGGATGTGCTACAATTGTAAGTGGATTCACCGTTGGAACATTATATAATTCGCTTGGAGTAACATTCACTCAAGTTCCAACTTGTGCGGATTCTTTATGTCCAAGAACAGCTTTGACTGCGGCATTATTGACGAAATGTTCCAATGGTGAAGTTTTATACGCAAACGTAGATGAAGACACCGCCTTCGTTGGTGCGGCATATTTGTACAATGGGGAGTGTTACAGTTTTGTGGAATTCTCAGGACCAGGTGGGCCAGATTTCGGAGAACCTGATTTTGATAATTGTATATTATGTGTTCCAACTCCTACACCAACCAATACACCACAACCAACTCCAACGAATACTCCAACAGTATCCGCATCACCTTCAGCTTGTACATATTCTGATTTTTGTTTGTACACTACCCTTCCTGCATTTTCAGGGTACAATGGAAATTATAGCTTAGCGGGTACTTACAATTCCAAAAATTATTATTCGGGAGATGGTACAACTTATGCGGTAATTTATTACACCTCCGAATATTGGTGTCTAAGTACCTCATTGGGAGGAAGTTGTTTGTTGAGAGGAGCCTACCCTTGTAGGTCACAATGTCCTGACATTTCAGCAACTGATTTCACGGGAGGAATTTGTCCTACACCTACACCAACTCCAATCGATTGTTCGACATTTGATTTCAATGCTTACTTCGATTGTGATTGGGAACCAATTCCTACACCTACACCAAGTGTTGATTGTGACGATGTAAATTTCCTTCTAAATTCAATTGGTGTCACCCCGACACCATCTCCTACAGGTAATTTCTGTTCAGGGGTTGGTATATCTTTTAGCCTTAGCGGATACAATGCGTCAACTCCTACGGTGACATTGACTCCTTCAGTAACTTTGACAAAGACAGTTGCAATTGGAGGTAATGTTACATTTGAAATGTTGGATGAGACATTCAGTTGTGTTTCCGTTAAAGTATTTACTGACTGTCAAGATGGTCAAGAGTATTATACTTCTGACTCATTATCATTCTCAGGAATTCCAGTCACAACTGGTATGACTATTTCAGCGAATGTTAATGGACAAATTCGTTGTGTTACTTATACAAGAGATGATAGTAATTTGTCATCGAACACTAATATCGGAAACATAATTCAGCTTTATGGAAGTTGTGGAGGTTGTACTACAATCCCTACCGCGACACCAACTACAACTACGACACCAACAAATACACCATCAGCTACAGGGGGAGTCACACCAACTGTAACTCCATCTGCAACCGCAACTCCTTCACAAACTGCGACCAATGGAACTACACCTCCACCAACACCGTCTCAAACTAAATCTCCAACCGCAACTAACACGCCAACTCAAACAATTACACCGTCACCTTCCGTGACACCTAATTTCCTATATGTTTACCAATCCTGTAATCGTATCGGTGGAGGAAGAGGAACGATTATTCAAGTAATTCAAACACAACCAGTATCTTTCCCAATAGCAGTTAATGAAGTATTCAAGGACAATGACGCAAATTGTTGGTATTACGTTGGAAGATTCAATACCTCTTATATCCCTTCGGCAAAAGTTACACCAATAAACTTTGGTGGTAATTATTTTACGGGAGTTCCGACTCAAACTTATACGGACTGTGTGACTTGTGCCACAGCAAATATTGGCACGTTTGGGAATAGTGGTGTGAGTGATATAAGCGTATTTGATGCTTGTTCTGACGCAATAATCGACCCTAAAACCTTATTTTCCAACTGCCAAGAAATTGCTTCAGGATGTATATTGTATGTTGACTCAACATTATTAAACGTGGTAAGTCAAACTTACGTGTTCCATCAAGGAGCAAACTGGGACTTGAATGGGTCAGGTGTTGTAATCGGACTATCATCAACTCAATGTTAAATAAAATATAGATATGGAAGTACAAGTAACAATTACCAACATTACAGGACAAACTCCATTTGACATTTATGTTTGTCAGGTGGATGGTTCGGGATGTTTTTATATTTCAACGATTACAAACTCTTCGTTTCCATATATTTTCGATATTCCTGCACCATATAATTCCTCACCGAATTATATGATTAAGGCAATTGATAATAATAACTGTGTTATATCAGGAACAAGCGCTGTAGTATCATGAGTCAACAAGTCACAATAACTTCCGTAACCGCAAACACACCTGTTGAAATATACTATTGTGATTCATTGAGTGCAAGTTGTGTTTATGTTGCAACTGTGGCAGTTTTCCCGTACACATTTGATGTGCCTCCACCTTATAGTAATTCGAGTATTGTCATAAAGATTGAAGACGTTAATGGATGTATTGATGGGGAGGTAATCGGTATAACACCGACCCCAACCCCAAGTATTACGGCAACTGTAACGCAAACTCCAACTGTGACTCAGACTACAACAAGGACCCCTTCGCCAACATCTACAGTGACTCCAACAGTAACTCAAACCCCAACCAATACGACAACCAATACTCCAAGTCCAACTCAAACTCAGGTGTTCTCACTTCATCAGAGAGGACAGAGTATGTTCGAAACTTCGGACAATGTTTGTAGTGACAATTATACATTCTTGTATTATTATACTTACTTGAATGAAGCTGATGCAATACCCGTGATTGGTGTGAAAATATATCAAAATGCCTTTGGAGGTACTTTATTTAATCCATACAACGGAAATAATCAATTCACTAAATTCAAATTCGGAGGAAATGATTACGGGGTTCAAGTTGATACATCTGGAACCATACTTAATTTCGTAACATGTTAATAATTATAGAAAATAATTAATTTATAAATGTCGGTTTGTACCTGTTATTATATTGAAGTACCCTATTCATTAGCCACTAGTGAAGGTCAAGATTTATATGTGGTTTATACTGACTGTAATGGTCAAGCTGATAGTAGTATTGCCCTCAATTTACCAAGTACAAATTTAGGAAGTTCTTTTGCTTTTTACATCTGTTCATCTGCATTAGGTACTCCTACGTTCAAGTATGGATTTTTCGGTGACACACTTCTGATTGAGGGAATCATAGTAACTGATACTGGTAATCCATGTACTGATAATTCATCTTGCTATCCTGCGATTACTCCAACTTCAACTGCCACACCTACAGTTACACCGACAAATACACAGACTCAAACAGCGACAGTAACTCCGACCAAAACCCCAAGAGCCACACCTACCGTTACTACATCCCCAACTCAAACTCAGACTCAAACAAGAACACCTAATGCGACTCCAAGTCCGACCCCTATATTATGTGGCCAAGGTTTTACTTCAGTCAATCCTGGTTCAAGTTATTTCTATACTGATTGTTGTGGTGTAGTTCAAAGTGGAACTCAGAGTGGATTGTCTGTTACATTGGATTATACAAAACCATCGAATGGTGTTGTAAAATTAAATGTTGTCGCATCAGTTAGTTGCCCGACCCCATCTCCGACTCAGACTCCTACATTAACTCCGACCAATACTACCACTCCAACATTTACTCCTACAACCACAAAAACTCCGACACCAACTTTATCTTCTAGTCCAACTCCAAGTAACAGTGCGGTTGTTAGGTTGAAAAATGATTGTGAAGTTTTCACTTTATTTGATATGGGAGTAAGATGTAATCCAATTACAATTCCAAGTTCCCCGAATTCATTAAATGGGGTGTTGTCATTAACAATAACTGGTGGTACAACACCATATTCTATTTATTGGGAGGGTGGTCAAAGAACTCAAACATTAGTAGGAATTCCACAGGGTAATTATCAAGTGACAGTTGTAGATTATTATGGTGATTACACTGCGTCAACTGTATGTAGTTTGTTCCCACCAACCCCAAGCATTACACCAAGCCCAACTGTGACACCGACTGTAACACCTTCAGGAGTTTGTCCTCAACTATGTTTGATTGCAGTAAGTACATCAACAGCATATGGACCTTTACAGTTCCTTTGCAACGGAATGAGAAATGGAAGAACTACGTGGACCACAAGCGACGGTCAATACAACATAGTATGGAATCCTTCTCAATCGAGATGGGAAGTTAGAGGATCTGACCCGAATGTGGCGTTCAATCCTGTTGGAGGAGGTTTATTTATTTCCACTTCCTCTGCATCAGTACCATTGTCAGGATGGGTAATAGCTGGTGGATTGAACACTTATAGTGTAACAATGACTCAAGGGGTGTGTCCTGCAGTAATCCCAATGCAAGTGAATCTTTCAGTAAATAATAACTCATGTGACACTGTTTCCGACTGTAATGGAGACATAACCGTAAATGTTCGGTTCGGAAATGCACCATACCTTTTCTCCATCAATGGAGGTTCAACTTATCAATCGACCAATGTGTTTGAAGATCTTTGTGCTGGCACTTACAACATAACTGTAAGAGACTCAGCGGGGAATACACAAATAGTAACTGCTACTGTTGGTTTCAACCAACAACCAATTACTTATCAACTTTCATTGAGCGCAAATACTTTGGCGACCCAATCGATTTCGTTGAGTAACTATAATTCACGTACAACTTACTATCAAGTTGTAAGTACTCCTCCATTACCACCAGGTGTTACGGTGTCCTTCAATCTTACAATATCATCTATCAAGACTTACAATGGTCCTGGTACTGGATTGATTACTGATACATTTAACATCACACAGGGTGGGGTGACAAAAACACCATCAACTACACAAACTGCGACTCAGTTTGGAAGCAGACCTAATTGTAGTCCTGAAACTTTCACTGCTGTTACAGAAGCTGACACTTACCAATTACAAATTTCTAACAACAGTCCTGTCTTAATTACTGACACCTCAGTGTTGTCAATAACAAGTGGACAGACCAATTCCCAAAGTAATTGTATTACTAACTTGACACAAGAAATATTTGCACAGTTTACTCAAGTAAGTGTTAATGGATGTCAATGTTGTACAGTTGTTGCGGATTCAAGAACTAACTCAATCAACAGTAATTCTGTAACATTTAGTTCAACGGGTAATGTTCCATCCAAACCATTATTTGCAAACACAACGGTACTTTGTGGATTCGAGGGAATTAATTCGGTATTCGTAACAGGAATAGTTGGTGGGTCAGGACAATACGATATGACTGACACATATTATCTAACTTGTAATGATGCGTTGAATGGAGTATTCAACACATTACCAGGAGATACAAAAGATTATCTTTACGTACCTAATGGTACAGTTTATCTTGGATTGAGAGATACTAACAACCCATCAAATGTGACTTGTCTCACTGTGGTGGTAAATTGTGACTTCGGACCTATATCATAAAAAAACAGAACAACTATTTATAGAAAATGGCATATATTATTAAAAATACTGCAGGATTGATTAACACTCGTCTAACTGATGTAGGAAGGAGAAATTTGTCTCAGGGAAATTTCAACATATCTTATTTTCAAATTGGTGATAGTGAGGTAAGTTATACTGCAGTTCCGAATTACAACCAAACCAATAATAATATATTGATGCCAGCGTTCAACGCACAAAACGACACAGGTTCTCCGCAGTCAAACAAACAGAACATTAAGTATCCATACTACGTTCAAGGTACAACTGGTAATACTTATGGTATTCCGTTCATGGATAGTAACTTCCAACAGGTTTATAACTCAGCGGGAGTGAAGGGATTTTTCACTACGGGTACAACTCAAATTCAGACAACAACGGCTTACACATTGACCTCAAGTTATTGGGTTGATATGTCAACCCTTTCAGGCCAAACCTCAATGCAAATTGAATTTGACAATTCACCAACAAGCTGTTTATTCTCAGGGACACCATCCATTAATGACTTTGTGACTATTGTATATGATGGTAATGGTGGGTGTGGAACTTTTGGAACGAATCAAATCCTAACGTATAGAATCCAAAACATGAGTCCTGTTACGGGGACTACAGGAAGTACTTTCACTTTGACGTTAGATAGAGCTTTACCTACCTACGATTTCTTACCGATTCAAACTAACTTTGCAAGAATGTATGTTTATCCTTCGGGGATGACAGAACTCTATGACTTTGTTACACCAGCACCATATTGGCAAACAGATACATTGAATTTTGAATCCCCTTGTGATGTATCTAATAGAGAAAATACTCCCATTTGGAATATGAACATTCCGTGGACAGAAAGTCCAGCAGGTCTATTCAGTAGTACCTATGAAGATTATACAAAGTTCGGTTCGGTGTCTTATATAGGTACTAAAGAATATTTGGGATACAACGAACCATCAGGTCAGACTGATACGAGTCAAGTTTTTTATTACAATTCATTCGATGAAAAAATTGTAGTTAGACCTCAAGACCAAAAAGCCATTGCTATTATTCACTACACCAATCAGGATATTGACCACATATACGGAGAAAAGTTTTCAACTCAACCATTTGACCCACAAAATCCTACGGATGATATTGGATTAGCAAGACACTTCAAATTGAACATCCCAACTTTGATGTGGCACAAATCGACAGGAACAACCATCGGTCAAACATTTTACATCGACCCACCAAACTACGATTTGTGTAAACCATTCTACATCAAATCTACAAAAAATTTAGATATGAATGACCCAGGTATAAGATATTTCCATTTGTGGGATACTAATGCTGATAGTAACAATAATCTGAATAGAATTGGTAAAGTTTTTCCTGACCAAGAAATTATTGTAATCGATGATGAGGAAGTGGTTGCAGCATTATCTTATAAGTCAAATAGAAATTTCACTTTACCAGCACCTAAGTTGAGTTTAATTACTCCAAACATTTGTGCTACGGGGAATAACAATACTGGTTTGATGTCGAACCCATTGGAAAGACTTTGGGTAAGTTATTTATTTGAATCAGAAACGGGTGTAACAAGTTCATTACATTGTAATTACTATTCAGTGGTTGCGGCAAACAACACAGTTACGGCAAACACTCAAAATGTCGCTGTGAGGTTTGGAGGAGAATTCGGATTCTTGGGAACCAATCAATTCACAGGATATACAGCAACCTCAATGAAAATCATTTGCCAAATGGTTACTGGTGATACAAGACCGTCACCAACTCTTTGGAGACAAATAGATGTGACATCGGCAATGACACTTTCGAATGGATACATCACCCAATCATCTTTGACTGGTACAACTTTCCAAATTGACTTAGATGATTACAACAATGCATCAGCTTATCAACTACAAAACTATTTGGATATTCCGTTGAACGGAGAAACAGGAGAATTGAACTTTGGTGATGAGTACTATTTTTATGGAAACTTCGAGACAGACATTTCTGCAACCATTTATGAAATGAAGTATTTGATAAATTTGAATAACAATCAATTCACAAATACCTCGAATCCAACATGGACCCGAGGAACAAAATCATATATAACAGAAATTGGGCTTTACGATCAGAATAAAGATCTTATTGTTATTTCTAAACTACAATCTCCTGAACTCAGACAAGGGATTCAGCAGTTTGTGGTTAAGCTAGATTTCTAAGTATGTCAAGAAAAATTAAAAAGGATTCACCCAAAGTACTTGGGTTGGATGTATCAACAAAAACTATCGGTTGGTCATTATTTGACATCGAAAGTGGAAATTTATTAGAACTAACCCACATTTCTCCAATACCGAAACCAAAAGTAGAAAATAAGATTGAAGAATTATTGTTGAAAGGTCGAATCTTTCGAGAAAAGTTGGAATCTTACAAGGGAATGGGAATTCAATATGTTGTAATTGAAGAACCATTATTGAATTCTAATAACGTATACACCGTGGGGGCTTTAATGAGATTCAATACCCTCATTTGTAAGGAGGTTTACGATGTCTTGGGTGTTGTACCTGAATTCATTTCAACCTACAATTCAAGAAAATTCGCTTTTCCTCACTTAGTTCAACCCAATGACAAAGACAAATATGTTTTGTTTGGTGGTATGCCAAAAGACATTGACAAGAAGGTCGTTATTTGGGAATTGGTTGCAAAACGAGAACCACAAATTACATGGCAATATACTAAGAACAATACTTTGAAAAAAGAAAATTTTGACCAAACTGACGCTTATTGTGCAGCACTTGGTTATATGAAGATGAAAGAAATTTGGTAAGTTGATTTTTTTTAGTATCTTTGTCCCATGGCTCGATACGCAATAAACTCTCCCGAAATCAGAACATTGAAAAAGGTTGCCAAAAAATATGGCAAATTTCCCATCAAGACCAAACACATGGAAGGGGAAATTCAAATCACAGGCTATCGTAAATATACAGGACGTGAGGAAGTCGATGTGATTTTCCGTGGTAAAATTTTAGCACAAATTGGAATGCAACTACAGTGGTTTGGTTACGAAGAAGTTGTTTCCTTCGGTAAGGGAGTTTCGAAAGTGAAGCTCAATCGATTTTTGAAAAAAAATTGTTTCGACGGAGTAAGAGATCGAGTGCTCATTTTCGGAATTGATTTGAAATATATCACAGATTTAACTAAAGTGAAATGGACTACTTAATATATCTCTACCTGACAAGCGTTGCCATCACGTTTTGTTTTCTCATTTGTTTTTACTTCATCGAAAAATATTTTGATGAGTCCCATCCAATCATGAAGTGGTGGAGGAAACACGTGGTTGGATTAAACCCCGAAAATTGATTATAATATATAAATGTCTGACGAGGTTGATGTATTGGTAGAATTGTTGACTGAGTTCCTTGGTGACCCACACCAACACTATGAGTCAAAAGGTCAAATATCATTTGACTGTCCTGTCTGTGCAGAAGAAAAAGGATTGGACAGTGGAGACGGGAAAGGGAACCTCGAAATAAATTATGGTAAACATGTATATAAGTGTTGGTCTTGTGGGGAGACGCACGGAACACATGGACCACTCGGGAAACTTTTCGACCAATACGCAACCAAAAGTCAGAAGAAGGTATACAACCTCATTAAACCTGAAGAACTCAAACAGGATGATGTCAGACGACCCAAACTCAGATTACCTGAGGGTTTCACCACATTTAAAGATTCCAACCCAAGATTCATTCCACACATTGAAGCTTACAAATATCTTCAGTCAAGAGGAATGACCGACGAAATGATTGAAAGATTCAAAATTGGATATACAGTAAGCGGTGACTTCGCGTACAGAATCATTGTTCCATCTTTCAATAAGGAAGGGACTCTCAACTACTTTGTCGCACGAGCATGGGTTTCCAAGAAAATGAAATACAAAAACCCTTCAGTTCCAAAAGATGAGATTATCTTCAATGAGAGTTTGATTGATTGGAACAAGGATATATATTTGTGTGAGGGAGCCTTCGATTCGTTCTTTCTCGATAATTCGATTGTAATGTTGGGAAAGAAGATGAGTAAATTATTGTTCGAAACATTATATACCAAGGCAAACGCCCAAATTATTATATGTTGTGATGGGGATGCATTCGAGGATGGACTCCGAGTATATCATGAATTGAATGGAGGAAGGTTGTATAATAAAATAAAAATTGTTAAATTACCACTCGACAAAGACGTTTGTGACCTCAAAGGTCAAATTGACGATTACTATTACGAAATTAGATAGAATGACAGATTTGAAAATGATTGCATCAGAAATTCGTGAGATTATTTCTGATAGACAACAACAATTGGGATTGGTATTCGAAGAAGACAATCACATCTACACCATGAGAGGAAGAACTGATTACCCGTCAGTATCCAAAATCCTCAAGAAGTTTTATGAAGAGTTTCCTTTAGATGAAGCTGCACTCAAGAAATCTGGTGGAGACCCCGAGGAAGCTGAAAGATTGAAAGAATCATGGGCGGCTGCTGGTGACTATTCCACCAACATGGGTTCAAGAGTACACTTTCTTCTCGAAAAAGAATTGATTGAGAGGAATGGTAGTTATAAAGAACTAAGACAACCTGTCTATCGCTGTGACCTATCACAGATAATGAAGGGGGATAATATGGTTGTTGCAGGTAAAAAGTACTTGGACCTGATGGAAGAAAGGGGAGCTGTCCTATTGGACACGGAAATGGTGCTTGGAGATCCTGACTTGGGATATGTTGGACAACCAGATAAAGTATGGATAATGATGAATCGTGATAAAAGTGATTTCGGACTTGTAATTACAGATTACAAAACAAATAAACCAAAAAACTTTTTGACTACGAAATACACAAATAGATTGTTCGAACCATTTCAAAATTTTCCTGACACCGCCTTGGGTCACTATTATCTTCAACTACCTTTTTATGGTAAGTTATTATTGAAGATGTTGGAGGGCACAAAGTATGAAAATCTTAAACTTTATGGATGTGTGATTTCCCATCTCAAAGAGGATTCAAACTTCGATGAATACAAAGTACCTCAAGAAGTTGTTGACATCATCATGGGAATGGATATGAAAAAATATCTAAAGTAATGACACCACCTTCGGGTGGTTTTTTTGATTTTCGGAAAAAAATTATTATCTTTGTTAATACTTCAAAATCAAATTAATATGTCAAAGGTAGATGAATTGAAAAAAAGATACTCATCCGTTTCCAGTTCCAGCTTCAACAAATTCGTGGAAGCAGACACAACTGCAACCAAAAAATATTTGGATTTTATGTTGAAAACTTGGGAAGACAGGAAAACTGATGGACCTTACAGGACCACTGGCAGTATTGTTGAGTCTGTAAACAAGTTTCATAATCTTTTACCTTTCATCGAAAACAAAGACATCTATTCCAAAGATTATTATGGAAACTTTGGAAATTTACTTTTAGTTTTAGATATGGCTGAGGAAGCCAAAGAAGAAAAATCTTTCAATAGAGAAGAACACATCAATGTAATTCTTGAGAATGAAAGATATATCTTACTCCAACCTTTGACTCACAAAGGGTCAATAAAATATGGAGCAAACACTAAATGGTGTACAACTACAAAAAATAACTCAACCATATTCAAGAACTATGTAAAGAACGGTCTTTTACTTTATCTTATAGACAAAACTGAATGTACCTCAGGGGAACATAAAAAGGTTGGTTTCTACCATGAGTTCAATGTTTTAGCGTTAAATGATAATATCAAACTCTATGACATGAAAGATAAGTATACCACCGAGCAATACATGTTGAGTGATGGATGGGCATTGGAAGATTTATTTGAGATATTCACAACTTTTAGGTATTATTTCATTAAAGTAAGAGAAAATAAAAATAACAAAGAGTTTGTGACCTCATTTGTGAACAATCTTAATAAACTTGATTTTACAAAGTTTGATATGCACCTGAGTAAATTGTCTGAAAGTAATGATTCCTCTTTCATACAGGATGCTAAAAACAAAGTGGAATCATTTATAGAATCTATCAACAATTCAAAATATGCAATTAGAAAAACCGAAAATTAATTTAAGGGATGTTCTAACAATCAAATGTGACAATTGTCGAGGTGTTTACTTCAGAGAAGTAACTTACCTTAAACTTGTACCAAAGTTGATGACAGGATCTGCAGAAGATACTACCGTACCTTTTCCTATCTATAAGTGCGACTCATGCGGGCACATAAACAAAGGGTTCAATCCCTTCGAAGAGGATAAGGTATTGTTGAATGATAAATAGATTAGTACATTTCTCTGACTTACACGTTAGACTTTTCAAGGACCATGATTTATATCGTGGAATACTTGAGATTGCGCTTAAGGAATGGGAAACACTTAAACCCGACAGGATAGTTTTTACTGGTGATTTAGTTCATTCCAAAAATCAGATGACACCTGAGTTGGTAGAGTTTGTTGCTTGGATATTGACTGAGTGTGCTAAAATTGCTAAAACGATAGTAATTATTGGAAACCACGACTTCCTCGAAAATAACAATACCCGATTGGATGCACTCACTCCAATCATCGATTCATTGAAAAACGAAAATATTGTTTATTACAAGAATCGTGGAGTTTATGAAGATGAGAATGTCAATTGGTGTGTTTATTCATTGATGGAACATAACATCCAACCAGACATCCAAAAGTCCAAAAACAAAAATATCGGACTGTTTCATGGACCAATTACAGGTTTATATACCGACATTGGTTACAAGTTTGAAGATGGGTTCGACGTGAGTAAATTCAAGGGATGTGATTTGGTTCTGTGTGGTGACATTCATAAGAGACAAGTGTTTGATATACCTGGTGATAAAAAAGCGTACATGGTCGGATCTACAATTCAACAAAACTTCGGAGAAAAAGTCACAAAACATGGATATGGTGTTTATGACATAATGCAAGACCAATATGATTTTGTTGATTTACCTAATCCGAAACCATTTCTAACATTCTACATAAACTCTATTGACAACTTAGTTGATGGGAATGAAAAATTAGTGAACTTCTAAATGGAATATAAACTTAACCTCACTTCCACCGAGAACAAAGACCTCATCTCTTATTGTAATCTTAATGACTTAAGAATTAGTGAAGTCATCAAGAAATCTTACCTTGAAGGATTCAACATTGAGAGGTATGGTCTGTTAAATATGGGTGGGACCAGTGAAAAATGGGTGGAAAAAGAGGTAATAGTTGAAAAACGGGTGGAGGTTCCAATTGAAGTAATCAAAGAGGTGGTTAAAATCGAGTACGTAGAGGTGGAAAAACCTGTTGAAAAAGTAGTTTTCAAAGAAATCATCAAAGAAATACCTGTTGAAAAGGTGATGGAGATTATCAAGGAGGTTCCCGTTGAAAGAGTTATTGAAAAAGTAGTTGAAGTAATCAAGGAAGTACCAGTTGAAAAAGTTGTAGTTAAAGAGATAATTCAAGAGGTTCCTGTGGAGAAAATTGTCTATGTTACAGACCAAGAAGAAATGAAGACAAAAATTTTTCAAAAAGAACAGGAATTTGAAGAACAGCGTAAAATATTTTCCACTAAAGTTCAAGAAATAGAGAATATGTTCCGAGATAAAATGTCTAAAAAGGACCAAGAATTAGACGAACTTAGACATTCTTTAGACATTTTTAGACAAACTCCACCACTTGAAAAAATAGTTGAGGTAATTAAAGAGGTCCCTGTTGAAGTAATCAAGGAAGTAGTTATTGAGAAAGAAAGTACGGATATTGGATTAAAGTCCAAGTTAGATGCAATTCAACTTACACTACAGAAACTAAAACAGGACAATATTGAGAAAGATAAACAAATAATGGAATACGAAAAAACTATTCAAGAAATTCAAAAGTTTCAACAAGATAGAAAAGCAGCATTCCTTAAAGGTTCAAATTTGGACGACACACTTTATAAATAAAAACTATGACACAATTATTAATTTGGATGATTATGGCTTATGGTATGAGCAACATCCTCGTTTATGGAAGTATTTTTAATAGACCGAGAAATGCAATCAACAGATGGGCATCAAATGTAGATGCGATATTCCAAGATTTTTGGATTTTTTTGGCGGATATGTTAAGATGTATGATGTGTACATCCACATGGGTTGGATTCTTTCTTGGAATTTTTGTATATTCGCCTTGGAATATATTTCTTGGAGAATCAGTATGGTATTCATGGTTCTTTGATGGAATGCTCGCTTCAGGAGCCGTTTGGGCAATAAATGCAATCATAGAATGGTTCGAAGTAAACCGACCTAAATCAGAGTAAAAATTAATCACAAACAAATAATAAAAAAAACAATGGCAAAGTATCAATTGAAAGTTTATGGATGGGAATTGAATGCATCCGCACAATCCTTAACCGACCAACAAGTTCAAGATATTCAAGAATATCAAGAAGAGAATGAGTATGAAGACTTGAGTGAAATGGCTTGGGAGTTAGAAACAATTGTTGAAGGTTATGAACCTTTTAACACAAACATGTGGGTTCTCAATAAACCATTTGACAACGATGGGCTTAGTTTCATAATTGCAGATGAAAATGGGGAAGAGATTTCAACATTCAAATTGGATGAAATGACCGATCATTATGAGATTGAGGAGAATTACGAAAGTATGGATTATCATGGATATCCATCTGAAGGAGAAAATGAAAATGTTTTGCTTTTCATCGAAGACAACAAAGGAGTAGTTTATGGATTCAACTTCGAATCTGAAGAAGTTCCAACTCCAAAAGACTTTTCATACATCCCTGGTACAATAGGAACTGACTACATGGATTATGATTTCATTGACAAAGTTTTCTTCAAAGGGAATGAACTGGAAGTTGATTATGACTTTCAAGAGACCAATGGAAAAGGTGTGACCGTTCAATTATTTACGCTAAACGATTAATAAAATGGGTAAATCAAAAGTAAGAGGTGGAGCTAAGGCACACAGAAAAAGAGTTGAGAATAGAAATCAAAACATAAAGACTCAACAATCCGCAATTCAAAAACTTTTCAATGAAACTATGAAACTTCAGATGGAAGAGTTTAAGAAAAAACAAGAAGAACAACAAAACGGAACTTCTGAAACAAACCAATAAAATGAAATGGGATTTATTCAATCCATATCCAACTTACAACTATTCAAATATGCCAACTAATTTAGACGTATCTATATTAGAAAATCCTTACATTCAGGTAATTTGGGAAGATACACCAGAAAACTTTACTCAGGAAAGAATCAAGTCTGTGAAGCAATACTTTATGAAAAAGTATTCTTCAACAAACATTAATGTTATTACAAAGGTAAAGACCTCTGATGATGACTCAATGCAGACCATTGATGTTTCTGTAAACATCATGGATAAGAATTACCAAAAGGAGTTGGTAAAAACTTATTTGGAGTCCAAAGGTCAAGAACAATATTTTGACCAACTAATGAATATCGACCTTGCGGTTGAAAACAAAATGTTGGCAGATGAAGTTGAAGTTACTCCATTCAAAAGATGGTACATCAAGAAAATTGAATTCAGTAACTTCTTGTCTTATGGACAGAATCAAATAATTGATTTTGAAAAGTGTAATGGGATTACGGTAGTTGAATCTGACCCACCAAACTTCGGAGGGAAGACGGTATTAACCGTCGACCTTCTGTTGTTTTTATTTTTCAACACAACAACCAAAACCCAAAAGGCTGAAGAAATCTTCAACAGATTTACTGATGTGAATAAAGTTAGTGTCAAGGGTGATATCACAATTGATGGTGAAGATTATGTTATTGTTCGTCAGATTGAAAGAAAGAAATCCAAAGCAGGTGAATGGAATATTAAAACCGATCTTGAGTTCTTCAAGAAACTTGCTGATGGTCAACTTCAAAACTTCACTGGTGAACAAAGACGTGAGACAGAAAACTTCATGAAGAAATCCATCGGAAGTATGGAAGACTTCTTGATGACCATTGTTACAACAGCATCCAATCTTGAGGATTTGTTGGAGGCGAAACCAACTGCTCGAGGACAAGTATTGAGTAGGTTCCTCGGACTTGAGTTCCTTAAGAAAAAGGAGGAAACAGGTAAAGAACTTTACTCACAATTCTCCAAAGGAATGATATCCAATGTCTATAATACGGAGTCTCTTAAACAGGATAACGAGACCTCTGGTGAGGAGATTGTCAGAATGAAGGATGAGATTATCGAGATGTCCAAAAACATCTCAGATGTTGACAAAAGACTTCAGAAGGGACAAGAGTATAAAGATAATTTGTTGAAGTCCAAGTTTACAGATTTGGACAAGGAACTCATTACCCTTAATCCAATCAAGTTGCAATCAGAAATCTCTGACCTCGAAGAGTCTGAAGAAAAAACAATCAGACTTATCAAAGAGGTTAAGATTGTTGAACCTAAAGAATTCTATCATGAGGACAAACATGACAATGTAAAAGAAATAATCAAATCTAGATTTGCTGAGCTGGTTACTTGTGAGAACAAAGTTGAGGAAATCCAAGACCTTATTGAAAAATATGGTGATGGAATTCAATGCGAACACTGTGGAATCAAATTGATGGAAGCAAAGTTAATCAATGAAAAGATTAAGCAACTTGACTCATTCAAAAGATTAGTTCAAGACTTCAAAGAAGAAATCGATGGGTATGAGAAGAAGGAACAATCTTTTACTCAACTCAAAAAAGATTTTGATGAATATGAAAGAAACAAACTCATAAAAGAAAAATATGAGTTATCTTTGGAATCCACTCAACTAAAGTTGGGTCAAGCCAAAGATAAACTCAAAAGATATGAGGAAGTTCAAGACAAAATCAAAAAGAACAACGACATCGATGCTCAGTTGTTAAAGGCGGGATTACGCATCGACGAATTAATTGGGGAGAAAAGAGGGTATGAAAAAGTTCAAAATACAAATTCAACTCGTATCGAGACACTTGAATCGAGAATCGAAAAGAACAACGAACTAATCTTGAAAATTGCTGAAGAATTTGAAAGAGAAAAGATTTATAAAATCTATGTTGAAGTTTATGGTAAGAATGGAATTACTAAAATGATTATGAAGACCTTGATTCCTCTAATTAATTCTGAACTTCAAAGACTTTTACAGGATTCGGCTTACTTCAACTTGGAGATTCGTATCAATGACAAAAATGAGGTGGAGTTCATGATGATCGATAACTCAACTGGTATTGAAAAACTCATGGTTTCGGGATCGGGTTATGAAAGAACAATTGCGGCAATGGCGTTAAGAGCGGTATTATCTAAAGTATGTTCCTTACCAAAGGCAAATGTAATTGTTTGGGATGAGGTCTTCGGAAAGATATCTAATGATAACTTGGAAATGGTTGGAGAATTCTTCACAAAGATGAAAGACTATTTCGAAAAGATATTTGTTATCACTCACAATCCACTGGTTAATAACTGGGCTAACAACACGGTCAGAATCACCAAGACTGACAACATTTCAAAAGTCTCACAATAATTGTGAGATTTTTTTTGTATCTAAATTAATTATGATTACATTAGCATCATGATGACAAACGTATTGACTTCCGCTATAAACGAAAAAGATGTAGAGAACACCTACCGTCACAATTTCCTCAAGAAATTTAAGGATATGGAGATTACTTCTCCATTCGGATGTGATGGGTTTGGGGTTTCAAAAATTTTCAAAGTCCGAACTCTTATGGAGTTCAAAGACGATGTGAATCTTTCAAACAAGGCTGATCTTGTCAAGGTTCTCGCTCAATCTGTTTTCTATATCAAAAAATTCTATGACAAGGGTATTATTCCACCATCTACCATTTTTATCGGAGATAGAAATGAGTGTGTGGCAATCCACGTCAATGATATTATCAAGTATCTTGAGATGGACCTCAATTGGTCGATTGCTCCTTCACAAGCTCATACCATAGGTGAGTTGGTTATTGCCCTTATGAAAGACGAATCCATCAATCCATTTGTTTATACCTCAAATCATTTCCTTGATTGTATTGATAAAGTTCAGGATTTGACGGACAATGTTCAACGTAAAGTTCTTGTTACTGATAAGAATATGACTGAAGTATTCCGTTACTTTGATGAAAAAGTTTTGGGAAAAACCAAACTTACAACTAATGAGAGGGCGAACCTTTTCATTCAAATCCTTGTTAACAAAGATGATAATTACCTTCATCCTGTAAACAAAAGAAAAACTGTTGTGACCAAATCATTTGGGGAGGTTTCAATTGTATCAAGAGATGCGTTTCAATCATTCTTTGCTCACTTTGCGTCATCCTACTCTCCATCACAGAAACACAAGTTAGCTGCTGTGGTTGACCGTATTATTGAGGACACAACCCGTCGTAAACAAGGTGAGTTCTTCACACCTGCAATTTGGGTGGATAAAGCTCACGAATACATTGCATCAGTGTATGGTGAAGATTGGAAGGAGAAGTATATTGTTTGGGACCCAGCTTGGGGTACAGGTAATCTTACCCGTGATTACAAGTTCAAAGAACTTTATGTTTCAACTCTGAATCAATCAGATATTGATACTGCAAATCAGATGGGATATAATCCTGAAGCCGTGAAGTTTCAATATGACTTCTTAAATGATGACTACGAGAAACTTCCCGTAGGTTTGAGAAATGCGATTGAGAGCGGTAGAGAAATAATTGTGTTGATGAATCCGCCTTACGCTACGAGTTCCAATATGAATAAAGTTGATGATAGTAAAGAAGGAACTACTGAAAATATGATTCAGCGAGAAATGTCCAAAGAGAAATTTTCTCAAGCTCAGAAGCAACTCTACACCCAATTTTTTTGGAGACTTGATTCAATCTCTTCTAATATTAATATTGCTTTTTTCAGTAAACCAATGTTTTTGACTAGTGAGGGGTTTACTGATTTCAGAAAAAAGATTTTATGTAAATATGGTTTCGAAAATGGATTTCTCATGAATTCTAATGAATTCGCAGACACTAAATCTTGGGGATTATCATTTAGTATTTGGAAAAAAAATAGCACAGAAAATAATTTCAACTTCGATGTTTTGGTAAAAAATGAAAATTTGGAAATTATAAAAGTAGCTAACAAAGTTTTTTATAATTGTGATACACAAAAGTCAGCAGGTGATTGGGTTAGAGAAGGGTTAAAAAAACAAAAAAAAATTGTAAAACCCAATTTAAGTAGTTCACTTACTGTTAGTCAGAAGGATAAGAAAACAAGTGAAGAATCTTTTGGAACTATGAATAACAATAGTAATCAAATATACAAAAGTGGCACTGAAGTTTTCATAACAACAAGTCCTTCATCTTTGAATGCTAATGTTGATATACTACCATTCAATTTTCATAAGGTAATTTCTTTATTCACAGTTAGAAAATCAATCAAAATGACTTGGATAAACGAAAAAGATGAATATCTTGCACCAAACGAAGAGTCTTTAATTTCCTCAAATTTCAATGTTGACTCTATTGTTTATTCTTTATTCAATAATGGTTCTCAACAATCTTCTCTCCGCCAAGTGGAATACAAAGACCAACTATGGGATATCAAAAACGAATTCTTTTGGATGTCTGTAGACAAGATGAAAGAATTTGCGGACCAAAACGGATATGATGAACTTTACAACGACGCAAGAACATCTTCAGACCGTTATGTTCACAAACTTCTATTCGGTGAAGAAAGAATCTACGACAAACTTTCTCCCGATGCAAAGGCGGTGCTGGACAAAGCAACAGAACTTGTTGAAAGGTCCATGGAACTTCGTCAAGTTATGGCAAATGATGAGAACCACTTAAACTCATGGGATGCAGGTTATGCTCAACTAAAACTTGTATGGAAAGAATATTTCCAAGAAGAGTTCAAAGAGTTTCGTCAACTATACAAAGCGTTGGAAGATAGAATGAGACCATTAGTATATGAACTTGGTTTCTTGAAGAAGTAGAAATAGACCCCACCCTTTGGTGGGGTTTTGATTTGATAGTATAAAAAAAAACAACTATAATTGTCAATATGAAAGCAAAATTAAATCGTAATCAATTATCCAAAATTGAAGAAACTTTGGAAGATTTCAAGGTGTTACTAATTCGTTACAGAAACATCAGAGGAAATGAAAACAAATTAAAACAGTTTTTTGTTAGAAACAGAAATCCGATTTGGGACTTAACAAACTGTAAGTTTTTCAAGACTGGGTTGATGTCTGAGTCTGCAAAAGATATTGAGTTGAGTCAGTTGGTTGATGACCACTTCATACAGAGAAGTAAGGCAATGAGATTTATATTTTCTGAGTTGGATAATAATGAAAACATGGAACTGAATCAATTCATTCAACTATTGAAAAAATATTGTTCAACTGTCAAATTATCAAAAGAAGAACACAGTAAGGTCACAGTTGTTGCAAAACAGAATCCAACCTATTTGAATTACGAGAGTTATTTAGCTTGTAAAATACAAATTGATGGATTATCAGATTTAATGTTGCGTTAATCTCAAATTAATTTATATCTTTGTGTCATGCAAACGTTCCTACCATACGCCGACTTGACCGAATCACTAAGAGTCCTCGATGACAAAAGACTCGGCAAACAAAGAGTTGAAACCTATCAAATCATCAGTGCAATTACTGGCAGACCTAAGTTGGATGGTTCCCCCTATAAAGGGTGGGTAAACCATCCATGCTCTGTTATGTGGAGAAACCATGTTCCACTTCTTAAGATGTACTTGAATGCGAGTATTGATGAATGGGTCAATCGTGGTTTCAGAAATACCATGGACAAAGAAGAAATCGATGAGGTTGTGGAATATCCTGACTGGTTCGGTAATCAAAAGTTCCATGATTCCCACAAGTCCAATTTATTGAAAAAGGACTTCGATTTTTATTCACAGTATCGATGGGATGTCGATCCTACCAATCCTTATGTTTGGAAAGATAAAGAAGGTAAGTGGTACGAGCAACATTCGGGAACTAAAGGAAGAGTTTATTTTGTTAATAATATTAAATCAGTATCTTTGTAAAAAAAAATCAAACACATGAAAAACTATTTAGCGACAGTCATTGGAAATTTTATCACAGACGAGAGTTGTAATCAATTGGTAATGTCAGTTGCACCATTGGTGGAATCACCAAACATGAAGTATCAGTTCGGAGGAGGAATTATAATGATGTACTTCGCAACAGATGTTCCCAAAGACGAAATCTTTGATTACATCACTGGACTTATCCATGTTGATAGTGAAATATTAATTTTGACAGAAGTATCTGACAAAGTGTCAGTTCATGTCCCTTACGAAAAATCTGGTCATTTATTTGACTTGGATAATCCTGGTCAAAACAATGACTATGCAATCGACATGAGAGGTGTTGTTGAGAATACTGACTTGTATGATGACTACGACGAGGATGATGATATTGACATGAGTTTTTCTAACGAATTGGAATCACAATTCAAGTCCAAGATTGCACAATGGATGGGTACTCCAGCAGTGAAAACAACTTTAGATACTATCTTAGATAAGATTAATGTCTTAGGAATGGATTCTCTCACCAAACACGAATTAACTCTACTTCAAAATTACAGCAAAAACTAATATGAAAGAAAAATCCTCAATTCCGATTAATCAAGAAGAGATTAGCCATTACCTGAAAGACATTCGTAAGATTAAAGTTATGACTCCCGAAAGGGAGAGAGAACTTGCTGAAAGAATGTTGTCAGGAGTTATTACAGAAGATGAGAAAAAAGAAATCCAAAAAGAATTGTTGGAAGGTAATTTGCGTTTCGTAATTACAGTCTCCAAACAATATCAGAATCAAGGATTGGATTTGTGTGATTTGATTGCTGAGGGAAACCTTGGTCTTATGAAAGCGATTGAGAATTTCGATTGGACAAAAAAGTTAAGATTCATTTCATACGCTGTTTGGTGGGTGAGACAATCAATCTTGCAATCCTTGAATGAGAATGCAAGAACAATCAGACTTCCTGTCAATGTTGTTCAAGAACTTCATAAGGCCAAGAAAGAACTTGAAAAAGCGGGAGTTGAATTACCCGAGAAGTTGGTGAATCTTCCTTACACAATCAATTTGGATAATCCCTTGAATGAGGAGGGTGATACATTATTGGATGTATTGGTTAATCCAAATGCGGATTCTGCTGACAAAAATTTGTCCACAGAGGATAATTTGAAGGGAAAACTTTTGGGTATGTTGGATGTATTGGATGAGAGGGAGAAGATAATTATCGAAGACTATTTCGGTTTGTCAGGTTCAACACGGACATTGGAAGATATTGGTGGCGACTTCGATTTGACCAAAGAAAGAGTTAGACAAATCAAAGAAAAAGCTCTGAGAAAATTAAGGAATGAGACGGGTGTCTTGTTTGATTATTTGTAAAATAGAATAAAGGGTGTATTTATTTAATACACCTTTTATATTTTAGGATAAACATAAAATATTTCAAAATGAAAAAATTTATTGAAAACAACTTCGTTATAATCGTATTGGTTATTGCTGTATTGGGATTTTTCAAATCCTGTGGGGACTCGAGGGAACTTACAAAAATGAGACAAGAGATTGAGGCAATCAAAGATTCAACATATACTAAACAAGAACTGAATATAGAATTACAAATATCTGGTCTCGAAGCTGAAAAAAGAATGATTCAAGCAACTGATAGAAAATTACTTGATGTCAGAAGACAAACAGAAATTGAAGAACAGATAAAAAAACTCAAAACACAAGTTAAATGAATTGGATTCAGAAAAACTTCAGAACCATAATTTATATTTCATTTTTGGTCCCGATTCTGACAGTTGCTTTTGTTTCCATATCTCACGTAACATCATGGTATGGATTGTCTAATCCTTTGAGTTGGGCGATTTATTTGTCTGTGGGTATTGAAATTGCTGCGTTGTCAGCATTAGCGGCTATTTCCGCTCAGATGGGAGCAAAGGTATATTTCCCATTTGGTATTGTTACATTGATTCAGTTCATTGGAAACATCTTCTTCGCATATCAATACATCGATATTAACTCTGAATCTTTCAGAGATTGGGTAGACTTGGTAGATCCATTTGTGACTTACTTGGGAGTTGAATCAGGTGATTTTGTTGGACACAAAAGATTCCTTTCATTATTTGCTGGTGGAATGTTGCCAATCATCTCCCTTTCCTTCCTACATATGTTGGTAAAGTTCGAAGAAGAAGAGAAGAAAAAAGTTCAAACAATAGAACCACAGGTAGTCAATATTGACGAATTGAGTAAAGAGGCTGGTAAAATTGAAGCAGAACTTGATAAAGAAAAATATACTCCAACTCCTGAGGAATTAGAAAAGTTGGAAGAAGAGTTAAGAAAATTAAATGAACAAAAATTTGGGACATTGAATGATGAATCTGTACAGGAGTTCGATGTAGAAATACAACTTGAAGAAAATGATTCGAATCCTAAAAGACTCAGTTATTTGAGAAGTCATGGTTAATATTGAAAAATACGGAAATTTTAAACTAACTGGAAAATACAAACCAAAATCACAAATAATTTTGTGTCATACTTCAAGGGAAGTCGGGGAATACCTGGCTTCCCTTAAATTTAGGTACAACTCCAAATACGATAAAATACCTAACTACATCGTTACTCGTGAAGGGAAAGTGTTACAATTACTTCCTGACAACGGATACAGTAATTTTTTCAAGGATGTAATCGTAAATAAGCTTTCTATAATTGTTTCTTTGGAGAATTTGGGATGGTTGGAAAAGAAACCATTATCCAACAATTATATTAACTGGAAAGGAAGTATTTATAATCAGCAGGTATATGAAAAGAAATGGAGAGATTACTATTTCTGGCAACCTTACACTCCTCAACAAATAGAAATGACTGCTGAGTTGTGTAAACATTTGACAGATACTCTCCAAATCGAAAAGACGTGTGTAGGTCATAATACTAAAGTAGACGGAATAGAAAACTTCGAAGGAATAACCACAAGAAGTAATTATAATTCGAACTTCACTGACCTAAACCCATCTTTCAATTTTGAAACCTTTATTAAATTCTTAGAAAATGAACAATTTGCATAACGAAAGGTACGATGAGATTAAGTCTCTCTTACGAAAATCAAAGTTAATCTTTGAACAAGATACTCAGATAAACGTCGCTAAAGATGTTGAGAGTAGAATGAAACAAGATGTTGAATATGACACAGCCGAGACTGAAATTTCTCAGGGTGAAACTCCGTCACCGAAAGATAAATCCCAAAAGTATAGAATTTCAGGTGGAATCCTACAACTTCATGGTAAAGACAGAAGTGATTTGGACATAACAACTGATGAGAAAATTGCATTCCAAGAGACGATGGATGAATTCGTGGAAGAGGTTTCTGACTTAGCAGATTTTAACACATTGAATGTTTATAAGAACAGTGTGGAATGGTCTGGTAAATTAATTGATGAAGATATAGACTTCAGTCTTACCATTGGTGAAGATAGTGGAATCTATATCAATGGAGACATGATTAAAGTGGACCAAGAATTTTTGGACATGATTAGTAAACTACAACAGTTTTACCAAAAGTTCAAATCTAAGTGGGGTAGAGTTTTAGCAAATAGAAAAAAGACGAAAGAGTCACCAATGTAAAATGAGAGAGAAAATCATCAACAACAAACAAAACATATTACTTGTCATAGTAATCATTTTGGCTTTGTGGAATATCATGAATACAAATGGGATAAAGACAGATGTGAAATCCTACAAAGAAAAGATTGAAAATATCCAAGTTGAAATAGATTCTGCTCAGTCGGTAAACAAAGAGATGGATGAAAAAGTATTAGTGATAAAAGAAACTGTAAATTCAATCACTAAGGAAATTCATGAAATCGATAATAATATTGAAACTGTCAAAGAACAAACTGATGAAAAAGTTAATAATGTTGTTTTTATTGGTAATGTTGAGCTTGAAAGGCTTTTCGCAGAGCGTTACTCAAACCAATGAAATAGACACCACAAAAGTAGTGTTAAGTGTAAGAACAGCAAGGTTGGTTTATCAAGATTTGTTGAAGTACGATGGTTTGAAGGAAGAAATGGGCTTATTGAAACTCAAACTACAAAAGGTTGAGGAAAGAGAAATTCAGAAAGACGGTATTATTACGATTCTTACTCAAAAAGATGAGAATAACCAATTCATAATCAACAAAAAGGACGAACAACTCAAATTATCAAAGGAACTGACTGATAAACTTAACAGAGAACTAAAAGGTCAGAAAGCTCAGACGTTGTTGTGGAAAGTTGGAACTTTTTTAGGAATTGGATTAACAACAGTTTTAATTATTGGGAATTAATGGCACTTACAAGTTCAGATACAAGAGAAATAGAAACACTTATTCGGAAAGAAATAAAATCTTTCATGAATAATAATACCATCAAACAATTCGAAGACCAATTGATGGACAAAATTCAGAAAGAAATAAAAAGAGGAAAACTCGAAGGAGAAGTCAAAGAAATTACTTTGAGGATGTTCCGAGAGTTTTATCAATTTATGTGGACCAATAGAAGTTATTGGGAACCAAGACTTAAGAACGCTTAAATATGAAAAGTTCAGCAGATTTATTTAAAAACAGTTTAGATAAGGCTTTTTCAACTATAACCTTAAATTCATCAACATTAGGTGATCATATGAAATACAAACAGGGATTCCAAGAGGAAAAGTTAGAGGGTGGTTTGGCAGATAAAAAAACTGTTGGAGACATCGCAAAAAAACATAAAATGGATGTTCAATCAATAAAGAAACATTTGAATGATGGAATGAAAGTTGAAATGGAACATACAAAAGACAAAACCAAAGCAAAAGAAATCGCTATGGACCATTTGTTCGAAGACCCAAAATATTACGATAAGTTGAAAAAAATCGAAACCAAAGAAGCTACAGGATCTGGTTCCTCAGGAGCTTACGTTGGACCTGTATTCGGTGGTGATGATGAGTTTTGGGAGCGAAGTAGAAGTGAGAATCCAAAGTTAAAAGAAAGCGAAGTGGAAAAGGTTGAGGCAAAAGAGGCGACAACTACAGGTTCTTCTGGTGGATATGAAACTCCCGCAATGTGGGCAAAATCTACAAAGAAAAAAGATTGGGGACCAAGCAGGAAAACTCAGTATAAAGGAGGGTCATTTGTTCAAGTAAAGAAAAAATGTACTCGATTCCCATATTGTAATCAGGGGGACATCACAAATCTTAAACTTTCGAAAAACGAATCAGTCAAAGAAGCAATTAAGAATGTTGCGTCAAGACTAAATCTTGATGAATCTGTGATAGTAACTATTTTGGAGAGGGAATACCAAAAGAAGAGCAAAAGCGGTAAATAAAGATATTTATATTAAAATCAAAGAAATGAATAAATTCAAAAACGACATAGACAAATTGGTTTCCAAAATTTTGAGTGAGGAAATTGAAAATAAAACAAAACAACTTCTTGAAGAAATGGGTGAGTGGACTGAAATCGAAGTCGATGAGGAACTTCATGGGGGTCAAAAGAAATTGGATGTCGCTGAGCCCAAAGGTAAAATAACTGGTGCTGATTTCGAGAAACTCAGAAGCAAAAAGGAAGAGACAAAAGAATTTTACTACAGTGCTGATGATGTATCGACACCAGGTGACTATGAAGGTGATGAGGGAGAAGAGGAAGAAGCGGAGGAGTTGTCTGCTCAGGAACCAACTTATGTTGGAAGAGGATTAAGTGACAACAAACCTGCTCAAATGTTCGCGTCATTCCCTGATGACCCATCAGGATGGTTCGACGAATATGAAAGGTCATATCCTGGTGATTTTGATTTCGATTATGAAGAAGAGGATATTGAAGATTTTGACACATTTATGTCAAAGTTTGGGGATAGACAAAGATTTTTTGAACCTGGTGAAACTGGTAAAAAGTTTTTCGACATCTACAGAAAAAAGTATGGACCAATGAAAGTTAGACTCCGTAAAGATATGGAAGAGGCTGAAACAGAAGAAGGTAATGCATTCACGGGAGCTTTGGCTCAAGCAAAAGAAAAAGGTAAAGATTCTTTCGAGGTTGACGGTAAAAAATTCAGTGTTAAAGAGGCTGAAGAAAAGTGGATACAGAAAACTGATATGGAAAAAGGAGCTCTTCACAAGAAATTGGGAATACCTGAAGGAGAAAAAATCCCTGTGTCCAAATTGAAATCACTCAAAAGTGAATTAATGAAAAAAGGTGAAGGAGATAAAAAACTTTCAGCAGCTGACGCTAAACTTCTCAAGCAAGTGAATTTAGCACTTACTCTGAAAAAGGTTAAAGAAAGTACAAAATCCTCTTTGGTTGTAACCGAAGATGAATTGATTGATATGATTGAACAAATCGTTTTAGAACAACAAGTAAAAGATATTGCTGAGAAAGAAAATATTACCAAGAAAAGTCCTGAAGGTTTGAAAAAGACTGAGAAAGTTTTGGGACAAAACAGAAAAGAAAACGAAGATTATGCTAAAGAGGTTGTTAAGAAAATGAAGGATTACATGAAGGATATGGTTTCGGGTGGCAAAGGTTATGATGAAAACCCCGATGACTTCCCTCAAAGTAATTACGACATGGAAAAAGAACATAATGAGAAAAAATACCATCCATCAGATGCGGTAGAAGAATACATTGAAGCTTTCGCGTATCCAGGCATGACAAACTTAGTTTATGATGAAATCAAACCTGATGATGAAATGATTTCAAAACAAATCAAAGGAGATGTAAAGAATGGAAACGCTGTTACTGGATCTGATGGTAAAGCATTAGGGAATGTTTCGAAAAGAAGTGAAAAGACAGGAGAAAGATTCAAGAAAAATTTTGATGAAAATTTGTATGGAGCAGAACAAATGAATGTATCTTACAAGAGACAACCTCAACCTGTTGACATCGCTGGTGATAAGAAACAATCAGGTGGTTTGAAGAAAAATTCAACTGCAAAGGCTGAGAAAATTATGAACCAATTGGAGTCTACACAAGACAAAAAACGAAAAGTAATCTCAGAAGAGATGGAAAAGATGAAAAATCTAATCCAATACAACAGAAAAACTCAATAAAAATTCACATTTTCTGAATAGTTAATATATTCTCCATAGATGAACTCTATGGAGAATTTTTTTAATTGGGTCACTAAACCACTTCCGAATGAAGAAGTGGCAATGTGGTTCGACGCACACAACATGATACACGAAAAAGTTGAACTGTTTGGAGACATTTTCAAATCACTCGATTATTTGATTGAAGACACTTACATGGGTGACACAAACGTAGATTCAGTTGAGACTAAAATTATTTTATCTCAACAAGATAAAGAATCTCACTTTGATTGGTGTTGGGGAAAAATGGTAGATAATTTTGTCAAAGAAAATATTATTATCACCTCTGAGGGGGAACACAAAGAATATTTGAAATCTTTTTACATGGACACTTATTACAATCAAAGTGATAAAAAGGTAAAAATGTCAGTTTCTATTTTCTTGGCAGAAATATTTGATATGTCAAAACCATTTAGCAAATCAGATTTGGAGATGATTACTGAAATTTATAAGATGATGGATAAAAATGTTAAATGAAAAAATTCATTACTCTATTTACACAAGACCAAATAAACTTATTTTTGGGAAAGATAAACTATAAATAACAAACCGATTAGAAATGGAAACATTAGAAAAAATCAAAGAACTTACCGAATTATTGTCAGTTGATACTGTAAAATTCTATAAAGGAAATAAGAGTGCAGGAACAAGAGCAAGAAAATCTGCACAGGAACTGAAAGCTTTGCTACAACAATTCAGAACTGAAATTCTTGAACAAAGTAAAAGTGATAAAAATGCATAATATTGATACAATATATTTTTTTGTATTTGTATTTTCAATATTAGTTGCATTGAAAAATGCTTCGAAAGTATTAGTTGCCCTGTTAGATAAACAACCAAAACCTTTGGTCTATACTAACAGGGAACTTTTAATTTTAGCATTATCAATTAGTTACATAATTACATTTATTTTTGTATCATGACTTTATATAAAGAATTAGTTCCGTTCGTTGAATACATTCACTCCATTAGGAAGTTGAAATCATATCTGAGTTTTGACATGGTTTTTCCAAATAAATGGTCTATTCCAAAAAGTATTGTTGAAGAAGGACAGATTGTTGGATTCGAAACTGAAAACCAAAATCACAAAGGTATTTCATTCGTTTCCCCTATCGAGGAATTAGAAGTTTCCAAGACCCTGACTAAAATTTCCAAAATTATAAAGTTGAACAAAGAAAAGGAATTGAAAGAAAAACTTTTCAAAGAAGCTGTTGAGCAGTTAAAGAGTACCTTCGAAAAAAATGATTTGGATAAACTTAAAAATCTTTATTTCGATTTCAACGAAGAAGACGAGACCCCTGAGTTGAACGTAGATTTACAAGATGAAGATGATTTAGAGTATGAGCAAGACGACAAAAAACCAATCGATACTTAGATGGTTCGAAAGTGAAAAACTTAAAGACAGTAAGGAAGTTGAAAATGTAAAAAAAAAATACATTCAAGAAATCAAAGGACTAAAAAAAGAAGAAATATTCAAGCAACCAAAAAAATTAACATTATGGCAGAAACTCAAAATACTCCTCTTGGGGAATTAGAAAAGTTGGCACTAATTGCTGAATCATGTCAATCAATATTCAGTGGAAAGGCAACAATTGTTTTCGAATTACCGAAGGGAGAATATACAAGTGTTATTAATCATTTCAGAGAGGTCGATAGACATCACAAGCAATTTTCTATAGATATTTCAGGAACAGAGTTTCACTTTATTTTGACTGAGGTAAAGTCGTAAACTTTCTGTATAATATTTTTTTATCTATTCCAGCGGTTTCTAACAGAGAATACAAAGACTTTCTCTGAGCCGTGGAATAGTCCTTCACAAACAAACAATCTCCTCGTTTTATTTTGAAAAAATAAGAAGACAAATTGTCGGCAAATCTCGAGGATTCATTTTCAGATTTCAATGTGAACAAATAAATTTTTTCATCTTCTTGAACAACTATTTTGTTATTCAAGACAGAAACCATTTTCAAACCATCACCTTTCAAATATTTTTTTATAAAAAAATCAGTTGAAATTTTCTTACCCTCTTTGATGTCATAGATTAATTCCTGCTTTTTATAAGGTTCGATCTTTAGAAGAGTCATTCCATCTTCATCAAGTTTGACTTTGATATTCCTACCGAACTCGTCAGTCATATAAACAGGAATCAATTGTCTTCCACTCAATTCCACCAACCCTAACTCATACTTACATTCCCTACCAGCTTCAACTTTTACTTCGAAAACAACATCATTTGATTTTCCCATGAGTTTGTCATAGAATTGTTTAGCACGACTTAAAGTTATAAATTTCTTTATAATTTTCTTCTTTTTTTTATCCTTAAACAATACTACCAAGTAGTTCTCCATACATGAAAGATTACTATAAAATTTTAGAAGTTGAAGAGAAAGCTTCTCAAGACGAAATAAAAAAATCCTACAGGAAACTTGCTGCTCAATACCATCCTGATAAAAATCCACAGGGAGAGGAAAAATTTAAGGAAATTGCTGAAGCATATGAAATTCTTGGTAATCCTGAAAAAAGGTCTCAATATGACAACAGAGGGAGTAATCCATTTCAAGGTACTGCTTATGAGCAAATGTTTTCACAAGTGTTTGGTGGAGGATTCCAACAACAAAGAAGAAAGGCGGCACCTGACAAGATAGTTCGAGTCCAAATTAATCCAATTGAATCATACAAAGGTGAGGAAAAAAGGATTCAATATATGAAAGATACTCACTGCAACGTTTGCAGTGGTTCAGGTGGAGAACAACAAACTTGTGCTAGTTGTAATGGACAAGGATCATTTATTAAAAATTTCGGGACAGGTTTCATGAATCAACAAATCAGAACCGCTTGTCCAACCTGTGGAGGTAGAGGATATACTTTGGTTCATAAATGTTACGGATGTGACGGAAGAGGTACTAAACAGACCGCTGGTGACCTTAAATTCATGGTCCCAAAAGGTATTGACAGTGGACAATATCTCAAGATAGAACGAGCGGGAGACTTCAAAAATGGGGACTATGGGGATTTGGTAATTCAAATCGAAGTTGTACCCAAGGATGGGTTCGAAAAATTCAACAATGATTTGATTTACAATTTATTTTTGAACCTTGAAGATTTACAAAAAGATAAATACATTATCCCACATCCTGATGGTGAGCTAAGAATTGATTCACCAAAAATGTTTGATTCATCTAAACCTCTCAGGTTACGAGGTAAGGGATATAACGGAGGAGATATGTATGTAAAATTGAACGTAAAATTCGAAAGAATCAGTTAAAATAAATTAACAAGATATTCTACAATTTTTACAGTACCATATATTGATGAACCTAACAAATAAAATCCTGCTGCTATTGTAAGATATTGAGATTTACTTGTAGGTTTTTGATTACATTTTTTACATTCAGACATAATTATAAGTATGTTAAGTGAACAAATTCGAAGAATTCTTTATATGTACCTCGACGAGAAGGAACAAGGAAAATATAAAAAACCTCGTAAATATAGTAAATCGTATTGTAAATCAACTCCATGTGACGAGATGGGATTTACTCAAAAAGCATCATGTCGTCCTTACAAAAATTGTTATAAGTAATTGCCTTTGTTAGATTTTTTTATTATCATTAGGGAATGATAAGTTATATCGGAGGTAAATCAAAAATAGGTAAGTGGATAGTTCCATTTTATCCCACAGACATAGAAACGTACGTAGAACCATTTTCGGGTATGTTTTGGTGTTTTTTCAACATGGACTTGGAGAAGTATCCAAACCTTAAGAAAGTCGTTTATAATGACTTTAATCCATTAAATTACAATTTATTTCAATGTGTCCGAAATCCATCCGAGCTTCAACAAGCGATGGATGAAATAGAGGTTCAAAAATTTGGGGTAGTCGACACTCCAATCGAATTTAGAGAAAAATTTACCACATTTCAGTCCGAAATTTTTGGTGAGGGATTCAAAGTTGAGAAGAATGATTATCTTGTGGCGGCAAAATATGTTTATGTTTTGTCCCAAGTTTTTAGTGGAAGTAAACCCGAGACATCAAATTTTATAGACTTAAAAGGAAAATACAGATCGAAGTACTTGGCGTTCAGAGATAAGTTGAGTAAACCAAATTGGGTTGACCATTTTCTTAAAATCACGGATGTAGAGAATATGGATTTTCAGAGTGTAATTGAGAAATATGATTCACCATCCACTTACAACTATGTTGACCCACCTTATTGGAAAACTGAGAACTATTACAGTAATCATGATTTCGATAGAGATGACCATGAACGACTTGCAATTGTTCTTAACAAGATTCAAGGAAGATTCAGTTTATCATATTATGATTTCGAGTTATTATACGATTGGTTCCCTGAAAACAGATTTCGTTGGGAGAAGAAAGAATTCAATAAAGCCGCTGCGGCCAAAAAGGGTACAAAACAAAATATGGGTGAGGAGTTACTCATATTGAATTATTAGTTATTTTTGCAGGACCAATATATTTATTAATAAATTAATATTAAATGAAATTTACTTCGTTACTTAAATCGTTAATAGTTGAAAACTCAAGATTTGAAATTTTGATGAACGCTTTAACAAAACCTGGAAAAGACAAGGAAGGGAACAAAACAAAACCAAAACTTTCCAAAGAGGAATTTATTCAACTGGTATTAGCTGACCCTACAACTAGATTGAACAATGTTGAGATTGAGAACGCAACTCCTGAGGAGCTCACCAAAATCAAAGCAGGTAGTTATGTTCCATGGTTGATTAAGCATTATCTTCTTCCAATGACCGAAACTAGTCCTGGTGACAGAACTTACGAGAAAGATTTGAAGAGAGCGAAGGAAGTTTTCATCGAGGATCTTTACAAAATTACTGAGGACCTCGTTAAATTTGATAGATTCAAGGGTAGACTTCCTCAAGAAATGAGGGACATTAATAAATTGACCCCCAACCAATTGTTTGACGCAATAAAAGGTTTCGATTTGACTTTGGCTACAACTACAAAAGCGGAAAGAAAAAAACTACCAGTGCACCCAGGTGCTGAATTGGCGTTCGAAGGACCAAATTGGAGAGTAATCAAAATCGAAGATAAAGGAAAGTTAGGTCAAGAAGCTGCATGTTTCTATGGAGGTGGAGCACAAACCCCTAAAGAGACAAATTGGTGTACTGCAGCTCCAGGTGGAGGACAATTCAACTATTATATTACTAAAGGACCTCTTTATGTAATCTATAAAACGGATGATCCTAATATTCAACCTGCAACTGGTCTTCCTGTTGAACGATATCAGTTCCATTTCCAAGACAACCAATTCATGGATAAAGATGACCGAAGAATTGATTTGATTCAATACTTGAACGGACCGATGGAGGAGTTAAAAGACTTCTTTAGACCTGAATTTGCAAAAAATATTTCAGTTGGAGGAACAAATTTGAAAATCGAAAGTTTTAGTTCAGGAAGTGTGGGTAAATTTATTGCGTTGTATGGTTTTGATGATTTGATTGAAAGCTTACCCCCAACCTTAGAGAATATTTACATTGCCAACAGGGATAAAGATGTCAATGTTAATATTACATTACCTCAAGATATAGGTCGATTCAAAAATTTGAAGCAAATCCTTATGGATAATGTTACTTCGGAATGTCCTGAAAGTATTTGTGATTTGGATAATTTGGAATTCCTGGCATTTATGAACTGTCCTGGATTGAGAACTTTACCAGGTTGTATAGCTGATTTACCAAATCTTTTGTTCTTGAATGTGAAAGGAAGTACTAACGTTCAAATTCCAAAAGAAGTACAACAAAAGGCTGAGGACATGGGTAAAGGTATGTGGGATTTCAAGCCAGAATTAGAAGAAGACTGATAGTTTATGAGCGTAGATGTAGAAATCTATTTGAGTAACATTATTAAATTTTTCAAAGAAAATCCGAATGATTTGTTGAACTTGGTGCCCAAAGAAAAAGAACAACTATTATATCGGAAGATTAGAGAAGTTTCTTTGGAAAACTACCAAAAAGGTGATGATGTTAGTTTGACTCAATCCCAACTAATTTCTGTGTGTTCGGAAATCAATAAGTATGAGGAAAAGGTTGAAGAAGAAATTTCGAAAAATTTTGTACAAAAAACACAATTCGGATTTATTTTTTTGAATTAAGTTTGGCAAATCAAATTTCTTATCATATCTTTGAAGTCTAAATCGATAAGACATGATGACAACAGACAACCTCAAGAGAATCGCTCCATCAGTATTCACCACTTCTCCATCCCCAAAAATGTCGAACAAATATACGTTTGTTTCGACTTTGGAAATTCTCGAGAACTTCGAGAAGGAAGGATGGAATGTGTTTTCCGCCAAACAAGTTGGTCAAGGAAATTTTGCCCTTCATCAGTTAAGGCTACGTAATGTGGAATTCCCACAGGTCGGTGATTCCTTGGTTGAGGCGGTCATCAAAAATTCTCACAATGGAATGAGTTCATTCTCAGTAAGTGCGGGACTTCATAGACTCGTTTGTTCAAATGGTTTGACAGTACCAACGTCCATCTCGGATAAAATCTCTGTCAGACATATGAGATTCGACTTGGGAGCGGTTAGAGAAATCACAGACCAATTTGCGGAGAGACTGCCAGTAATCCAAAGGTCTGTGGGTAAGATGGAAACCACTTTTTTGAATGAGGAAAAGATGGTAGATTTTGTGAGTAAAGCTGCTGTCCTTCGTTGGGAAAAAGGGTCAGTTCCCAAAATCAATGTTGAAGATTTTCTTCGTCCTTTGAGACATGAGGATTCGGGGAACTCAGTTTGGAAAACCTTCAACGTGGTTCAAGAGAAGTTTGTTAGAGGGGGTTTGAGATATCAAACTGAAAAGGGGAGGTTCAACTCGATGAAAGAGTTGAAAAACTTCCAATCCATCAACAAGATTAATACTAATCTTTGGGAACTGGCGGAGTCTTATTGTTAATAAAAGGGGGTTTATTACCCCCTTTTTTTTTATTATAATTGATTCATGAAACAAGAAATTTTCAAAGTTAATTACGAATCTTATACAATGACAATGTATAATGATATTATGCCGATTGATTTTCCTCATCCTACCAACTCATATTGGAAAAAAGAAATTGAGGATGAAATTCTTGAAAGATTCGATGAAGTATCTTCCCCGAAAACAAAAAGAAAACCAGGACCATTATTCTTAGAAAATTATACTTCTCATGTCGAACAAGACTATATAGAACACTATGGAAATCCTCTCTGTAGGGTTTTAAAGTCTTACGTAATGGTAGTAGTCGATCGGGATGGAGATAAGGTCTCTATGAAGTTATATAATGGTTTGAGGGAAAGAAAGGTGGGGAACACTTGGTTCAAAAATTCAAGAAATGTAACTTTTATTACGGTCAACACAAAAACTGGTGATGTATATACAGGGTATTTGAAAAACTACCAAAAAAAGAAAAAATTTACTAAGAAAATTTGTAAGAATTTCTTTGGAGATGAACCAATCAATTCATTTATGTTGTCCATAAGAGATTGCGTTTGGTCTTACATCCATAATCACGGTGAGGTAATAATGGAATCCGTCTCAAAATTTATTTATGAAATCGATGGAAGGTCTGATTCTGATGAGTTGACTTATGAAAAAAGATTGTTCAAATTCTATTTGGATAAAAAAGGGATTAAATATCCTAACAACTTTCATCTTTATTCTTCCAAACTAATTGGCCCCAAGATAAGAAAACTCCTAAAAAAAAATGATTACAGGTTAGTTGATACGTTTATGGGATACAACAACTTGAATGGGAAAAAGTTGAAACAGGCATTACACACTTGTTCACGTTTGAACATTGACTTATACAAAAAAACAAAGAAGTTATTTGGGGATGATTGGATTAATCAAGATGAAAATTTTATTTCGAACACATTAAATTGTGAGTACGGTATTGGAGACAGATCGATTCCGAATGAATTTATTGATTTAGTCAGTAAGGATGAATTAAGGAAAGTTTTTCATACATTTAAGAAAGTTTTTTTCGAAAATCTTATGGACTCATACACTTTCATTGACCATATCAACTTATATACGGATTTGAAAATGTATGGAGAAACAGATTTGAAATGGACGGCTACTGATGTTGAGGGTCCTGCATTCAGAAATGAACACTTAGATTGGACTGACAAGTTAAGTTTTTATAAATTGGGTAATTATGAAAGGATTTATCCGATTTACACTTATGAAGTTTTGGAAAAACCAATATTGAATTATTATCCTGTTGTATTGAATTCTTCAGTCAACTACAATGAAGAAACTTCAGTGCAATCCAATTGTGTCAAATCATATATTGGAAAACCTTCGAGTATAATAATATCAATCAGAAAAGGTTCAAGGGATTCTAATGAAAGGGCTACGATTGAATATCAACTATCTAAAGTTGGAAACAAGATCGAGTATCGAAGAATTCAAAGTTTGGGAAAATACAATGGAAAATTACCTGAAACTTGGTTATATTATATATTGAAGTTGGACTCAAGAATGTCAGATTACATAAACCACAAAGATTTTGAAACTGTTAAGATTACTAAAAAATGTTCAAATGGAATTGAACTTCATTCTGATTCATATTGGGATGAGGATGGTTCAATTAAATGGACCCACAAAACAATCGATGGCCCACATACAATCCAATACCAATGGTTATGATAAAAAAACCTAAGTTCATAAAACGTAATGAAAAAACTTTAGGAGTTCTTTCATCACTCAAAATAAATTTTCCTGACGATTCTATTTTCAAATTTTTGAATAGAAGAAGTTTCGAAGTCGCTTGGAGTCAGGGTCTCTCGGATATACACACAGGGACAGGAAAAATTATAGTTGAAAAAATAATTTTCAAAACAAAACAAGGATTCTATCTGTATTTATCAATGAATACCACCAATGTGAATTTACTTGTTTATTATAAACAGAATCAAGAAAGTGAATTAACAATTTTTATTACACAATTATTAAAACAATTTAACAATGACAAAACAATTAACGAGTGAAGAATTAAAACAAAAAATTGAGCTTAAAGAAAACTTTGTTCTCGATTTATTTGCAACATGGTGTGGGCCATGCAAAATAATGTTGGGAAATTTAGAGAAAGTTAATGATTCTCTTATTGAACAATCTAATGGAAATCCTAAGTTCGGTGTATATAAGTTCGATATTGAAGAAGATATGGATTTAATGAAAAAATGGGGTGTTCGAGGAGTTCCCACAATCAAAATATTCAAAGAAGGAGAGGAAGTATTTTCAAAAGCAGGTATTATGTCTCCAGATCAAGTTCTAAGACAATTGGATTAAGTTATGAAAGATCTGAATGTAATCGTCTATACAATGAAAGGATGTCCATTCTGTGTCGACTTCAAAAAAATGTTGAATGAAGAGGGAATTGAATTTTTCGATAGAGACATCGATGAATATAAAGACGAATACGATGTGTTCAGTGAAGTAATCGACAATGACATGATTCCAGCATTACTTATTATCGAAGGTAATGGAAAAAAATATAAATCCTTTCTTTATGCCCCTGAGAGAAATTACAATGAATTAACAGAGGCAGTACAGATAATCAAAGAACACAGGAAGAATGTAGGATTACTCTAAAAAATAATAAAATCTTTATTTTTCTTTTTGATAAAAGAATAATCCTCGAGTGGATTTGTGAGTTCGACGCTCCAATCCACTTTTTTCATTTCATTGGAAATCCATGACATGTCGAAATCGAATACATCTAAAATCGCGGATTTGAGTTTCTCATCCTCTGAGTTTTTTTCCAAATTGATTATGGAAATGATATTTTCATTTTCTTCGTTTTTTTCTAATGAAATATTCATCAAAAGTGAGGAATCGAAATAATTAGTTGGAATATTATAAAAAATGTGTTTACCATAAAGATAAATCAATCTTCCTTGAGTTAATGAGTAACCATGGGGGAATTCTGACACTGCGATAAAATCATCGTCATTAATTTCAATGGGATAGGACTTGAAATCGCATGAGTTGGAATTGGATTTAAACCTTTCGATTTGTTGTTTGTGATATGAACAATTATCTGATTTGTGTAGAACAAATTCCAATTGATTGACTTTGGAAAATTTATAATCATACTCAATCAAATCTATTGTATGGGAAATCGGATGTGAGGGTTTATATTTTTCATTGAATTCACTCAGTATTGAACTGATGTCCAAAATTTCTTTCTGTGTAGTTTTCCCTTTGATTACTACAAAATTTTTACAATCTACTAATGAAAAAATTGATTCTGCGTTTGGAGTTTTTGTCAATAAAAAATCGGCGAACAAGTTGATTGTGAATATCCTACTACTTTTACTTTTTAATATCATTCAAATTATTGATTTGTAGAATGATACGAATTTACATGTATAAAAAGAATAGAATTATTATATATAATCCGTGAAAATTTCATTCATATAATAAATTACTTTCCTATGGTCAGGATAATCACTCGGCCTTACTGTCAAACAATCGAGTTCTCCTTCAATTAGGGAAAGGTAATCTCCCCAAAATTCTAATAACCCACGGGAACCTCTCCTCTTTCCGTCCTCCAAATAATTCACAATTATATCTTTGAAGTTCGACGCAACAGGAATTCTGAATCTTTGGGTCATTGTATCTTTCTTGAAACGATGAGGTCTTGAATAAAATTCACCTCTTCCATCCACATACTCCTGAAGTTCACTCCAAATACTTTCCAAAACTTCGTCTTCGAATGCAGTTTCGTATGCGTTGGAATGAATTGTTAATAAATCAGAGTTGATGCTAGAAAGGTAGTCTTCGAGTAAATAATTCATAGATTCTTCATCATCAACAACTCTACTTACAACAGATTGGTCAATTGTGGCATATTCATTGTGACCTTGTTCTTGAGCAATTTCTATCAATTCGGGTGTTGCGGGCTGAATGGATTGATTTTGTAAAGTTTCGACAATATTCTCCTCAAGAAATTTCCGATTTCTTGAATTTAAATTATCGATTACATCTCGGTATACATCGTCAGTTGTATCAGAAAACCAATCATAATATCTTTCGCCTGATAAGATAGATTCCACACCATCTCTTGAGATTCCATTTCTTGAGTTGCTACAAAATAACTTGGATAAATCGGATGGGTCGTCCAAGTCCAAATATACTACACCATTTTCATCAATTTCTAAGTCAGTCAATTTGTCCGTGAGGAAATCATAAAACTCAGAGGGTTTGTCCTCACGTAACCATAGTAAAAGACGATTTTGAATATCGGAATCCTCAATATCCAATTTGTGTATTAACTTTCTTTTCTGTAAAATTTTGAAAAATGTTTCGTAATCCCCAAACCACTCTTCGGGGTCGAACTCTCCTTGATGAAATTGGTCTATTATTCTATCGAAATTCATAATGATAAATACAAAAAAGGGACAAAAAAATTGTCCCTTCTCATACATCCCTTACAAGTGTCTTTACTTGGAAGATTTGTTTACGTTATAATACTTCTCAACAGTTTTTTTTATTGCTGCTTTTACACTCTCATTTTGTTGTTGAGGAGTCGCAGGCTGTGGTTGTTGAACCTGAGGTTGTGCTTGTTGATTATTTTTGCATCCGCATCCCATGGTAATAGAATTTAATTCGTTTATGTTTATAAATAGTCGACATTTCTAATTATATTGTACAATAATATTTATTAAATAAAAACTGATGAATTTTTCTCAACAAACAGAATCTGCTCAAGAGCGAACTCGATTATTTATGGAAAATACCCCCTCACTAAAATTGAAAGCGGAACTGCTTTTAAGTTGGTTGAAAGACGTTGGAGAAGTGGATGAAGATGAGACCTTAAATGAATTGACTTTTCGTGGAGACTATTATGATATGGATTTATTCGCGGTGGGAATGATGGAATATGCTATTGGAACCGAATATGAAACCGATAAAAGCTGTAAAGAATATATTGAAAATATCATTGAAACTGATGGGATTCAATCTTTCAATACAGATTTTGTAAAACAATTTCTCGACAAGAAAGATTTGCAAAATTATGCTGCCGACTTTTTCAGTGATGACATTTATAACTATCCTGAGGGTTATTTCGATGAAGAAGACAGGATGTTGTCTAACAAACAAAGAGAACAGGTCGAAATTCTACAAATGAGACTTGATAGATTGAAACAAAGTATTCAACAGTTTGAGGAAAGGTCGGATGGTCCCAATTCTGAATGGTTCCAAAAGAAAATTGCAGAGTTTAATGAAGTAATAACTGAGTATGAGGAAGAAATTTTGGATATTCAAAGCGATCCACAAGGTGATTTCCCTGATGAACTTATTGAAAAAAAAGTAGAAGAAAACGTACTTTGGGCTTCAAAAAATCCTTGGCAATATATTGATGAATACTCAGTCGATTGGGAAGAATTTATCGATAAAGACGAGATGATTGAAGAAGCTATCAATTTGGATGGTTACGGTCATTTTCTTGCTAGGTACGATGGAGACGCACATGAAGTTTATGCAGATGGTGAGTTATTTTATATAATGAGAATTGATTAATAATTTTTGACCATTATAATTTTTACATGGGGAGAGAGAAAAAAATTCCATTCAAACTAAATCCTGAGTGGATGTACAAAGAACCTTTAGATTTCGAATACAACAAATATACATTATTGGACTATCTTCAAAAGTGCGACAAAAGTTTCGACAAGTTTGAATTGTACCCTGATTTTGTTGAACTGTCCTTACATTTAGCAAACATACAATCCATATCGAAAGAAAATACACTGTTACTTACCAACAAGAAATTCGAATCTCCTGATGATGAAATTTTAGTAAAAGAACTTACCCAAAAAAAACCAAGAAATCTTACTGACAAAGAAGAAGAGGAATTGGATAAAACCCTCAGATTCTCTGGCCCCAAATTATTTGATGCTTTCAACATTGCCAAATCAATATGGAATATTGCTTTTGAATCTATTGATTTATATTTAAGAAAAAATAAAAACAACTTAATATCGGGTTCGGGATACATTTTTTTCTATCGTAAGTTCGAGGAAAAGTTGTATGTTTGGGAATATGAAATCAAAACTGATAAGAGAGACAAATCAACAAATAGAACACAACTGCAGTTGATTTCTGAAGGAAATATCGATGATAAAACTCTTACAGAAATCATCGATACAAATTCAAGTTGGAACCAAACAGAATATTTTAAAGAGCTTCCCATATTCGAAATCAAATGTAATCAAAACTTTCCATTCGAGCAAACAATGATTCCAATTATCAAAAGGAAAGTAATGTCATATATTTTTCAGGTGGTAAATTTTGAGAAACTAAATAATTTTGACTCTCAACAATAACTTTATTATATTTTCCAAATGAGTTTCAACAAAAGATGGGTTCGATTGGACCAGTGTGTTCAAGCCCTCAAAGATGGAAAATTAGGAGAATACTTTGGGAAAAGTGATATGTTAATGTTTGACAACAACATTAGCTTAACCATCTATAAGTTGTATCTTCAAGGCAAATCTGAATCAGAAATAATCAAAATTATAAATTAAAAATACATGAACGCGAACTTGATTAATATGTTAAGAACCTCAGCGGAAGCTGATAAAGCAAAAGCACTTCTAACTTTGGATTTGATGGGAAACACTGGTGTTGGTATTGGTGACCACTCGACTAAAGATTTTTATGAAAATGCTGAAGAAGCTCTAAGAATGTTGATAGATGCTGATGAAAGAATCGAAACTTTAGAAAAATATTTTGGAAAAGATAAATTCATTTTTTAAAAAAATTGAATGGTTCATCGATGTATATTTTGTTTGGATGTTATACAATCCAAACAAGTACGATAGATATGTCGAGTACTTAGAAAAAAAATGGGGGGATAAGAATGAAGAATGATATGGTTAATCATCCCAACCATTATGGTGGGAAAGATAATGTTTATGAAGTAATTAAAGTTTGCGAAGCTTGGGGGTTGGACCACGATGCTTACTTGTTCAACGTGGTAAAATATGTAGCAAGAGCTGGTGTAAAAGACCAAACAAAGGAATTAGAAGATCTCAAAAAAGCTGCTTTTTATTTGAACCGTAGGATTAAAAATTCAGAAAAATGATAGTTTGGCTCACAGGACAACCTGGCTCAGGTAAGACAACCTTATGTAAACAAATGATGTTGAACATGGGGTCAGATGTATTTCATATAGATGGTGATGATCTCAGGGATTTATTCGAAAACAAGGATTACTCTGAAGTTGGACGTAGAAAAAACATTGAACTTGCTCAACAAATCTCAGAATATCTTCATAACAAAGGTAAACACGTATTTGTTTCCTTAGTGTCTCCATACAAAGACCAAAGAGATAAGTTCAAATCAAAGATGGGGGATAATCTTTTCGAAGTTTATCTTTATACGAGTGAGATTAGAGGTAGAGAAGACTACTTCGTAAATGAATATGAAGCACCAACTGAAAAGTATCTCAGATTAGACACAACAAACGATAGTATTGAAGAGTCAGTAAAAAAAGTTTCAGAGTATGCAAAAAATTCACGTTGAGGGAGACCCAAAGTTAAAAAATACTGGTGGGAAACAATATTCCATGTTTGTGGGAAGATTTCAACCCTTTCACGCGGGACATAGGTGGATTGTTAATGAAATATTAGACGAAGGTAAAAATGTTCTAATTTGTATTAGGGACATTGAACCTGACGATAAAAATCCTTATACTTCACAAGAGGTTGAGAATAGAATTGCTGGAGAACTTTTAGACTTAATTAAGGATGGTAGAGTTAGAGTTATGATAATACCTGATATTGAATCGATAAACTTCGGAAGAGGAGTTGGATACGATATTATAGAACATATTCCACCCCAAGAAGTTTCTGACATATCTGCGACTAAGATTAGAGAACAATTAAGAAACGAAGGTAAATTACGATGTTAGAAACAAATAGAATTATAAATGGAGATTGTGCAGAGGAGATGGGTAAACTTCCCGAGTCATCAATCGACTTGATTGTCACATCACCACCATATAATGTCGGGATTGATTATGATGTTCATGATGACAATCAATCTATGGATTTGTACTGGAGGTTTACTGATGATTGGTTGACTCAGGCTTTTAGAATTCTCAAAGATGATGGTAGGATTGCAATAAACATTCCTTATGAAGTCAACGTTCAAGACCGTGGAGGTAGAGTATTATTCATGGCTGAGTTTTGGTCCATCATGAAAAAAGTCGGGTTCAAGTTTTATGGACTTGTAGATTTGGATGAGAATTCACCTCACAGAAGTAAGACCACAGCTTGGGGTTCATGGATGTCTCCATCGAGTCCATATATCTACAATCCCAAAGAATGTGTGATTCTTGCATACAAGAAAGATAGAATCAAGAAGTTGAAGGGGGAATCTCAATGGGATTCCGAAATAATGGACATAGAGCAAGAGGATGGTTCCGTTAAGAAGAAAACTGTATATAAAGAAGAGGATAAGAAAGAATTTATGAGTTTAGTTTATGGTCAGTGGGAATATTTTGCTGACACAAAACAACAAACAAAGGCCACATTCTCAATGGATATTCCCTCGAAAGCAATTAAAATTTTAACTTACAAGAATGATGTAGTTTTAGATCCTTTTGCTGGTTCAGGAACCTCATTGGTCAGTGCAGAAATTTTGGGTCGTAGATGGATTGGAATCGAATTGAGCACAAACTATTGTGAAGTTGGGAGAAAAAGAGTTCAGTTTTTCATTGATAGTAAGAAACAACATGAATTTGATTTTACAGTTCCTCAAACTTAAAAGGTCTTCACGGACCTTTTTTTGTTTATATTATATTTATTGTCATGAAAGAAGAATTAATTAAAAAACTGGTTCAAATGCAACTTCAATGGAAATTTTTACATTGGCAAACATATGGAGATGCGAAACATAGAATCTATGGAAAAATCTACGAAGGACTTGGAGATTTGATTGACGAATTTACGGAGGTAATGATGGGAAAGTACGGGAGACCTGAATTCGAACCTGAGTTTGCTTTAATGTTTCAAGACATAACTGCAATTAGTATGCAGAACTTTTTGGATGGAATCACAGAATTTTTAGTTAGTTTTTCAGACCAATTAGACCAAAGATACGATACAGATTTATTGAACATTCGAGATGAAATGCTGGCGACAATAAACAAATCGAAATACCTTTTGACCCTAAAATACTAATCATGACAAAAATAATCAAATTGACAGAGTCCGACTTGACAAGAGTTGTTTTGTGAGTATAGTGGTTTACCATCACCCAAAGCATATGATGTAAATCAAATATAATGCGAAACTTAATCGTAATAGGTCATCCAAATGAAGAATCATTTTGTTATAATGGTATTTTCAAAACAATTAAGGATGAATTAGAAAAAAATGGTGAATTGGTTGAAGTAGTTGATTTATACCGAAATTCATTCGCAAGACCT